CAATTACTGGATTTGTTCGCTCCTTATTCATTGGAGTTTACCACTTTAAGTTTGTCTGAAGGTATCCAAGAATCCTTCTCTGTACTCTTTGCCAACCAATCGATTGAATATGCAACAGAGATTGCTGGACCCTTGCCTCCAATAGAAGTTCTGGTTCCCACAATAAAGCCTCTGTCTTTTGTGTGTCGGCACTCTACCAAGTCGCCCATTTTCACTACATCACCTCTTCTTGCAGCTTTTCTTCAATAAAATCAAATGCCTGCTGAACTATGTTTGCAAGCCAATCATCACCTTCGTCCTGAAGGTGGACAATAGTTTCTTCCATATTGTCTAATAATCTCTCTATGTTATCGCTCATTTGAAACACCTCCTTTATTTAATATGTAGTGGCGTTTTCAAATTTTAGTGGTCGATTGGAATAACACGCTCATTTGTCTTAAAGTAAGGATTGCGAGCGTTCTGAGCGTCAGTCATCCACATGCGCTGGCACTTAGAAGGCTTAGGCTTAGGAGCGCACATGTCGGTCAAGACGATGTGTCCATCAAAACCGGTCTTATTTACATAAGCAGTAGGGGCATCAAAGTCAGTTCCGCCATAAAGAACTCGCTCCCACTTCTTCTTTTGTCCTTTCTTCCATTCAAATACTTTGTCTTCTGCAACTTCCGTATCAAAAGGAACCACTGTGAAGGTGCAAATGTCCGAAAGATTGTTAAGCTCGCTAAAGAACGCAGCAAGCATAGAGTCAGACACCGATCCTGACTGGTCGATAGAGATGGCTATACGGGGCGCTCTAGTGACTTTCTTGCCCGGATGGATGTAAGGGTAGCGTTTGTTGATACGACGCACTGTAGAGCGCTTCTCAGCGCGGATACAGGTCTTTACAAAGTAACGCAAGACACTGCGCCAGTTAATCTTAGCCGTGACTTTCTCTATGATTTCTTTCCTAGTAGAAGCCGACACAGAGCCCCAAGAGTTGCTTTTGCTTGCTTCCTTGGCAGCTTCTTTGAGCGTCTCTTTGAGTCGTTCCTTTGCGATGGATGCAGTTGTTTCATCCACTTCTGCCCACTGACCGTGCTCATCGAATTGACCGTCGCCAATCATCTCGCTTACAACGTCTTCCAGGCTCTTCTCTCCGTCAGAATCCTTTGCTTCTTGTTCGGCTTTCTTTTTAAGTTCCTGGTAATACCACTCTGCATTCATTTCAGAAGGCAAGTGTTCAAACTTATCCACCCCAGGGAACACGCATTGTTCTGGTAGTCTCTCTTGTCCGATCAGACAATTGATAGACAAATCCGTAGCAATGTTCCAAAGCATAAAGAGCGCACGGGTGTCAGAAGGAATATCCTTCATCGCAGCCCCGGACTTCATGACGCCCTGGAGTTCATCAGGTAAACGACCTGTAACGTGTTCAAAGATAAGGTGATAGAACTCATGTACAAGCACGCCTGACTTTTGTTTATCATTTATCTTCAAAAAGAAGTCAGGGTTGTAGTAAAGCTCAAAGTATCCTGTCTCAGGGTCGATACGGACACCCGCAGTAGGGACCCCTTTGCTTTCAATCTTCTCAATAGTGCGAGATATAGAAGCAAAAAAAGGCTCCTGTAGTAGAAGCCTGTGAACATGGTCGTTTAGATTAAACTTTTCTTCTTGCATGAGAAGTATCCTCTATCGGTTACAGTATAACTATAAGAACCGATACTCTTATTTCAAGTTATTTTCTTCCCCTGGAATGTTCATACGCTCCTTTATAAATTTTATCCCATTCGAGGAAGTCATCTGGGGTCATGGCTTCTGTAGAAGAAACCAAGATGTAATCATGTTTATGTTTCTCGTATTGGTTCTCTCCGTAGTAATCGTTCTCTTCGTGTCCGTTATCTACGATACAAAGAGGGAGTCTGCCATAAAATCTTTGACCGGCTTTTTCTCCGGTCATGTAAACGTATACAACTGGCGTGTGACTTCTAAAGTACGTGTTGTTCGTCAGTGCTCGATTTGTAATTTTGCAGTGCAGTATGTCAGTGACCATTCCAAGTTCAGTGGTGGCAATAATCTCTGCGGTGTTGTTACACCATCTTGTCTTCTTCATCTTAACCAGCGAGCCAATACCAAAGTTGTGCTGATTCATTCTATCTTTAATGAGATTCCTAGCATCAAGCCAAGACTGAGCGATAGTATTTACTTGTGCTTTGTGCTTATCGCAGGTTCTAATCGTGTGTCCTGTTTCACCACAATGACTGCATCGTTTAGCGCGACCTTTACGTTGCTTGTTCAAGCGCTCTGCACGTTCTTTGTAATAAGGGTCATCGCTCTTTTCCCATTCCTTAGCCAACTTGGTAATCTCAGGGCATGTGCGCCGGTTGTGTCCTGTCTGACCACAGTAACTACATCTTGTTGTTCTTTTGTAAGACATTTCTATCTCCCTTATTTCTTGTAACAACTACAAGCACATATAAAAAGTTTTCAAAAAGAACTGGAGGGGGTTGGTGGTTTTCACAGAGCCAACCATGCTAGCCTACTTTGAATTTATCAGGCGCTCATGGTAGGCACTGAGCGCGGCAGTCGTAGTTTACTCCCTCCAGTTCACCTCATAGTCTCCTACTTTAATTATTACCTGTAAGGAGCGTAACCAATCGCGTGGCGACTTTTTCACCATTAGTGGCTACTGACTTGTGAAGTTTAATCACGTTCTCTTGCTCGCCTTTACCAATGGCAGTCCACATTTTCATAGCGGGCTCAGAGCCAAGAGTAACAAAGTAATCAGCAAGATTCTGGACCTGATCATCAGTGAGTACTGAGATGAACGTATCGGCGGCTTCCATCTTATCGATGAGAGCGCAGTGGTCGTTAATGTTGAACTCTTCTGTAAGTTCAATCTTACCTTCGTCGAGTATGTTCTCAACGGTCACGTTCTTTTCGTAGTTAGACACAAAGTCATTGAACGCGATTCCAGCTTCAAAACCTACGAAGGCAGAAGCAAGATGGAATATGTCGTTACCTTCCTCATCAAGCAAGCCTGATACCTCAAGGCAGTCATTAAATCGCTTCCAAGAGCGACGGGAAGGGTAAACCTTGTTAGGCTCAAACTCACCTGAATGTTCCAAGTGAGAACGATTCTGGTTAATGAAATCCCATACCATAGAATTTACATTATCCTTAGCCCAGTTGAGCCAGTCCTCGACTGTAGGCTCGACATCGAAGACAGTCCAGCGGTCAAGTTCCGCAGGGTCCATCTCCCCAACTTGATACTGAGAGCCGTGCTCGCCACCATTAACAGCAGCAAAGATTAGAGTATCAGGGTGAAGGACGTTGCCTGAGATCTTACGAGAATCCGTAAGTTCAAAGATACCTTGACGCACTTCAGATGTAGCGCGGTCTACCTCATCGAGGAAAAGAATCACAGGCTCCGTGCAAGCTCGGTGTAACCAATCAGGAGCACACCAGGCAGTAACACCGCCTTCAACAGAAGGAAGACCAAGAAGGTCACCTTCAGTCATTTGAGAAGCGCGACGTTCCACAACGGGAAGTTCTTTCGCTTCTGCGAATTGATAAACAATCTCACTTTTGCCAATGCCGTGGCGACCGCGAAGAAGCACAGGCTTCTTAATATCGACGACGTGAGGCACGATGTTCAAAAAGGTTTTGAAATCTACTGACATTTTGTTTTCCTTCCGTTTGGAGTTAAACTTCCTATACAATAACTATAGGCGCGGTATCCCTATTTTCAACATCTTTTTTATTAAATTAAAGAAAGTTTGGAAATAGCTGATTTCATAGCACCTTTTAGCTGTTCCTCTGAACCACTATTGTCTACAGAAATAAAGTTATCACCGAACATTTTGGCATATGCCGCCTTGTTGGCTTGTACTTTGTCGTGTGTCTTCGCTATTACTTTGGTGGGCAAAGACCTGCCACCTGTGGATGAACGAGCAAGGTTTCTTTTTTCGGCTGCGGCAGGGTCTACATCAACAAAGACCATAGCAACCTTGTATCCTTTCTCTCTTAATCGTTCTACTCTGTTTTCCATTCTGCTGAATGTAGCACCAGTTCCATCCACAACGAAACTGTTACACTCTTCACTGTTGATTAGTCTTTCAACTTCATCCTCGTGCTTTCTGTTGGCGCTGCTGAATGCTTTCATAGCAGCAGAGAAGTCGGCTGTAATCTTGTCCACCTCGGCTTGTGCTTCGGGATTAGGCTCGACTTCAAGTTGTGCTTTAAGTTCTTTCCGCCTGTCTGACATTCCCTGCATATTTGCGCTGATGCCTAGCGAAGCAAGCTCGCTTTCAAAGTCATCGTCAGGGTTAAGAACTACAAAGTTGTCTAGTCCTAGTCCGCTAATGACCGAGGACTTGCCTGAACCTGGACCGCCTGCCATAAAGACTACAAGACTATCTGGACAGGATGTCTCTTCTTCATTCATAAAAGAAGAAGCTACAAGACCATGCTTCTTTAAAAAAGGCATTACCAATGGCATCCATACAGCCGCACCAAGCGGAGCAGCAAGCACTGCACCTAGAGTTGTAGCCTTGGCAACGTCTTTGATTTGATCCCATACAAATTCTTTTTCAAAATCGCCTAGAGTTTTCCATTTCTTAAGTAGTCGCCAAGCCTCTTGCGTTTCTTTTAACTCCTGAGCTATTCTTTCCCAGGTGGTCTTGTGTTTTTCATCTGCTAGCTCTTTCTTTAGCTGTCTTACTGCCTTGTTCATCTTGTATTCAGAAGAACCGGGAACAAAAGCGCCTATTCCTTCTTCTACTTCGTCTTCTTCAGCGAGCGAGTTGCTTGTGAATGTAGCTTTATTTCTTTTTACTACTTCGTCGTCGTAAGTGTCTCTGTCCTCTTCTTTTAAGAACCTTCGCCAGTTTTCAAGTAGGAGTTTCATCTATATAAATAGTATCTAATTTGTGTTTGGCACACCCGGCAGGATTCGAACCTGCGACCTACGGATTAGAAGTCCGTTGCTCTATCCTACTGAGCTACGGGTGCTTGATTTAATAGTTCTTGCATCTTGTACAAGCCGAACTCTTTATGCTTGCACTCAAGCATGACATCTACTGGTAGACCATAAGTATTGACGGGTTCCCAGTAAGAGTCAGAGTGTGCTTGTGGTTTGATCTTGGGGTCGTTGTGCTCTACTGTACGCGATTGCGAGTAGTGCGTGACTGGCGTGACGTCTCCCCAAGTCGTCGCAGCAAGTAAGAGCGCCTCTTCCTGATCCAAGCCGCCCGTACAAAACTCATGATGGTGAAAGTCATGGACAATGGGAATGCCAATACGCGAATACACGTCATCGTAAAGCTCTCTAGTCGAATAAAGAGACGGCTTATCATCATTCTCAACCGTAAGGCGAGATCGTACCCTATCAGACAACCGTAAGAAATTATTACAAAAGTTATTAATAGCAAGCGGTTTATCGTTATAATGAGCGCCGACGTGAATGTTGATCTTTGCATAGGGTGTCCTTGGCAAGCCCATGAGGTCGAATATCTGACCGTGTATCTCAAGGTCTTTGATAGTATTGAGCACAACCTGCTCATTAGGAGAGGTCAACTTGTTGAAGGGACCAGGGTGCGTAGTGATACGCTGACCATATTGTGTAGCTTTGTCGCCGCATCGCTGAAGCACCTCGCAGATCTGATCATAGTCTGGTAGGTTCTCGATACCGTGCTCAGAAGCCCACGGGAATACGTCAGAGGACATACGGTAAAACTTGATACCGTTTGCTTCGTTCCAATCAATCACGCGCTCAAGGTCTTGGACATTGAGAAGTGAAAGCTCAGAGGCATAAGCAATGCCCTTGGCGTCGTAAGTGCGGCGTATCATGGAACGATTGGTTGTAATACGTTCAGTGCCGCGTGGTTGATTACCCCACTTGGTAGGGTAAGATAACTGCATATTGATACAAGCGTAGCCTAAATTCTTCATGTCTTAACTATAGTAACCTTATTGATAGATTCAAGTCTTTTTACCAATCATTAAAATTTCTTCTGCTTTTGTAGCTGTGAAGATTTCATTGCCATTCTCATCAACATTAGCTTTTCTGCGACCTGCTGTATAAGTTACATCGAACTTAACAATCGTATCACCATCTGCTCTTTCCTCAAAGAAACCATCATCCATCTCTCGATTAGACAGAAGGGTCAAGGCTCCTTTGTCTCTGCACTGATGGGCAAATTTCACAACGCTATCTTGAAACTGATCGTCTGATTGAGTACCATAGTCTGCAAAAGACCCACGGTAAGGAGGGTCCATGAATACATAAAACCCTTCTTTAATATGCCTTATCGTGTCTTTAAAGTCCCCTGTAAGAAGGGTTGCATTTTGCAAGGCTTTGTGCCACTCTAAGACATTCTCTTTGTCGTAGACTTTGGCAGTTTGGTTCATAAGACCACAAGGAGTGTTGAACCTCCCTAGCGCCTTATCTTCGTTAGCGCGACCTTTCAATTGCCAAATGCCATTAAACCCCGTCTTCATTAAGAAGTACAGGGTCGCAGCCTCTTCGGTAGAGTTGAATTTATCGAAGTGATACTGATAATCTATTCTTGTTTTAAAATAGAAGCTCCGTCTGGTTGGGTTAAGTTCGTATAGCCTGCGCCAATCATTCTCAACACCATTCTTGTGTTGCTTCTCGAACTCTTTGGTTTCTTTCTTTATCTTTGCGAGAGCTTCTTTCTCTTCTTGTGTCGCGCCTTTCTTTAAGGGCTTGGGAGGCGGATCTAAAGGAAGGTACTCGCCTGATAGCGTATCAAGGACAGAGCAGAACTTGTCATTGTCATTCTTAATTGCTCTGTAAATGTTCATAATAGGCTCATTGACATCGTTTAAAATAAACTTGGCGTTTGGGCTTGTTTTGTAAGCCCAGATGAACATTGCTCCTCCACCAAGAAAAGGTTCACAGTATCCTTTAAAAGACTTGGGCAAGTAAGGCTCATACTTTTCAAGCATTTTAGTTTTGCCTCCTGCCCACATGAATATAGGTTTCAAATTATTTACCTCCTTCCATTTATTATAAACACAGTAAGAAATAGATTCAAGTTCAAAGTAAAAAACCCCGCTTGGAAGACCAAGCGGGGTGCTAGAGTGGTTAAGAAAAGTTACTTTTTACCTTGCCTTGGAGTTGGCTTCTTGTAAAAGTGATGAAGCCTCTGCGTACTTAGCTTTTTCTCCATAGTAGGAAACTTCCCGCTGTCATAGGCTTTGTTAATTTCACTTTGAATACCCTTGCAAATAGAGTATTGTGCATGATTTACAATAGAACCTCCTGTAGATTTAAAATCTTCTGCGAGTTGAGAAACGCTGCTGTATTCTAGTTTGCTTTTAAGCCACCTAGAAAACTCAGGAGAAGTGCATACATTTGCCCAAGCTCCTAGCGCCAGCAACAATCCGCCAGCAAGCTCTGCTTTGAGAGGTTTGGCTGGATCAGATTGCCAAGCTGAGACGTCATTCTCATCACAAACTTGTCTCAAAAGATCAATAGTTTGTTGTGCAAGGTTGCCCTTTAGACCTTTCTTGTTCGCCTTTTTAGCTAGAGAGATCAGCTTTTTAGCTCCATGATACTTCATGTATACGCCGTCAGAGTCACCAGCAGTTCCTTTTGCATCCCAGCTACAGAAAATTTTAATACCGGCAGATTTGAAGTCTTTTTCATACTGCTTTGCTTCTACGTCACCCGAAAGAAAATCGTGAACAAAAATCTGTTCAGCAGTCATTTTGTTTTTTCCAGAGTGATTAACCTGGACAAAATTTGCATGAATATCTTCTATTGAATCTACTTCAACAACTCGCATTGGCATTGTTTTTTCATTTGGGAAAAACACTTTCCATAGAGCCCTTCTATGATCTCCGTCGAAAAGATACATTTTTCCCGTGCTCTTGATCCTCGCAACCCTGGGAGGGTCCCAGACAGCCCCATCGAAACCATCCTTTGAAGCAATAATTTTTTCAATAGCTGATTTTTCAGTTGGTCGATTCACAAGGGAAGGAATATCAACAGAAACATCTTCAAGAACTGACACATAGTCCAGTGCGTTCATTGGCGGCATGTTTCTTACTGGCCACTTCTCCCTAATCTCTTTACTAACCTGAGCATAATTTAGTTGCTCACCTTTTGACATAATATATTTACTCATTGTTTTCTCCTATTGTATTTAATAAGCATAATGAAGTCGAACTCTTCTTGGTTATGTGACTTCTTACATTATTACTATAAGCCTGAAAATCTGGCTTTCAAGGAAAAAAATAAACTTTTTTTATTTTGCCGCTCTAAGTGCGTTTCTTACCATTTCTTCCTGAAATACTTTCTTTGTCCAAGCGATTTGCTTGTCTTCCGAAAGGGAGTGAAGAGGGTCGAAATAAAGAAACTTTTGTCCTGACTTGACGCTCGGGGCTGTATAGACAGAGATGCCTGTCTCACGATTGTAGTGCTCGAAGGAATGAGCACAACGCTTGCCTCCTCCACCTGGAGCGTCTACAACAAAGGTTGGAGTGTTAAAGCCAGCAGTGACGCCTCTGACGTGCTTCTCAACGTCTAGGGCTGTTTGGACTGATGTTCTCATGTCTTCTGTTCCTGCTGTGAGGTCATGGACATAGACATAGTAGGGCTGGACGTTAAGATAACTCATCCTTCTTACCAGATCTATCATGGCTTCGGGCGTGTCGTTGACGCCTTTTTGAAATACTGTTTGGTTTCTAACCTTGACGTCTTTACACATTAAAAGATCCATAGCGTCCTTTGTAATGTTGGTTAGTTCATTCGCGTGATTAAAGTGCGTGTGAATGCAGACCTCTTTATATTGGCTTCTGGCTTTGTTGGCAATTGAAGCCACAGAATCAATCCAGTCGCTATCAGTTAAAAGTTTCATGGGCATAACTGAAAGCCCTTTGGTTGCGAAACGGAAGCGTCTTATGTGGTCTATCTTTAAAAGTTCATCGCCTATTTCTTTTATCTGCGATGCTTTGAGGCGATAAGCATCACCTCCAGATATTACCACATCCTCTACTTCTTTATGTTCTCGCAAGTATTTGAATATGTCTGTCCATCTTTCTTTTGATGCTTTAATGGACACTTTTTCTGCTGTGGCTGTGCTTGAACCCACTGCGTAAGCACGAGTGCAGAAACGACAATAAACAGGACAAGTATCAAGAGCCAAGAATAAAACCTTATCTTGGTAGCGGTGAGTAAGTCCCTTAACTGGTGAATCTTCTTGTTCATTTAGACTATCAAACCTCAACATTGGATGGTCTGGTAAAAGTTGTGAGGCGAGGGGCAAGAATTGTCGCCGTATCGGGCAAGTATCGGGCGTTTCCCAGGACATTAGCGACAATAGATAGGGAGACACCCTTATCGCCATTGGAGCCTTTAGAAAGCCGTTTTTGGCGTCTTCTAGAAAGTCCTGACTTACAAGGTCTTGTATAGTTTTTAAAAGTTTCTTGTGATTTGTAATGGCATTCTTTTCTTGCCACTTGTGATCAATGAAAGTTTTGTAATCTACATCCTTCCAAGCAGGGATTTGACGCCACCACTCATCGTCTCTGAAATGTCTCCAGGGGAAGTCCATAATATAAGTAGTATCTTTTATCCTACTCCATCTTCGCCGGACCAATTATCAGGGATACGGGCGGTAGGAATGCTTGTTAAAGCGGCATAAACAGATACTTCTGGCTCGTGGGAATCGTCACTCATAATGTATATCTCTGTTGCTTTAACATTAAATGTCGTAGGACCAACACCATCTTTTGCCGGATGCTTTAAAAAATAGTTTCTAACTGTATCATTTAATCCATTTTCAGAGAAAGCAATCCTAATATCTTTATTTGTTTGGTTACTATTATTTGCTATGGTTATTTCTTTTGTAACCATAGGAAACTCAACCTTCCAATAGTTCGGTTGAGCGCCGGATGCTGGGATCGCCGAACTTGTAACAAAAGGGCGACCTGATACCTGATAAGAACCTACATTATGTAACCCTACATCATACTTCTCAAAAATAGACATATAATAAATAGTTTATTTTACTGAAGAAGGACAAAATAAGAACAGAAGCGGAGGGATTCGAACCCTCGGTAGATTCTCACCTACACACGATTTCCAATCGTGCTCCTTAAGCCACTCGGTCACGCTTCTATGTTTTGTCTAAGTACCAAAGGCGGGACTCGAACCCGCAAGCCCACAAGGAGCGACAGATTTTAAGTCTGTTGTGTATACCAATTCCACCACTTTGGCTTATTCATCCTCTACGGATGTTTCGCCTTCCATCGAAAGAAGCCAATACTTCTGACGTACTAAAAGGTCAAGATTCCACGAATTATTGTTGAGATGCTCCGCAAGCTCTTCGAATCCTCTTTTAATAAAATAATCCATCAAAGCCTCTTTCATCTCGAAGATCGTAAGATGAACTGTCTTTTTGTTTCCAAATCGCATGGCTTAAAAGTTCTCTTCCAAGGTCACGAGACATTCTTCTGCCTCGGCAAGTTCTTTTGTCCACTTTTTAACTTCATCAAGCAAGTTTGTGTGCTCGCCAATACCTACAGCATAGTTGAATAAAATCTCAAGATGAGCCCTAGCTTCTTCAACTTTAGCTTTGTAGTGCGCTTCTGCTGCTAACAATAAATTATTTTGTGTTCTATTTTTTCGTGTAGTCATTTCTAATCCCTGTCCATTCCGTCATGATAGGTGTAGCCATCTTTAGCCCAGCATTCTCCTTTTAAGTGAAACTCGCTGCGAGACATTATCTTTTTAGTCTCGCCCTCGCACTTAACAAGAACCTTGGGGTTCTCTGTGGGGACAGCCATATTGCAAATAGGGTTGGGCGAGTTTAACTTAACTATTTTTTCAAACTCATGTCCGCAACTCAGACATTTATACTCATATATAGGCATTATTAATCCTTTAAAAACTGCGCGGGCAGGGCTCGAACCTGCGACCGGACGGTTAACAGCCGTCTGCTCTACCGACTGAGCTACCGCGCATTATAAGTTTCTTCAATTGCTATCTTTAAATAGCTATCAGCTTTCTGTAAAACCTTTTCGTCTTTAGTATCTCCAAGATACCACATCATTCCAATGCCAAGCTCCTTGCAAAGCTGGACTTCTGGAGTGTTGGTCATGTCCCTGCTGCCGCCGTTTCCAAAGAAATCTGGCTTGAGTTCTGCTAGGGTTTTGCAAACAGTGTCATCAGTATCATCGGCTGGCACTACTTTTACAACGCCAGGGATTTTACTAAGAACTGATGCTCTGTTTTCGTATTTAGCAAATACTTTATTGTTCCACCTGTGGCGAGAACACCAATCGTCGCTGTTGAGAATTATTACAACATCTCCTATTTGAGATGCGTCTAAAATCATTGCGACGTGATCTTTTCTTGGAGGATCGAAGCCTCCTGAAAGTGCGATTACTTGTCTTTTTTCTTTCATAACTTGCCTTGTATAAATAGTGGGCTCTGTTGGATTTGAACCAACGACCTACCGGTTATGAGCCGGCAGCTCTAACCACTGAGCTAAGAGCCCTCGCGTTCTTCTACATTCCTGTTTTCGTCCATGTAATATTCTTTTTCATTATTCGGATCTTTGATTACCGCAGGATAATAGCGATGCGATCGGACTGTCCCTAGACATTGGTCCAGATTAGCACAAGTAATTTGTATCAACATACCTTTAGGTTTTTCTGGATAAACATGAAAAGTGGGCGATACTTTAGTGTAAATTAGTTTGGTCATGTTTGTTCCTTAGCTGAATGATCCGCATATTACATTATTTACTTTAAGCGCGAAACCTGCTTTTTCAAGGTCATCTCGTGCTTCTCCTAGATAAGTTACAGTAACTTCTTCAGGGTTATAGGTCCAAACGTCTACTCGATCCCAGTCTCCAAAGGGATGCACATTCTGTGCTCCTTCTTCGTCTTCTGCGACAACTACACACGATTCAAAGCTCCCTTCGCTTTGGTTACTATCTTGAGTTAATAGGTAAAGTTTCATTATTCAACACCTCTTTCTTTTTTGTCTTCTTTGATGATTTCTTCAATATTATCAAGGGCTTCTTGTAGAGTTTCAAACCTACCTATTATCCCTACGGATGTTACTGAACCTTCTTCATCGGCTCGGCGTATGGTAAATTTCTCAACTCCGTTTGGGTCTTGGTGGGGATAAATCTCAGATGAAATAAAATAACAATGATGAAACACATGAGGATAAAACTTTGTTCCCATGTATTTTATGGTGTGTTCCATGAAAAAATAGTGATTATTTTCTCTATTGGTCTCGATGATATGTTTTACATCGAAAAACTTTGGATCTTCTTTACTCATACTTTAAATATTTTTTAATCAAATTGTTTTTACAGTCTTTGTATTTAGAACTGAACTCGTCAAGATAATCTTCTGTTCTTTTGATTGGTCGTATCTTTGTATACGACTCTTTAATCTTTTTTGGAATATGCATAATGATATTCGGTATTGCATATATGTCTATCACTTCTTCTTCCTAAACTTTTTAAGATGACGTTCTTCTGTATGCACCGGTTCATTAGAACCAACAGGAAGAACTGTAAGTCGCTTTGCTCCTTTGGCATGGCTTATTACTTCGTCGAGATATTCCAAAACAACCGCTCCATTGAATGGAATATCGTTTCGGCGCATGAAGCGCTTAATCTCATCAGTCTGGCGAAAAGAAACCATGTCTCCTACTGCATAAGCAGGTTCTTGGTAGTAAGTAGCAAGCACTTTCTGTGCGTATTTGTTTTCAGCAATGGCTTTCCACTGCTTTTTGCTGGGAACAAATGTTTCTTCATACAGAATGTCCCGCGACAGGGCAGTGAAATATCCTGTTCCTTCGTAATACTTGGCAACAATCTTAGCGTTTTTTAAGTGCTTGTCTTTGTATTCTGCTGCCCACTCTTCTTTTGCTTGAAGATTTTCAGGGCTGAACTTCTCTACAATGCGAGCAAGAATAGCATATTGCTTTTCGCTCAAGGTATCGTGCCTTTCAAACCAGTCGGTAACGGATTCAACAAAATTCTTATCCCAACCAACTAATTCTTGTTTGGAAAGGAACTCGAATGCTTCTTTGATTTTTGCGTTGTCCATTATTATCTCCATCATTTTGTTACTATAAGATAATAAGCACTGATTTGTCTTATTCAACTGCTTCTTTAACAGCATTAAAGATTTTTTCTGCGACTTTCTTATACAACTCAACAATCTCTTCAGTTGAATTTTTATTTCCAAAATCACTCCAAAGCTCTAAAACTTCGCTATTAGAAGTTGCTTCGCTAATCTTCTGCGCGACTAACTCTACTTTCTCTGTTGTCATTTTTTGTTCCTCATTCAATAATATCCACTTCTTGGATAAAAATATTTTCATCAGTCAAGTTTGCCCAGTTTTTAAGGGCTTCCTGATCTGATATTTGCTTGGGTATTTTCTTTTCTTTTCTTTTTTCTTGTACAATAGCCAGCGCTAGTCCATCTGCAACTTGCCTGTTTTTGCACGGAAACACGTCCATGCCGCCATTGTTTTCATATATGATTAAAGTTATCTCTTTCATCAACTCACTCTAAATACTACTTTCTTTTAATTTTAACAACTGTTCTCTCATTTTATTAATACGTTTTATCAGTTGTTCTACTTTTTCGTGCTCGACGGCAGTTTTCATAAGATATAACTGCGTTAAAACGTCGTCTATAATCTTGTTTTCTTTTTTAGGCACATGAACCCTCATAAAATTTCCTTCCTCTTAAGATAATATACTATTTAATAGTGGGAAAAACCTTTGCCCTTGTAAGGGATATAAAATCTTAAAACATATAACAAGGGAGAACCTTAACAAGGGCAAAGGAATATTATTCTTTTTCTATTTTTTCAATAATAGTTTCGAGTATCTCTATTAGAAGCCAGTCAGTTACAAAAGCATTTCCACACTCTTTAATGTGCTTTATTCTTTCTTTGGCTTCCTGTATTAAAAGGGAAAGATCTTTTTCTTTATTATACAAAATCATTCCCCCGGTTTTAACCATTATTCTTTTGTCTTCAAGTATTCTTCGTATGGTACTTCGTAAATCTTTGGCTTGACCCCGGTAGGTTTCACTCCAATGAAATGGTCATAGCGACATAGAGTAGCTTTGATTGCCTCTATCTTAATAGCGCCGCATTCGCAAGAAGTAGGTTTGACTTTTTTTCCTTCTACTAAGTCATGATAATAAAGTTTTGTTTCGCACTTTTCACATTCAATAACAGTAGAAAAATTTGGAACCCATACATCTTCTTCGGCTTTTCTTATCTCATCAAGGATATTTCCAAAGCCGACTGTTCTTAAACCCATTTACTTTCCTTGTCCGCGATACTTTTTTTTGTAACATTTAGATGTGGTAGACCCTTTCGATCCTCCGCCTTTATGACCTGTCTTGGTGTATTTGCTGTTTCCTTGACGGGTTTTTTTAGGCACAGAGGTGAGAGTTTTACCACTTCCTTTGCTCTTAGCCATTTGCCTTCCTTATATTTTATCTTTTTGATCTGAGAAGAACACTTTAACCTCGTGCGGAACACCAAGTTCGAGCGCTCTAGTAATAACTAGTCTCGCTTGGTCTTCATTCCCAAGATTTACTGTTTCTCCTCCAATAAGGACTTTCCAGGCATTAAGTTGTCGTAAGATGTCCATTTTATTAAGGACTACGTGTGTAACATCATTTACTTTGATTGCCCGTATCAGGCGAGTAACGTCCAGCCAGTTGCATTGCCTTGGTCGTCCAGTAGTTGCCCCGTATTCTTCTCCAAGATCGCGCATTTGGCTAAATACTTCCTGCTCTGGCTCAAATTTCTTGGCACCCACATAGGTCTCGTAGATTTTACCTACGCCCCAGACATTTCTAATCCAACTGGGAGGGATTGCGTTTAGTAGAGCACCAGCCGTTGTGCAATGACTAGAAGTAACAAAAGGATAATCTCCCCAGTCAATATCCAACTCAAACCCTTGGGCTCCTTCACATAATATTTTAACTTCTTCATTTTCGTGAAACTCTTCGTATAAGTTTAATGTGTATTCAGCCAAGTCTGGGTCGTCTTTTGCTAGTAACCCATCTCGGTTATATTTGTCTCGGTAAGCAGGTCCGTTGCCTCGCTTTGTTGTTCCGATCTTGGTGTCTTTACCGTCTTCTTCTAGGTGAGCGTCGGTAATGACGTGTGTGTTTTCGGCAATAAAAATAAGTCCTTTTGTATTGATGCCGCCTTCTTCTAGCTCGCCAATCTCTTTAAAGAACTGTTCTTTGTTTACTACACACCCTGAGCCGATTACAGATTTGATACCATAAAAGACGCCAGCAGGAATGTGATGGGTAATAAATTTTCTTCCCTCGTGATAAATTGTATGACCTGCATTGCATCCTCCGTTGTATCTTAATACGTGTGTATATTCTCCACTCTTACATAGGTGGTGGGTTACCTTTCCTTTTGCTTCGTCTCCGTGTTGAAGACCGATAACGACATCAGCAAGCATTTTATCTCCTTTGCTTACTTAATATTATAATCACATTATAGCTTGCTTCAATAAGAAAGTTAATCTTGTTTTAGTGGCGTTCGCCAAGTGGAATATAGATTAGTCTTAGATTTGATTCTACCAATTTCAGAAAGAATTTGCTTTGGATTGTATCCTACGATTATCTTAGTCCCGATTACAAATATAGGCACAGAATCCAAGTTCCCTTCGTAGCCTATTATCTTTGCGTATTCCTTTACTTTTTTTTTGTGGAAAGGGTCGTCGTAATCTCTTTCCAAGAACTTTATCTTTTCTTTCTTCATCCACTTCTTTGCGACTTTGCACCAGTAGCACCAGTCGGTGCTGTACAACATTACAATGTATTCGCCTTGAACTGGTGTTGTGGATTGTATGCCGTCTGTCTCTGGATGGTGAATGGCTGTTGGTTGCCAAGAGGATGTCCCGCAAGACATTATAATAAAGAGAGCGAGGGCGGTAAATATTAAACGTTGAAAAACAAGCATACACTAATAACTAGTGATGCATTTCGTTTACCACTTTTTACAGGACCAATAGCGTGCTTTTGTCTTTGGTCCAGGGTTATCGCAGTTGTGACGAGCCCTGAAGGACTTACGGCGCTTAGGGTTAGACTTTTTAATCCTCATGTTAGGATCTCCAAAGTTCACCTTCTTAACGTTTCCTGTCTTTGGGTCTTTGACATATACCTTGAACTTCTTTACATCGCCTCTTGTGGGCTTGTTCAGAGTAACTTTGCGACCCTGGTATTCTGCCTCTTCAAGCACATCATCCCAGAACTCTACATCTTCTACGATGGTTCCATCGTCATAAGTTGCTTCAGTAATGTGATTGTATTCTTCTTCTAGGGCTTCTTCTGAATCAACCAAAAGATAATCTCTCATAGAATTCATTTTGGAGGATGCAACAGCCATTTTATTTGTCCACCAAGTTGGAAGAGTTCCATCCATTCCTTCAAGGGCTTGGAGTATTTGACCTGCGTCTTCAATAATTGTTTTCATTGCTCTGACGGCGGAGGGGACGTCTTCGTGTCCGTCTTCTTGAAGAGTGCTCTCGACTTCTTCTTTAATGATCTCCATTAGTTTTTCTTTTGTGATTTTCATTTCTTTTTGCCCCATTTTTTTCCTTTGCCTTTTGTTCCGCAGGCTGATGGTGTTGGTCGGCAGGAAGGATACTTTGCTCTCTTCTCACCTTCTTTTCTTCCGCAAGATTTGCAAGTCTTTTTCCCTGTTTTCTTGTCTTTGCGACAAGTGTTGCAGTCAACCCACCCTTTCGACTTGCCTTTGCCTCCTTGGCGCGAGAACCATCCGTGGAGACCTGACTCTTTTTCTTTTGAGTAGTCGGTCTTCTTTTCTTCTAGTTCTTCTTCGGTGAGTTCTCTTTCCTCTGCTTTAATGCAGTTTCTGTATGTCTTCCCATACATTTCTTTTGTCTTCTGAGTAGGATGTGTCTTGTAACCTTTCTGGCACTTGCCGCTTTCTGCGAGGAATGCTTCTACTTCTTCGCGGACAATCTTTTCGATGTCTTCTTTGACGCCTTTCCAAATTTTACCTTGGCGGCACTTTACGACAGCGCCGGAAGCATAAGCAGATGGCCAAACATCATACTTTCTTTTTGCGATGCGAGTGCAACGATCGTCTTTCTTCTTTTTCTCTTCTTCCACGCTACTTTGACTCCTCTCTTGCCAATCGTAAGATACTTTGTCCTCAGTGATAGGTCCACCTTTCGCCCAAGTTCTACAAGAGCGAGCAGAGTGACATTTAAAGTGATGCATCCAGCAGTAACCAAGGCGTCCGTCTTTATCTGAAACTTCACCTGGCATGCACTCATCCATTCTTGGAGAAATGTCAAAGGCTACGCAGTTTCCACAAAGGGATTTCTGTGCGGCTTCTTCTGTTGTATTCCAATACTCTGCTATGTCTTTCCAGTAGTCCCCTGGTTCATCAACATTAAGTGGTCCGTATTGAATGTGCTCTGCGTGTATTGCAGCATCACGGTTCTTTGTGTTTAGTTTAAGATCTTGTGTTGGAGCAGGGCAAGGCATTTCTTTTCGCTCTACAACAAATTTATTCCAGTTTTCAAGAAGTTGTTTCATCTATATAAATAGTTTCTATTTTTTGTATTGCCTATCAAACATTGTAATACCATTTAAATGGTCAATTTCGTGTTGAACGCAAACACATTCTAGCAGATTTTCTTCATTAAAGTTAAGTGGCTTTTCGTGATTATCTGCAATAACTGTAACAGAAGTAAAGCGTTCAGTAAGGATGACCTCGCCTGGGAAAGAAAGGCAGCCTTCAGCAAAATGCGTCTTGCCGTATGCTTTTACAATCTTTGGATTTATAAAAACGATAGGCTTATCTACGTTCACCAAGCAGACATTCTTTTGAATGCCGATTTGGTTGGCTGCTATGCCTACACCTTCCTCTGGTAGAGAGTTCAGCAAAATTTGTGCAATCTCGTTACCTTCAGTAAGTCCGGCATCTTCACAAGGTAATGATAATAAATCGTTATTTAACAATACTGACTTCATCACTATAAGTATTCATCTTCTTAAATAAATACCTTATAGAATAGAAAGCGACAAAGGCTAAAGCCAAGCCTCCGAGAACATCAACTACATAATGGACCTTAAGCGTAAGTGTGGATAAGGTTACGCCGATAGCCCATAGTAAAAATAAAGTTCTCAAACCAAATGTTTTCCTTGCATCTTGAGAATAAAACACTCCTAAAAATAATATCCAAGAATAACAGACGTGTCCGCTGGGGAATGTATTGCTGCCGTTATCTATCTCATAGGTTAAAGCTAATAGCTGTTCTGACAATCCGGCAGGAATTATATCTGGTCTTGGATAAAAGGACGGCATGAGCACGTAAATCAAATGTATGATGAACGTAGCGCTCAAACATGCCCAAAAGGTATTTAAAAAGTTCCTTCGGTTGTTGACCAAAAGGAACATAGTTGCGCCAATCACGGGTATCAAGCTGTGATAAATCCAAACAAAGCTAGGCATGAATGGAATAAAAGTATCCAGCTCTGTTAAAAGCTCGTGTTGATGCGATACAATATTCTGGATTAGGAAGTAAGTGCCCAAGATAAATATCGTCAGAAAAGACAGATACTTAGCTTTAACAATATTGGACATTCCACGTCTCCAGGATGAAAAAGACGGATGTGTTACTCAAGTGCGTAATCTTTTTCGCACATCCATTTATAAATATGCATTTTTTATACTAAAAGCATTATTTTACTGCGATTTTTTGAACTTTTGGTAAAGTTGCCACAGGTTTAACGACATTAATCGCAAAAATTCCATCTTCATAAGAAGCTGAGATGTTTTCGTTGGTTGTACCATCAGGCACCGTCCAGCTTTTATTGAAGGTTGAATAGTTGAAGAATCTATTGGTCTTTTTTTCTGTCTTGTAGGCTAGTTTTAAAGTAGTTCCTACAAGCGTAAGCTCAAAGTCTTCTTTTTTTACGCCTGGTGCTGCCAAACTAATCGTGTAGTCTTTTTCTCCTTCATCAACAAAAACCTTTGGGAAATTGTTTTTGATAGGATTCACTGTGTAGGGTGCAATATCCCTGCTAAAAAGATTATCTACAAAGCTGTCAAGCAGCGTGTCTAAGTTCATGGGGTTTCCGTGTTTAATCAAAGTCATTTTATTTTCTCCTTGTAACTTTATTAAACCTCAATGAGGTTGCGTAAAAAATAAGCACCATTTTTGCTCGGTCAAGAGAAAAAAGTATTTTTTTTAAAACTTTTTTGGATGGGCAAGGTGAGTAACTAAATCATCGCATCCGCCAACCCAGGTGTAGGTTCCTGTTTCTCTATCTACACCGAACACCATAGGAAAAGAAGGATGGTCATATGCTTCTTTGAGCGATTGTATGAACTTTGTCGGACATACGTCGGCTGTAAGGACTTTATAATCAATCTTTCGATGTGACAGTTCCGAAATAGCCTTGACGCAAAAAGGACAGTTTACTTTAATGTATAGGATATATTCTTTAAACATGTTAGTTGTAATGGTTGGATATGTGAAAATGTTTTCTTAGTTCTGTCTTTATCTCTTCTCGTGCGAAAATTGATGCTTCCATTAGCATAGCCTCTTGTTGAGGAACTGTGATTATTTCTTTTTCATCTTTTACTGTCATCGGCATATTCTCGTACCAACCTTCTATCTGGTATTTTAGCTTGTAGTTAAGAGAATAGCTTTCACATAGCAAGGATAAAAGCAGTTTATTATCTTGGTTCTCTGTAAAGTAGTGCTTCATAAGACTGGTGGACATGTTAATTTGATCTTCGCAATCATAGTATATTTCTTCCATCAGCTCCGCTCCAAATGTAAACAATACTTGCTTTTTGTCATCCATGTTTAGCCTGTTTAGGTGGAAAAATATCTTGCCTGTTTATTGTCCATTCTTGACCATCAATGAGCACATTAATGTAGTTGTTTCCAACTTCAGTGACAAGAAAGTTTCTTGGAATCTTTGTTACCAAGGATTTTGAAAAACTTGCGTGAGCCTTTACGTTAGAAGGAACCCATACCAAATCACCTTTCTTTACTTTATCAAGCATCTTCCCCCGCTTCTTGTGGCGGGATGACCGGTGCTTGTTGCGCCATTTGTTGCGCTGCTTGCTCTTGTTGTATTTGCGTGAGGGTATCCCCATATCCCGCAAGAGCACGCATACAGTCTTCCAGAGAGTTGTCAACTTGGAATAGTTTTTTTCGCAAATTATCAACTCTCCTTAAGATGGGACCAAGAGATTCGCCTTCTAAGTCTTCAGCAATTGCGTAGGTGTACTTGCTTAATCCATATAGCGTCTCAGATACTTCTGAAATCTTTTCCTTTACTTCTCTTGGCACGTCTTTTAACTCAACTGAGTATTCTATTTTTGTTCTCATTATAGATCCTTACATCATTTTAAATATTTGCGCTACTACTAAACCAACCGTTGAAGTTGTGATAATCCAAAGTAGCTTACTGGATGTTTCTTTCCAGTTTTCAATTTCTTTTACTCTGGCAAACAAACCCTTATCGGGGTCAAAGATAGCTTCTTTTATATCTACAATAGCTTCTACCGCTTCTTTTTGGTTGTCTTGAATATTGTCGATACCACTTAAAAGTTTTTGTTCAAATAATAAGAACTTCTTCTCTAAATCTGCTAACTTTTCTTTGTGGTCTTCCATCGTTATTCCTCCACTATGGCACAACTCGTTGTAAGTAGGGTGGAAGAAACTGAAGTGGCGTTTTCAATCGCATTTCTCGTAACTTTTTTAGGATCGATAATACCTGCTTCATACATGTCAACCATTTTTCCAGTTGAAAAGTCCCAACCTTGTCTTGTATTCTTTGTTTTAACAATCCTGTTGATGATTAAATCAGGTGATTCACCTGCGTTTAAAGCCATTTGTTTGATTGGTCCTGTAAGGGACTGTTTGATAATCTCCACCCCAATGGCTTGTTCATTGTTATCGGTTGTTACTTTTAACTTGTGGGCTGCTCGGACAAGGGCTGTGCCTCCTCCTGTAACAGTTCCTTCCTGTTGTGCTGAACGGACTGCTTCAAGTGCATCCTCAACACGATGCTTTTTCTCCATCATTTCAATTTCAGTTGCGCCACCTACTTTGATAATGGCTACGCCTGATGCTAGACGAGTGATGCGCTCTTGAATGCGTTCGCACTCGTGGATATCATCTGTCTGGGTGATTTCCTCTTTAAGAGAAGCGATACGCTTTTCTACTTCATCCCAATCTGACTCTCCGTCAATAATGGTAGTATTATTTTTTATTACATCAATCTTCTTTGCTCGTCCAAGATGTTCTAGTTTTGTTTCTGTCAAGGTCAAAGCCCCTGAACGAGAAATAAAAGTAGCACCAGTGGAGATGCAAAGGTCTTGAAGGATGCCCCGGCGCTCTTCACCATAGCGAGGAGCCTTAACAGCAGCGATTTTCATAGAACCGCGCACCGTATTCATAATGAGAGCAGCGAGGGCTTGACCTTCAACTTCTTCAGCGACGATGATTAGAGGCTTGTTTTCTCTTGCTACTACTTCAAGAATAGGTAAGATTTCCTCTAGCTGCTCGATGCGATGGTCTGTAACCAAGATAAGAGGGTCATCATAAACCACAGCACCCCGACGCTGATCTGTTACAAAAGACTTGGAAAAATAACCTGAATCAAAGCGAAAGCCTTCAACTGTGTCTAATGTAGTTGTAAGAGATTTGCTTTCTTCAATGGTTATAGAGCCGTCTTTGCCTACCAAGTCAATAGCAGTTGACACTAGCTCGCCAATGTTTTCATCGCCATTAGCAGAGATAGTAGCAATATGCTTAATGTCTTGGAGGCTGGAGACGGGAATGGAAAGCTCATCAAGATTACTAACAATCTCGGCAACTGCTTTATCCATACCTCTCTTTAGCTCGACCGGCGAAACGCCAGAAGCCAAATACTTCTGTGCCTGGACTAGTATTTCCCTAGCTAGCACCGTCGAAGTCGTTGTCCCGTCTCCAGCATTAGTGTTGGTGTTTTGTGCTGCTTGCTTAAGAATTTGTGCTCCGACATTTTCAAACGGATCATCAAACTCAATAAACTTAGCGACTGTTACACCGTCTTTCGTAACAATGGGTGACCCACCCTTTTTGTGTAAGATAACATTTCGTCCTTTTGGACCAAGTGTGCTTGCTACATTATCAGCAAGTTTATTAACCCCGTTAAGGATCTTCTCATTTAGTCCTGTACCGGACTGGTAGTGTTTAGACATTTATACCTCGTTGCGTTAATCTATATTATAAACACCTGTGAAATAATTTCAAGTAATTTCTTTTAAGATTTCATCAAGTTGTAGTCCTGAACAATCCCACTTCTTTGTTGTTAGATTGTAATGGTTTACAACTCCTTTGAACTTTGCGTCTCTTGCGTCAGGGTCAACTCCTTGGACAAGATTACCGTTTTCTGTAAGAGGGCATTTAAGCTCTATATCATAATGCTCATGAAGGGCAGTTAATAGTGCCTTGTAGGCTTCTATCTGTACAGGGTAATACCCAAGGAAGGGTTTAATCTTGCGTCCGTGTATGCGCCAATCCTCGATGATTGGGCGCAATCCATGACCCCTGCGTTGATAAGTGAGGTTATACTTGGTGTAGACAGCATTAGAAAAGTCAATACCAATAGAAGCGTTGTTTACTTTTCTAATGCCTGCGTGCCAAGCAATATGATTTGTATCGACCAGTTGAAGGATTGTTCCGTCATTGTCGATAACAAAGTGTGTAGATATTTTTCTTTTTTCTAAGATACGTTTGCACGAAGCCGCTGAAAGAGCAGCATCCCAGTGGGTTACAACCATAGTAGGTGTGCGGTATTTCTTTTGTGCTTTATAACAGTTATCTGGTAGCCAAGAAGTCTTGACTTTATCCCATAAAATTCTTTTCTTAAAACCATCGCAATAGATAAAATTTTGAGCTTCACTACTATCTACCTCCTGGTCGCCAAGTTCAAGCATTTGGCGAGCAGCGAGTTTCCTGCGATAAGTCATGTTTCCGCATAGACCATCAACATCTAAATCATGCTCTGCTTGAAAAGCCATTATTTTCTCTATTAGATCTGCGTTAAAGCCGGATGCACTAAACCAAGCAGGTTTCCATCCTAGCTTCTTTGCGGAGCGTCTGTTGTAAAAGTTTTTTCGCCAACTCATAATACACCTCATACGATAATATCAGCAATTCCTAAATCCACTGCATCTTCTGCGTCTAAATAAATGTTTACTTTTTTATCGATTAGTTTTTTAATGTACTTTTCAGTCATGTTTGTTTCTGCGGCGAGAGCCCTTATGTATTGTCCTTGCGTCCATTTGGCTTCTTCCATCTCGTTTTCAAGGTCTGAGATGTGTCCGTGTTGACCTGAAATAACACCGTGAATCATAACTCGACAGTGCTTACCAATCTTGCGCTTGCCTTTGGTTCCTGCTGCGAGAAGGAGAACAGCAGCAGACATTATCTTTCCAAGTCCTTGTGTTTCAATATCGCAGCGTTGTCTTACGTCTCTCATTGTATCATAGACAGAGAACATATCTGCTGCGGAGCCACCGTAAGATGAAATAATCATTTCAATAGGTTTGTATTCTATTTCTTCTATGCCTTTGGGGTCGTCAACAGGGGGAGGAATAATCTTTTTCCCGGTTTTGTCGAGTATTATAAGAGAGTATACAATTTCTGAACATACATCCTCTTTGATTGTTCCATATAAGCCGATAGTTCTAATCTCTGGCTTTTCCTTTGGTTCATTTTCATTCATTTGAAAAATGATAGGAAAATCAGGTAATCCGCCAATATCCTCTTCGGGAGCTTTCTCTTCTTCTTTCTTGGACTTTTTCTTTCTTGTCTTTTTTGGCTTGTCAGGTGTTAGGGATGGCATGACATTATTCCTTTTTGTCTCTATTAGTAAGTAGTCTCATGGCTTCTTCCCAGTTATTAAATCTTAACATTGGGCGAAGTTTAGGTGGGAATAAGTTCTTTATGCCAGATATAGCAATCTCTTGCCACACCATCAACATTTTTTCATCAGCAGATTTTTCTTTGTATATTTCTTCTTCGCTGGCTCCGCGCTTTTTCATATCTGCGTATTTAAGTTCATTAACTTGTTTTGCTGCTTCGCCTACAAATTTAAAGATTCTCAAGCTGGCAAAAGCACAATCATTAAAAAATAAAAGCTGCTTTGTATAGAAGAAAAGGTAACTTCCTATCTTGTGGGATAAGACACCTGCTAAAAATAAAAACAATGCTGTCCAAAAATCCATCAGTCCTCCGCAATACTGTACTTATATTATAAACACCGGAACATAAAAAGAAAGCCGGGATTTTTCCCGGCTTAACTTGTTTAACAAACTTTTTTATTATTATTTATTCGTTTGTTTTCTTTGCCTCGGCAAGAAGACGTTCAGCAACCTTGGCTGCAATAGCGTCGATGAGCTTGCTGTGAGCGTCAGCATCTTCCATCTCTTCTAATTCTTCCTCTTCTCCGAGTGTTTCTTCTTCCATGAAAGCTTCGTCAGCGGCAACTTCAGCAGCAGCGCCTTCTTCGTCAGATGATTGAGTGTAGGGTAAGTCTGTTGCTGCTTGACTATCGCCTTCCTCAAGGTCAGTTTCCATCATAGGTTCTTCTTCTTCATCGTCCATAGCAGAAGGTTCGTCACCCATAGGGGCGTCGTCCATAGGCTCTTCAGGCGCAGGCTCTTCGAGATCCATTTCTGGCTCGGCATCCATATCCATAGCCGGTTCGTCGTCTTCACCTTCGACGTCAACATTGAACTCTACTTCGTCAAAATGCTTTTCAAGGACACCCATAAGGTCTTGTACGAGTTCTTCAGCAGCGGGAAGTTCCTCTCCAGCAGGCTCTTCAATGTCTACTTCAGCATCGAGATCCATTTCTGGTTCATCCACTGGAGCATCATCCATTGGCATCTCTGGCTCTTCGTCATCGCGCTGGTAAGCCATTTCTTCATTATACTCGAAATAGTTTTCTTTAATAAATTTGTCTGTAAGAGCAGGGATATTTGCAAGCTTCATCATCTTGCGAATAGCTGCTTCGTTTAGCATTTTCTTGTCGCTCATTTTTTCTAACTCCTTAAGGTGAAAAACAGCATTTGTCTCTATTAAATAGTCTTTAATATAGAGAAAAGCACTTTTTATTACTTTAGTGAATGGTCTTCCTCTCCGCTCTTCAAAGAACCAAGCGCAGCCCACACATCTTCCTCTCTGATTCCCTTTCGGGCAAGGCGTTTTACAAACTTATCTACTGTAATATCTTGGATTTGTTTAATCCTTACAAAGCTAACGCCCATGCGGTCTGAAATTTCTCTCAAGGAAAGAGGTCCATTTTCGTTGGCGCATATAATAGCACAGTTTAAGTCCTCTTCATAGTTTATCCAGTAACGACAATCGTTTACTGGGCATGACACTTCGTTGTCAATACACATGTCAAAACATTTCTTTTTCATAAATCTGGATGTTCCTTTTCTAAAATATCAAAGATGTTCTCAATGTCATCTTCATTAAGGGCAAAGTCTTGTTCAAGTTCTCTGCCTTCTTCTAATAGCTTTTTTGTTTCTTTTCGTTTCTTCTTGTTGTGAATAACATATTTTTCTTTATACTCGGCAATGTAAGCCATGATATGTTCATCTTTGGCTAAATATCCTGCAATCATAGCTCGGAAAAAGTTTGACTGGTTCATCCCATCGTATTGTAATCGGATGCGGAGGTCAATTTGGTTCTTCTCCGTATCATAGAACATAAACTTCTTACGCTCGTCCTCTGAAGGGGCTGGTGGATACTTAGCTCTTCCCACTATTTATTCCTCATTAGAATGTGAGTGAAGCTTTCTTGTTGACCTGCGTTAGTTTGTTTAATAAATTGAGCCTTGGTGCGAAGTTGCATAAGATTTCTTGCACCTGTATAAGAAAGCCCACTTCTGATGCCGCCTGCCAAATCTTTTAATACCTGTTTGGCTGACCCTTTGTAAGCAACTGTAGTTGAGATGCCTTCTGGCGTGGAAGATTTACCCCTCCAGTCCGTTTGGGCGTCTTTCGAAGCCATACCTCTATATACTTTATACTTCTTGCCTGACTGGCTTGTAAATACTTGCCCTGGGGTTTCGTCTGTCCCTGCGAACATAGAGCCAACCATTACAAAGTCAGCACCAGCAGCAAGGGCTTTTACAATGTCTCCGCTTTTCTTAATACCGCCGTCAGCAATAATCTTTACATCGTGGTGGGTTCTGGCGCAGTCAATAATATTCTGCAAGGTAGGCACTCCATGCCCTGAAACTAGGCGAGTAGAACAAATAGAGCCTCCTCCAATTCCACATCGGACAGAATCAGCGCCCCATTCGGCTAAAGCATTGAGACCTTCTAGTGTGCCTACATTTCCTGCCATGATGTGAACTGTGTCACTAAATGTTTTCTTTAACATTGTGAGTGCATTCTTCATCATAGCGTGATGACCATGAGCCACATCCACGCAAAGAATCTTTGCACCACTCATAACCAAAGACTCTGCTCGATCAAGATAATCTCCTGTCACTCCAATGGCTGCGGCAGGATGGTCAACCAAATCTTCAACAGCTTCAGTTATCATCTTGCACTGCTCCTGGATTGAGTTGTAACGGTGAATAATTCCTAAACCACCTGCTTTGCTCATCTCTTGAGCCATCGCACCTTCGGTGATAGTATCCATAGGGCTGGAAATGACTGGTAGATGAAGGGTAATGTTGTCGTCGAGGTCGCTGTTGATGTTTACCTCAGAGCGACTTTCTATGTCGCTGTATTGAGGGACCATTAGAACATCGTCGAATGATACTGCTTCTTTCATTTTATTCTCTCTTGTCCAATCGGACGGGCTCATAACTTTAATCATTTTCTTTCCTTTCCATTACCAAGCCCTTGCGCCTTCTTATTATCTTTCCTGATGGCTTCTTGCGTGGTGGTGGTTCCTCTTTTGGGTGTGGCTTTTTATAAGTCTTCTCTGGCTTTGAAGAAAAGATGTCTTTGCATTTATAGCACAAGCGAATGTCGCGGTATTTCAATCGAGATGCAAATCGTCTACTGGAGCGGTTTTGGGGTAGTTTTGGGTAAAGGAAAGTCCCGCATGTTGAGCACTGAACGTCATATGATGACACTGGTTGAGATGAAGCTCTGGATTTTGTGTGAAATAGATCGTGGCAAGCATAGCAAAGTACAATCAAATCTTCGTCTCTCTCCATCACTCCATTGTTTTTTCTATAATAATTGTTATGATGTACTTGTCTTTGTGAGGGACCTCGGTGTTCTGTTAGTTCTTTACAGCACACTTCACAACGGGCTCCAAGGTTATAATCTTTAAAAAGTTTTTGTTTTCTCTCTTTCCACTGTACAGATTCAATGTATTTAGCATGATCTTGTTTAGTGATTTTTTCTTGCTGATTTTCACTTTTCATTGTTTGCCTTTAAGATTTCGAGGTGTCTTTGGAGATACCAGATAGCTTTTTCAATATCTTCGCAAGGGTTTTGTTTATGTTTATGTCTCGCAATATATTTAAGCGCATTTCCGTCGTGAAAACCAAGGTCCCAATCTTCAATCGCATCGATCGCTTCGATTTTGCCAGCGTTATAGTGTGGCGGGTGGTTGACTTTTTCTTCATTTACATCTCCAAAGCCCATGTCATGACCGGCTAGTGTATAAGATCCTGGTGGTACTAAATTACTCATTCGCCTGTGCTCCCAAGGGCTCCTTCTCCTCTTTCAGAGATTGTGATTGGATACCAGTCGTAAAGGTTGCCTGAGCTTGTTTCGAGGGCTCGGAAAGAAACAACCGGGATAAGAACTACCTGAGCGATTTTAACATGTGGTCCAATAGTTTGTGTTGTGGTCCCTATATTGTGCATGTCAATAAAAACCTCTCCATCATAACCAGAATCAACAACATGTGCTCCCACAATCAAGTTTTTCTTGGCTGCTACAGAAGATCTGTTCATTACCTGCAACATGTATCCATGCGGAATACCAAAGCGCAAGCCTGTTTGGAACCTGGCGCTTTGACCAGGAGTTAAAGAGATAGAATTCCCATCTTCTGGATTAAAATAAACATCCAAACCAGCATCGCTTGGGTTGCCTCTTGTTGGTGGCAATACATCTTCTCTTAATCTAGCGTATTCAACGATCATTTCTTTCCTCCACTCGTTTTTTGAAATCATCAACAATAGCCCTTGCTTTATTCCAGCAATCGGGGCAATATAAGTTTACTTGGTTTTCATTTTCCTTTACGACAACAGACCAAGACATTACTTGTTTTTTGTCTTTCTTGTCAAAAGGTTTAGAACAAACCATGCACTCATCACCAAGGTGACCAAAAAGTGACATCTTTGTTGCGATGTCTTTCTTCATGGCTTTCTTGGCTTTTTTGAGTTTGTTACGTTTTACTTGTCTACTAAAACTATTTCCCATTTGTATATTATAATCGCTTTTTTTAGCTTTTCAAGGGTTAAAATCAGAAACTACATCAATATATCTTTTCCAAATAAGTTCGCTGAACTTGTCTTCAAACCAATATATCTCAACCAATTCGTGAATATCTGCTTCGTGAAGTATCTCTATTAAAAAGGTGTTCTGGTATTTCTCATAGACATCATCGCATACAATCATGCCGTAGTAGACTCTACCTTCTATCTCTTCACACCACTTTACTAAATCTCCAACTTTCAAACATATTCACCTCTTTAAAACATCCCGTCTTTTAAACGTTTAATAAACATACTCATTAACTTATTAGCTTCCGCAACATATTTTTTCTTATCTTTCCATCCCATTTCTGGCTTTAATATCTCCTCGGGAATCCATTTGCAGTCCGTTGGTATATCTAAATCAGTATAAATATGCTTCTCAAAGTTATATTCCTTCATCCATCCATTCTGAATAGATTGAACAATCCTTCTGGTTAAGGCGATAGGCATTCTTTTACCTTCTCCGTAAGGACCTCCTGTCCAACCTGTATTTACAAGCCAGCAGGTTACATCGTGTTTTTTTACTTTTTCTTTGAGGAGGTTTGCGTATACCCTTGGCTTCAAGGGCATAAAGGGTGCTCCAAAACAGTGCGAGAAGGTCGCTTCAGGCTCTTTAACTCCTTTCTCAGTTCCTGCTACCTTGGCTGTATATCCTAAAAGGAATTGCTCTACAGCATTTAGAGTGTTAAGGCGAGCGACGGGAGGTAAAATACCATATGCATCACAAGTAAGCATAATAACATTCTTAGGATGGTCACTTTTAGCGTTCATCCAAGTGTTCTTTACAAACTCTAGCGGATAAGAAGCGCGGCTGTTTTGAGCAATAGAAGAATCCTCAAAGTCAGGTGTGCCGTCTTTTGTAACTACATTTTCAAGCACAGTCCCAAATTTGTGGCAGGCGCGATGAATGAGGGGTTCGTCTTCTTGGGATAAGTTGATTGTCTTTGCGTAGCAGCCGCCCTCAAAATTAAAAACTCCTTCATCAGACCAGCCGTGTTCGTCGTCTCCCACAAGCCAGTTATCTATGTCGGCAGAAAGGGTTGTCTTACCGGTCCCTGATAATCCAAAGAACACTGTAGAACTCATGGAAGTTCTGGTGACATTTACGGAGCAATGCATGGGCAGTATACCCTTTTGGGGTAATAAGAAGTTAAGCACCGAAAAGACGCTTTTCTTCATCTCTCCAGCATAAGAAGTTCCCGAGATATATATTTCCTTATCTTCCATAGAGATAATGACTCGTGGGTCTGTTGTGTTTCCGGGAATGTAGTAAAGATTAAAGTCTGGTTCGAAACCTTGGAGTTCCTCTTCTGTAGGAAGAAAGAACATGTTTCGTGCAAAGACCGAGTGCCAAGCGTTCTTTGTGTGAACGCGAACCTTTAAACGGTGCGATGGGTCTGCTCCTGCATATACTTCTTGAACAAAGAGATCATTAGGGATTTTATATTCTTTTTTAAAGATCTCAAAATTTTGCTTGGTCATTTTTTGGTTGTTTTTCCAATCTACCAAGTCTTTTGTTATATCGTCCTCGACAATAAACTTTGCTTCTGGTGAACGTCCAGTGTGGGGGGTAGTGTTGACTACCAGTGCACCATCGTTAGTTAGGGTGGCGCTGTTCTCGCCACGCAATAAAGCTTCGCGGATTAAATCCGCACGACATAAATTTTTCATATACCACCTATAGAAGTTTGTTTATTATTATATCCAAATCTTCAGCGTTTGTTAGGCTTAAATTAGAATCTTTATACCTTCCTTTAAGTTTTACCGCTACAGTAAAAGAAGTAGCGCTATTAACTCCCTGGCTTGGTTTAAATCTAAATCTTAGGTAAGATATCAAGCCAAGATCCTTAAACATAGGAACACCTAGCTTTTTTGAAGCTTCGGGTGTAAGCGCGTACAATCCTCGACCGTTGATTTGTATATACTCATCGCCTTTATCAGCATAATAAGAGGCAATCATTTGGAATGGAAAAGGGACTTTGTAATCTGTCTTGCCACTAAACCAATCGTTCTGAAGTTGTCTTTTTAGTTCGCCAGTGCCCTCTGAACGGGCAAGACCTGTTATTTTAAGCCCGTCTTTTCTTAGTCTAGAGTCTGCGGGATTGCGGAACGTTGCGTTTACATTAAGCCAATTTCTCAAATACTGCTCAAACAAAGGAGTAAATATACTCTCATTCTTCACAAATCCAGATGTTCTTCTAGGCTCCCATGATTCAGATTCTTGATTATATTGTGCTCTAAACTGACCGAAATCGGCAGACAAAGCTGTCTTAAGTTCTGCGGTAATCGTTTTTGTGGGAGTCTTTATAGTGAGGTCTGATCCGGGTCCAAACCCGGCTGTTGATGCTTTTACTCCCATCGTTGCATATTTGTCATTTATAAGTTGCGCCATCTTATCTTCGAAATCCATACCAGCCGTAGCTGCTGCTCTGCGCGATTTTGGCTTAATTAGGATATAAACGTTTCCAAGGGTTTTATCTTTAACCTCAAGGCGTCCAATGCTACTGCCACCTCCAATTGGGTTGTGCCTGAAACCTTGCGGAATGAGCATAGATTTCATTTTCTCAAGAGTCTCTATTCTATCATCATCCCTAATAATAATGGTGTTTTTTCCGCGAATCTCGTAATCGTACCCCTCTGCTTCAATAGCCCTAATCGCTTTCTGAAGATTTCTTTCTTCACTATCTTGCGGGCTGGGCATAGGACCATCTAGGCTCTTTTTCATCTCAGGAGGAACCTTGAAGTTTTCTACTTCCTCTTTCACTACAGATACTACAAGCTTTCTAAGATCTTTGTTCATGTTCATTGCCCTATAATTAGTATTTCAGAACTGGAACCCATCGTTTTTGTTGAAACATTTTTCATGCCATAAGCCCAGTGTGCATCAAAGATTTCGTAATCCTTATACATCTCTCTGATTTCAGGAGTATTATTATAAGATAATAACCATCCTTTTCTTTTATTCAATAGATTAAATAGTCCTTCGTGGTCAAAGCCTGAGTGGGTATCGCCATTCTTTCCATAAAGATTGTTGTTCTTCTCTAGCATGTAGGGAGGGTCACAATACAAGAACGCATCAGGATGCTTAGATATGGACTCTTTAAAGTCTAGGCAATCCACCTCTAGGTTAGGCTCTTGAAACTTCCTTACGCGCTCAATAGAGCTAGTTGTGAAGCGCTTATAGGCTGCTTGCTTTGAGTAGCCGCCTGAAAGTGTAGCGCCTGAGAATGAACTGCGATTGAGTGCATAGAATTTTGCTGCGTGTGTCAAAGTAGTCGCAGGCTCTTCACAAAGATCTTTCTTAAATCGCAGAAAGTCTTGCCTTGTGAGTCCTCTGTTTCCATCAAGCGGAGTGCGATATGTATCAGAGAGCGTGGCAAGAGCCATAGGGGACTTAAGAAGATGTTTCCAGAAGCAAGTCAAAGGCTGGAATATATCATAACCATAAACCTTTGTGCCTCTGGCTGCAATCATCAACTCTACTGAGCCTCCTCCGATAAAAGGAGAGCAGAACTCTTCTGCATCGTTTGGAACAAAGGTTGTGATGTATTTAGCGCCTCTTGATTTACCGCCTGGATATCTTAAAGGTGATTTCATGGTTCTCCTAGAACATTATTATAGGTGTATCTTGACAGTTTGTAAAGAAATAGCCGATCGCTAGCCCCCACAATATAAGAAAAAGAACAAATCCTCCTTTTCTTAGTTTATCTTTGGTTTCCCATTTCATTTTCTGTCCAAATATTCTTTAATCTTAAGGATGATACCAGGAGCTAATACTAGCCCTGTCAAAAATCCAAAGAATATTCCTATAATCTCGAAGTCGCTCATTATTATCCCATCAATTTCCAGTTAGAAGTGCCTCTCTTGGTAGAGAACCCCCACTGGTCGCTAAAGTTTACTTTTACAATATAAGGACGATTCAAGTAAAGATTGTCTTTATCTGAGTTTACGCCCCAGCATTTAATCTTGCTATCAACGCAGGTTTCGTCCGTTACTCTAACTATCCAAAAATCCTTTTTATTTCTGGTTTTCTTTTTAATTACTTCTCGTGGGATACACCAAGTAATATAGCCATCGTTTACTTGATAAGAGAAGCGATTATCCTCGTCTCCTAAAGGGGGAATAGCGCGGTCACGAAAGCGCTGGTGTAGAGAATCATTAATAACAAGATCAAGAGGAAAGATGCCGGTAAGATCAGAAAGATTAGCAATCTTTTCATCAATCGAAAATTCAGCTTCTTCTTGATATGCTTGAATATTTTCATCTAACTTCTTCTTATTCTTTGGTCTATCAACAACAACAGAAGACCAGAAGTGTTTCATTCCTTTAAACCTGTCGTCTTTAAGACAATCCAAAGCTCCACTCAATGCTAAAACATTTAGAGCCTTTTTGTTAAGTTTAGAATATACAATCTCTTCGTTAAAGATTAAATCTTCAACTGAACTAAAAGGTCGATGATTGAGAATCTGCTCAATAGCTTTATCTCCTAGTCCTTTAAGAGAGTTAAGCGGCTGGATAAGAGTTTTATCATCGTCAGGGTCAATCTCCCATTCAATTCCTGAAAGATTTACATCAAGCCCTCGAATGTTAAAACCGAAAGATTTTGCAATATTGATTGCTTTTTCTTTTCTTGCCTCGGGCTCTTTGTCCAAGAAAGCAGCCATCCACTCTGCTGGATAGTAAGTGTAGAGCCAAGCACACTGATAAGAAATAGCAGCATAAGAAGTTGAGTGAGCTTTGTTGAACCCATACTTAGCGAAGTTTTCTAGGGTCTGCCAGATTTCCTGTGCTGTAGTTTTATCAATCTTCTTTTCCAAAGCTCCTTGGATAAACCTGTCGTGGAACTTTTTAAGTTGTTTTTCTTTACCTGTTCCTCGCTTGGTTAAGAGCTTACGAATAATGTTTCCTTCGTCAAGCGTAATGTTTTTACCAATCTTGTGAGTGATTGTAGCAATCTGCTCCTGGTAAAGAACAAAGCCGAATGTCTCTCTCGTCTCTTCTTCGATAAGAGGGTGAAGATAATTTACACTATCTTTGTTATTCTTGGCTTTGGTGTATAGCCTATCTACTTTGGCGCTGAGAGGACCTGGACGATAGATAGATGTAATAGCCGAAAGGTCATCAAGACAAGTAGGCTTGGCTCGTTTGCAGAAGTTTTGGACGCCTGCTTGTGTAAACTGGAATGTACCTACAAACTTACCTTTGTGGAATACATTCTTGTACACCTTCTGGTCATCAAAGTCAATAACATCTGGGTGAAGAGTTTTGTCGTAATACTTTTTAATGTCTTTGAATGTTGGGTTCTCTACATTGTGATGACGCTTTAAGATTGCTTTAATAGCATTCTCCATCATAGCCAGCGTAGAAAGACCAAGCAAGTCAAACTTAATAAAGCCTAGTGGCTCCAAGTGACGAACATTCATTCCTTCTGACCAGGGAGTTTGTCGCACTCCACCAGAAGAGATAAGTGGCATGTGCTTGTCTAGCTCTTGACCAATCACAACACCACCAGCGTGACGGGATACAGCGCGAATAGAGCCGTAGATACCATCGACGTGCGTAGCAACATGAGGATACTTACGAAAGAACGCCTGAAGGCTTGAAGAGAACTCTTTTACTTCTTCAAAGGTAGGATTATAGACGCCTGCTTTAATGCCGTGCTTTGCTTTGGCGTGGGGCATAGCTTCATTAATCATAGCACCTGTAACTTTATTTACTTCTATGAAAGGAATCTCATAAAACTTGGAGATATCTTTGATTAGAGAGCGAAGTTGCAGGGTATTATAGTTAGAGATAGGGACAACAGATGTCTCACCCCAATCTTCAATTAGTTTTTCTGTAAGAGCCATACGATCACTTACATCGTAATCAATATCAGGCATACCAATCTGTGCTTGGTTCTCAGACATAAAGCGCGAGAAGATTAGATTGTACTTGATAGGGTCAATCTGCGTAATGCCCAAGACATAAGACACAAGAGACGAAGCAGCAGAGCCTCGACCTAGACCTGTAAGCCAACCTTCGTTTGCTTTATCAGCAATAGCCTTCATTGTAAGAAAGTATTTAGCAAAGCCCTGACCGTTGATTACCTCAAGCTCATGCTTCAATCGGTCAGAGTATTCTTTATCTAGGTGAAGTTCTTTCTCTTTTAAAGCTAGAAGAGCGTATTCTTCTAGAACCGTCTCTGCTTCCATTCCATCTGGAATAACAAAGTCAGGAAGCTTGATTGAATCATCCGGCATAAAGTCTTCAATAACTTCATGTGCGATGTGATAAGTATAAGAGATAGTTTCTTTTACTTCTTCATCGTCGTACTCTACACCGCATTCAGCAGAATACTTCTTGTAAGCCTCGAACATTTGGTCGCCGTTCTTTGGATAAAGCTCGTAACCAATTTCTTCGATGTCTTCTGGTAGATGGTCCGAAAGCCATTCAGGCTTTGTTGGACGATTAAGAAAACCAAGACGCTTGTATAGTTCTCTATCTTTCCAAGCAGTGTCAGTCGGGTAATGACTGTCTGCTGTGGAAATAACTTTAAGATTAAACTCGTCTTTGATTTGTAGAATGTATTTGTTTAGTTCATGCTGTTCTGGAATGTTGTTCCACTGCACCTCACCGAACCAACGATCACCAAAGATGGATTGCATCTTGGTTGTTGTTCGGCGCATAGCATCTAAAACAGCATCGCTGCCGCTGTCACGATTAGCCCAATAGTCACCTGCGTAAACACCACCAAGGCAAGCAGACGAAGCCATAACCCCTTCATTGTATTTCTCCAATAGTTTGTAGTCGATTCTCGGAAAGCGATAAAAGTTGTCGTTTGTGAAACTTTCCGAAATAAGTTTAAATATGTTGCTCAATCCTTTTTGACTTTGAGCAAGAAGAATTAAATGACGTCTGCGGTTACGCACACGTTTGCTGTCTTTTGTTTCGCCTTCATCTTCAGACTCCATAGTGCCAGTGTGCTTCTTTAGCTTTCTGGCAGCTTTCTTGTCTTCTTTGAGTTCTTCAACTTCTGCAAGCCAGTCTTCAATAGATGGCAGGAAGTATGCTTCAACGCCAAAGATTGGCTTGAAGTCTTTGCCTTCTGCTTTCATCTTCTTTGCGTGAAGAAGTTGGTAACTCATACCATTGGCGTGACCGTGGTCAGTAAGAGCCAAGGCATCGCAGCCGTTGTTGTAAGCAAAGTCCATGTGTTCTTGTGGGAACCCAAAGCCATCATTGATGCTAAACGTTGAATGTCCGTGCAAATTGACGAACGGAATGGAAGGCGTCTTCCTACTCATAATATACTCCTTTTAATGCCTATATTATAAGCGTGATTAGAGTGTTTTCAAGGTAAAAGATTTATTTCTCTTTCTTTTCATCATCAACCAAAACAAGCAGGATGAAGAGGCTCATAACAACGAACATTCCTAATCCTGCCAATAGGCTCATGAGATGGTTTCCTTTTTAATCAGCACGACCGATGATCTTTCCACGAGAATCTCTTGGGTAAACTAGGTCTGCCATATCTTTTGGCGGCGGTGGATTTGCTTCTCGCTCTGCGCGGGCTTTTTCCTCTGCGTCTCTTCGGGCTTGTGCTGCTGCTTGTGCTGCGGCAAACAACTCTTGTCCAGCCGGTAAGCCAGAAGCGTCCTTTAATCCTCTTAGATGGAATTTAACTAAGCCACGAGTAAAGCCCATCTCTTCTGCTCGGTCTAGGGCGCTGTCGGGAGCGCTAATCATGATGTCGTACAAATCAGCTAGATTTTGGTGCCTAGACGGTGGTTGCCTAAGCATTGCTCTAAAATATGAAGCAACGCTTCTATTTGGGTGATTACTGAAATCAGACTCTTGCTGTTCTTTGATAACTTCTTTTATTAAGTTTCGTAGTTCGTTAAGTTTCATTTTTAAATCTCCGTCTTTATTAAATAGTTACATACAACTCAAATACCTTTCTCCTCTGTCACAAAGAAAGGTTACCACCACTCCGGTGGGGTTATTTTTTTCTATCCATCGCTCTGCTGCGAGCACATTGGCACCAGAACTAATGCCTACAAGCAAGCCATTTTCTTTTGCTAAACGACAAGCTCTTTCTTTTGCTTCTTGTGTGGAAACAACAAGTTCTTCATCAATAAGAGTTTTATCAACCAAAAAGTCTGCGCCATCGTTAATGCCTTGTATGCCGTGGCTTGCTGCGTCCTCTAAGGGCGTTGTAAGCAGAAAGCGGGCATCACTCCATAGCTTGCTCAATCTTCGCTGACAGCCCATAATAGTTCCGCCTGTGCCTGCTCCTGATACAAGGGCAGAAAGACGGGCGGGCATATCCAAAACGGCTTGTGCGATTTCTGCTGCTGTGGTTTTCTCGTGACATTCAATGTTATGAATATTGCTAAACTGCCGTGGAGACCAATAAGTTCCAAAGTTGTGGACTAGTTGATCTCTCTGCTCAATCGCATCTTTAAAAGCATTGTCGCCTACTTCAATAATACGAGCACCGAAGGAGCGCATCATTTGCTTGCGCTCTTCACTCATGTTACGAGGCATAACAATAATACAGCCGTATCCTTTGGCTGCTGCGAGCATAGCAAAGGCTATACCTGTGTTTCCTGATGAAGCTTCTACAATAGTATAGCCTTCTCTTAAATCGCCGTTCTCTTCGGCTTTTTGGAGAATGTAAGCAGCCATCCTGTCTTTGATAGAGCCGGATGGGTTGTATGCTTCGAACTTAGCGTAAAGTTTATCGCCCAACTTTACAAGAGGCGTGTTTCCTACAAGGTTCATTTTATTCCTTTTATAGTGCTTCGGTGTCTGCCTTTAAGGTAAGGGCATTTTGTTGCGCTGCCAATGCGGAACCTTTAGCATCGGGTGCGCCAAGGAAATACTCGTTTACGTTATTAGACAAAGCGTCTATTTGTTGGTAAATTTCTACCAATACAGACCCGAGACGTGTTACATAATTTTGAGCAATTTGAACCATTTCATCTCTGTTGCCAAAATTAAGAGTCCCTAGATAATAGTTGGTTTTTTTCATTCTAACATTTGGTACGTTTTCCTGCCCTTTTGGAGCACGTCCTCTTCTTTTTCCCCCAATAATCCAGCTTGTCGGCAAGCCATTATCAGATCCTAAATCACTCGCGCTGTAGTCTCCTGGGATGTCTTCCCCATTCCCAACAGAAAACTCATAAAAATCAATAGCTAAAACTTTACCAGTTTCAAACTCTCTGTTTTTTATACCTATCAAGTAAATCATAGGCTGCTTGTGTCTTTCTATGCTAGCCAAAAGGTTGTTATACGAGGCTTTAATGTATTGAGAGCCGGTTTCAAAGAAAAATTTTAGGCTCATGGGGCGACCATTGTGGTCCATAATATCTGTAACATCTTGGTCGATGCCTCCTTTGGTGTCAATTTGTTTCGCATCTCCACCAAGCAAAGCAGCCATTAGAGATTCAAAAAGAAACCCCCCGGTCATAGGGTTAAAATCATAAACCACAGTGGCTAAAGAATCTAGAAAAACCAAATTAGCTAAAATTTCTGCTACGTCTTTTGTAGAAGCGCAAGCTGCGTCACACTCGGCTACAAAGCTATTCAAAGAGCTTATTTTTTCTGCCAAAGTGCCCCCTTTAATCTTAGAGGTGAACATTTCAATAATCTTTCTATCATCAGAGCCGGGTCTTCCCCATTCTTCAGAAATTCTAAACTTCGGCAATTTTAAAGTAAAAGATTTATCACCTTTATTCTCAACACCTTCCTGCTCGTTCATTGTTTTGGTGTAGTTTAATAGTTCTTCGTCACCAGAAGCGTGAGCCAAGGCAATCATAATATCTTTAATCCCATCGGCACCCAGAATGTTAAACATAGCATCGGTTGCTTCTTCGGGATTGTCACCAATAACCTGAGTTATTTTCTCTTTGGGGCTTTGCTTTTCGCGTCCCATAGCAAGAAGGCGATCAAGCTCATCATCAGTAATCTCTGATAAAGCTCTTTGGACTTCTTCGGTGATAATCTTGTTTAGATGTTCTTTACTTATCTTCATCTTTTTTATTTTTAGGTTCTGGTAAGTATCCCGAGTCCATTGTCTCGTCTACTTCTTCTTCAAGCGCTTCGTCTGGCTTCTCTGTTTTTAAATGTTTATAGTATTCTGGATCTAAATCATAGAACTCTGTGTATTTGTCTTGGACTTGATCAAAAGTCAACCCATCTTTAATAGCTTTTTTAAGTATGCGTTCTTTTCTTTTTACATTCTGGTAGTGGCGAGAGCCTGCTTCAGAATCTTCCAAGCCTTCTTTGAGAACTTTCTCAACTTCTTCTTTAATGATTTCTTTAAGTCTAGATTTTGTGATTTTCATTTTACTTCCTTTTAGCAGCAAGCGCGCTTTTCTCCTGCCTTGCAAGCTTTCTCGCAACAGTGACAGCAGTACTCGCTAAATAGATTTCTTAGTCTGCGTAGAAACTTCTTCATTTTATTATCCTCCCGAGGACACACTAATTAGTCTTCTGATTTCGGTATGCCCTCAAATTCTCTATATTTAAGTAGTCTTTCACTTGGTCTTTTGATTTTTTTAGCGACACCATTTATAACATCGCAATATGATTCCCAATCTTTTATTTCTTGTGCCTCGGGAATGTCTGCTTTATTATAATCACCAAGTTCCAAATATCCAAAGATTTGTTCCAAGGAAGCATCCCTGATAGAAGGAATATTCGAGAGACATTGATGTCTTACTTCTTTTACCTGCTCCCAGGACAAGGTAAACGCCCAAGGCTTATTATTTAGTACAGTCTCACCCTCAAACTCCAAAAAAAAGTTCTTTTTTGAAGAAATTAATCTTCTGTGTTCTCGCAAAAATCCTATGTTATAGATTCCAAAGGGAAAAGCGAAATAAAACATGTCTGGCTTTAACCAGCGACTAATGTTTCTTGTGATTTTATGACAGGTAAAAGCCCCGTGGAGGGAAGCCCAGCCCATTGAGTCTTTATGATTTCTATCATGGACAGAAATAGGGACATAATAGATAGGAATAGGCTTTTGACGAAGGGTTTTGTCGTAGAGAAAGTCATCAAAATGGCGATAAAGCATAACAGGATCTTGGACGTAATCTCCAAGCCGCTTCCTTATAAGAGGCTCTATGTCGTCGCTACAAACAATCCATATTGTTTCGCACCCAGCATACGCACATTCCATTACGGATCGTTCTACGGCTAAATAGTTAGGGGCTATGGGCATCATAACATCCGACCAAGGCATATTGAAATCAAGCGGTGGATGTGAAGCCGGGATAACTCCCGCTAAATGGAAGTTAGGTCCCTGATTCGAGGATCTCTTCTGTACTTCTACCGTCAACTACAATATCTCCACATTCCATGCTTTTTATTTCTGTGACTGGAATAATTTCTCTTCTATTAAGTTCGATCTTTAAAGGTCTGTATACTACTTTACCATTTCTGTCTGTTCCATTTAAGGGACCTTTTATGCCGCTTTGCTTCATCATTGAAAGAACTTTTAAACGGGCATATGTGTCAGAATATTCAGGGTCGTAGAGTTGTTCTTCTGTAAGAAAAGATTCAGCCACAAGATCTTTATTATTATTGTTTCCTGGGTCTCTTTCGTTTGGATAGAATGTTATTTTTCTAACCAAGCTGGAATTATCATCTTCAATCAAATCCACATCGTGTTGAGCGCCTTTATTTACATCAAACCAATCATAAACACGAAAACCCTTTGTGACTTTTTCTGCCTCAAAGGGTAAATCATGGACATTTGTTGTGTCAAAGATGCGTAGTTTATCGTATGATACGCGAAAGACGCGAGCATTCTTGGTTGCTATCTTAAGCGTATTGTTTTCTTCTAAGCGAATAGAAGAAACTTTATCAGCGAACGGGTTTAATCCCTGGAAGGATAGCTTATACGCTAACGCATCAAACAAATCAATCTTCTTGGAACCCTCGGGAAAGGGTTCGCCTATCCCCAGATCATAACCAAAGCTGGTGGCGTCGAAAGTAAAAACGCTGTCCAGAGTATTATTGATGATATAAGAACTTTTTTCATTTGCGTAGATGTGAGCATTTAAGTTGCCTCCTATAACTATCTCTTTCCAATGGAAGAGGTGATTTTTTAGCAGCCGGTGAGTTTCGTCTTCCTCTTTATATTCCTTTGCCATTTCTTTAAAATCCTTAAATGTAAGGGTCTTTCGTAGCATCGTCCCGAAGGTTTAGGATACCTAATAGAGGTAACCCAAGCCGCTATCCATAGTTTCTTTTGTGAACGAAAGCGACATTGTTTCTTCACTTTCTTCAATTGTCTTACAACATGCTTCATCCAAAACTCAGCAGCTTGGTGGGGATTGAAGCGGTCAACGCCGTATTTCTTAACCCAAACCCACTGCTGTAGTATTCCTTGGGCACGAGGATAGCGAGTCTTCTTGGTGTAGTCGCCAAGAGCTTTAGGGTTGTACCCTGATTCGTGACAAGCAGCAGCCAAAAGCATACCTTGTAGCTCGGGAGGTGGATTATGTTTTGCTTCAATCTTGACTAGATCCCATAATAATTTTACGTTAACCTTTTCAGGTTTAGCGTAAGGGCACTTATAAGTTGCCTGGTCTACGATGCTAGCATAATCATCATAAATATCTTGTGGGATATTGTTATCTTGAGGATAACCCCCCATTATTGCTGAAGAAATCAGCGCTGTAAGTAAAGCATTCATAAGAATATTATACTCATAACTAGAATATTCCTTGAGGAAAATCCCGTTTTGAGCTTAATCGAGCGCTCCCATAACATAGTTTTCAAGAATAAGAAACTTTGTTTCTCTATTGATTTCAACTTGTTGAACCATAGAATTGTCAATGATGATTGTTTGGTCTTTTTTTACATTTAATTTGCAATCATCGGCAAAATCTAGAACTTTTGCACTGATATATGGTGAAACTGGCTTATAGTTATCTGGAACTAGCACAAAGCTTTCTTGTTCTGTCTCCTTCGCTATAGGCTGAATCAACAAGTGTCTGTTGAAAGGCTTCATTAGAATACCCCCAAGGTCTTCCTAAGACGGTCATAGATATCCTGTAGTGTATTGAAGTCTTCATCTTTTTGAAGCATTCGGTAAGCACGAACAGCTTGTTTCATTTCATCTTTCGACAGCCAGCCGTTCTCGACATAGTTCTTGCGAAGATCTCGTCGGTGCTCTTTGAAAGGTTCCATCGCTCGTTCATTCTCGTCGAATGCCTTGATGAAATCAACTACATATTCTTCTTTTGTTTTATCTTGATCGGACATTAGTCTCTCCTGTTTAATTTGATACCTTTAATATAAGCACTGTTTTTAATAGTTCAAGTGTTAAATAACTTCACAGCCGCCAGCGGAACATGCTTGTTCGCCTTTGAGATCAGTATTATCCTCCATTTCGACCACTTTTGTTAAGTCAATATTTTTTAAATCTTCCAAAAGTGCTTCATATCGCTCCTTAGAGCAATCTTCAAATGGTGCTTGAACATAAGTTCCTCCATCATGAGGAAGGACTGATAAACCATTATAGGAGGTTCTATTCTCCCACATCCACTCACCTACATCAATCCACTCTGCTTCTTTGATAGAGATGGTGGCAGAGACATTGTGCGTATTCTGCCCTCTAACGTGTCCATTTCGAACCCACTCCTCGCTTACGCCCTTTACCCTTCGTAAGAGCTGAAGAGCGCTCTCAGTGCGTGTAATAGCGCTTTCTGGGGCTTTCTGAGGGATTGATATGACCGCTGTATCGTGAGGTCTGAAATACTCATCTTCAATTAAGTTTTCATGGTTTATCGTAAGATAAGTATAAATTGGCTCATTCTTTCCAACTCTAAGGCGTCTAATGTAGAAATCGTTGTGCCAAGCGTGAATACCGCTGGATGTGCCCAATGTAAGCGACGTGGTTCCAGCAGGTTTTACGCAGGTGGTGCGATTTGCTGGCTTGATGCCTATAAGAGCAGCAACTCTTTTATTTTCTTTTTTTACTGCCTGGGCTGCTTTTTTCATATCAAGTTCTAAAACTTTACCCGAGGCGATGCCAGTCATGGAAACGCCAATTAATGCGTCCTTCTCGGTATTTCTACGCCAAACGTCACGCAAGTAATGGAAGTCGGTGTAGCCTGCCTGTAGGGTGCCAATAAATGCCGCTGCGGTCACTCTGGCTTCATATTCTTCTTGGGTTTCAATGTCGCTGACGTTTACTTCGCAAAGGTTGCAGAACTGATAAGGGCGGAGAGCGATTTCACAGCAAGGGTTAGTTCCCCAGTCTTTATCATTGGTGAAATAAAACCCTGGTTCTCCTGCGCCAGACGCTTTTACGCGGTTCCATAGGTCAATAAAATAATCTTTTGTTATCCTGTGCCTCATTAAGACAACAGAGTTGTTTGCTCGTCCTCTTTGTGGGTTCTTTTCCCACCAATTACCTGTTTTGGCGGCGAGCATTTCATCATCATCGGCACTAAAAAGTGAGATAAGAGCAGCGCGACGAATGCCGCCGGCAAGTACAGCGTCAGCAATATGACAAACAATATCATGGACTTCAATCGTTGAAAGCTGCTCGCCATCTTCTTTCTCACTTAAAATACCTTCTACTTTCAAAAGACACTCTTTAAGAGGCTGTGCTCCTGGAGCCTTTCCGCCTGATGTAAGAAGGCGAGAGCCTTTAGGGCGAATATCAGAGAAATCAAAGCGTAGTTTTGATCCGCCTTGAAAGTAAGTTCGCATAAGAGCTTTAACAGAATCAGCCCATCCTTCAATAGAATCTGCGATTAAGAATCGTCGGGTTCTTTTCGAATTAGGCTTTTGAATTTCTGGTAGTTTCTCAACATGGTGCTTTTGAACGGAGTATCCCACTCCTGTTCCCCCAAGAAGTAGAAACATAGTCTCTGAAAAAGAACGCCAATCGTCAATAGGCAAAAAACAACAATTATAAATACGGTTAGGAGCAACCTCAATGGGTTTACCGCCAAATTGCATAGAGCGCATAGAAGGGAGAACTTTTTTATCATAGACGTATTTATACGCCCGATTTATTTCTTCCTTCAAATCAGGATATTTTTTTAAGTGCATCTTCTTGTTTCTGGTAACAAGTTCTTTCCAAGTTTCTCTTCTTTCTTTCTTGGGCAAATAACGCGCATACTTCATATGCACTGTGATATCTGATAAAATCTGTTTAGTTATGTCCATTGTTAAATCCTTTATTTTTTTCTAAAATTCTTATACTTCTCTTTTAAGTTATTCTTCTCGTCCTGTAAGGATTTTTGATTTAAGCTTTCGATTGTTTCATGGTCTTGAGGAAGAACATTTATTCTTACATTAGATGTATCCATAAAGATTGGATAAACTAAACCGTCTGGACCATTTCTGTTCTTGGCAATAAAAACTCGCCCTGTATTTTCATTTTTATGCTTGATTGTACGGGAAAGAGAGAAGATAAAATCTGCTACAAAGCACTTGCTAAATGCTTCTGAAATGGATTCCATTGTGATTACTTCTGTGTTCAATCCCGACCTATTAGTTTGTGAGACTGTCCATAAAGGACACTCTTGTTCTTGGGCGATTCCTCGCAGTTCTTCGTAAATAGACTCTAGTTCATTTCTTTTTTCTTTAAAGTTTGAAACAGGCTTAAGAAGGTCACCGTAATCGACGATTATCAAGTCAATTTGATGATTTCTTTTCTTAAGTTTGTCCAAGTGAGCGCGGATTGTATTGGTTGAGGCTGTCTTTGTTGGGTATTCTTTAATAATAAGATTTCCTTCCACATCAGAGCAAGTTTCAAACACATGGTCTTTGTATGCTTTTAGATCTCCGATAGGAACACCGCTTAAACAACTGTCATATCTCAGACCAACTACAGGTTCTGTAAGCTCTAGCGTGTAATGAACAACGTTTTTACCTGCTTTGAGTGCTGCTGCTCCTAGATGAACAAGAGCCATAGACTTTCCTGCTCCTGTAGCGGCAATACCTACGCCAAGTTCGCCTTTTCCGAGACCGCCTTTGGTAATCTTATCCATTTCAATCCAGCCAGTGGATACTGGGTGTCTTGGGCGATCAATATATCTAAACTCAAAATCTTTTTTATAGTCATGACCAAATTTGTTATCGGTCCCTAGTTTTAAAGCTTCATCGATAATGGTCTTAATCTCGCCAAAAGAAGAGCGCTGGAGTAAGGCTACTGATTTAATCATCGCCTCTTTGAGCTTTTGCTTTTTACAAAAGTCAAGGGCAGTTTCTTTAATATAATCAACATCTTTGACTTTTGTGGCAATAGAGCGAGCAAAATAATCTCTCAGTTGTTTTTTGATTAAATCACTTTCTTCATCAATCTCAGTTCTGAGTATGGAAGACATTATGTCTTCTGACGGATGGACTCCATACTTGTGGCGGTATCCAAACACTAGACGAACAAATTCTTGTAAATATTTTAACTCAAAAAAGTTAATATCGAGAACCTCTTCCATTTGCTCGGAAAAAGCACGGTCTTCAAATATTAACTGCGACAGGGTTTCTTGGAATGCTTTTCCATAGTTGGAAAAGGTTACATCTTCTTTCATATTGCTTTCCTTTTGTAAGGTATATTATAAGCTCATTTAGAGCGATTTTCAAGGCATATATTATTGAAGAAAGCAAAGAGTTCAGAGAAATTATTTCTCTCCATGTCAAATCCGTCTTTCATCATATGCGCCCTAAATGCAGTTCTATTAAACTTGTATTCTGATTCTGCAAGAGTGCGCCTAACTGCTATCGCTGCTTGAGCACTTAACATGGGGGTTTTAAGTTGCATCATTTTATAGTTTCGCAGAATAACTTGGCGACCCTCTATAACAGAGGGATAGAACTTCAGTTTTGTCTCATTCAACATTTTGTCAGAATATTCTAATAAGTCGCTGATTGAGTATTCTTTTTCTTCTTTTAGAAATGGAAATCTTTTAGCAATGGTCTTTAATCCTGCTCCTGGGATTCCATCTAAGTTGTCGCTTTTGTCACCCGCGATAGATCTAGCCAAAACAAAATTAGTAGGATGAATGTTTTCTTTTTCTAAAACAATTTCTTTTGTTATGGTTTCTGAGCCAATAGGGCGATAAACAATCGTGTCGTCTGTAATAAGTTGCCAAAAGTCTTTATCAGCCGACACAATAATCTTTTTATAGTCTTCAAGGTTGGTAGACTGAACTACCTTTGATATAACATCATCAGCTTCTACTCCTGGGAAACCAAGTTGAATAATGGGTGTCTCGTTCATGTACTCCATTACCCGCATGTTTTGCCATACTTGATTTTGCTGGACTTGGTTTGGGGTCAAAGCTTGGACAGACCTATTAAGCTTTAAAGGCTTGCGACCTTCTTTATATTCTTTCGTTATCTTGCGACGTTTTTGGGAACCACCTTCACCATCCCAACAAGCAACAATCTTTGTTGGGTTTAACTCTCTACAAATCTTTTGAAGGGAACGAAAAAAACCTCTTATGCCTCCAATCGGAGGTCCATTGAGAGATATGGTTGGGTCCATAATATACGACCGCAGAAACAAATTGTTCATGTCGAGAACAATCACTCGTTTATCAGACATTTTTACCTCTTTTTATTTGTCGCGTGCTGGGCGCATCTTGAAAGAAAGAACTCCTGGTACAGAGTTGATTTTCTCTCTTAGCGCCTCGACATACGATTTTAAATCAGCAGGAGGTAAGATCTTCATCTTAAGAGAGGACTTTTCTTTAAGTTCTCCCATTTTTCTAGAATCTCCTCCTGGCGTTACAATAACAACCCCGGAGAAGGCACGAATAGTAGTTAGAATGTCGGAGATCTGATAGTTGGTGCTAATAATAAGTTGAGCATCCAACTTCATTAGATCTTCCTCGGTTGCTTCTACTATCCGTCTATACACTTTTTCTACGATATGATCCATAAGTATAAATAGTTTATTCTTCGTCTATTTCGTAAAAATCTGATGCATTGCCTTCTCTGGTGTCAAACTTCATTATAACCTCTTCATCCATAATTTCAAGGATGCGGTTTTTAAACTTTTCATTCTTAAGTTTGTCCATCCATTTAGCTGCTTGAAACTTTTCAGTCTTGCCGTCTTTGTAAGTTAAAGTATACCAAGCACCCTTAGATTCAATCTGTGGTGCTCCTTTGACGGCTTCAAACCAACTTTCTTCATCTTGGACGCCGATGTTCTCGCCCCACAAGATTTTGAATGTACATTGACGACCTTGAGTTCCAAAGCGGCTTTTCTTTAGCGTACACTTGACTTCTGAACCAATCCTGAAGCCTTTGCTATCGGTAACAAAAGAATTCTTTGCTTTACGAGAAGTCAGCCAAACCCTTAGCGAATAAGTGTAGGGAAGAGTCTTGCCTCCTGGTGTTACATAGGGAGTAGTCAAAGTCTCCGCAATGTTGTTGGTAATGTTGGTCTTAAGCTGATTAAGAACAAGCATGGTGCTTTGAGTATTGGCAATAGGAACTGTAAGTTTCTGCATTCCTTTCGACAAAACTCTTGCTTTTACTGCCATAGAAGACTGAGGATTAAAGTCTCCTTCGATAGTCTTTTCCGTTGGAGTAAGAGCCAGAGAATCCCAGATAAACAACATTTTTTGTTCGTTGTTTACCATAAGCATCTCGATCATTTCCAAGACCTTCTCTACTGAGACTGCTTGAGTATAAACAATATCGTCTACATTACAGCCTGATCTTTCCAAGAAAGTAGAATCAAGCGCAGACTCAGAATCAAAGTAAACAACCTGAATACCCATCTTCTGAGCGTTTGCTGCTACCTGAGCAGCCATATAAGATTTACCAGTTGATTCTAGACCAGCAATCTCTGTTACTTTACCTACTGGAATGCCTGCAAGTTTCCCTCTACAAACAATAGAATCCAACCAGCGTGAGCCAGTTGGAATCCATTCTGTTACATTTGTAGGGTTATCTTTATTAAGATTATGGGAGATTTGCTGTCCAGCAGTTTTATTTAAAAGTCTTCTTATGTCGTCTGGCGACATTTTACCTACTGACATTTATACCTCCTTTATGCTTCAATTTCAATAAGTTCTACTTCAAATGTAAGATTTTTTCCTGCTAGTGGATGATTTAGATCTAGAAGAATCCCTTCATCTGAAATATCTGCGATGCGAGCCATCATTGGCTGTCCCTGTCCATTGTTGCCTTCGACAAAGCCACCGACTTCAATGTCGTTGTCTCCAAAAACATCTTTTGGGAAAAGACGAAAAGCTTCTTCGTGAATAGGTCCATATGCTTCTTCTGGTGCTAGAGTAAAGGTTCTAACCTCACCTTCGCCCATACCAACTACATTTTCATCAAATCCCTTAATCATTAGACCTGCTCCAACCTCAAAGTCAAGGGTAGAGCCTCTATTTTTAGAGTTATCAAATTCTGTTCCATCTTCCAAAGTCCCTTTATAGTGGACTTTAATCTTTGTACCTTTTTCAACTGTACTCATTTTTTTATTCCTTGTGTGTTAAAATAAGGCATCTGTATACCCCATGCCTACCTGCGGGTTTTATTTAAACAGTAAAAGAAAACGTTCCACCGTTTACATTAACTTGCGCTGTCCATCCAGCAAAAGCAGTTTCATAAGCAGAGTTATTAAGAACCTCTTTTGCTGGTGCTGTAAGTGTTGTTGAGAGGGTAGTCCACCCTCGCTTGTGGTCAAAACGTTCCGTGCTTTCCGAAACAAGGTCAGCATCCCAAAAGTTTTCTTTAATTGTTGAGCTAACAAAATCTGTAAACTGACCTGTGCCTCTTTCATAGCCGTTAAGAAGCTCTGAATCTCGCAATTGAGTTAGAGGATTATGTCCGTATTCAGTTGTCACTTCAAGTCCAGAAGTAATAGCTTCTGCTAATTTATCAACTACATTTGTTTCTTCAAGTGCAGTCTCTACATGCGTTTCATTAAAATGAAACACATCTGTACCTTCTTCAAAGGTAAAAGTAACCATAGTTTCTTCATTTACATTTAGTTTTGTTAGATTATCTTTTAAAGTCATTTTATTCCTTTTTGTGTGTGAAAAATGAGGCACCTGTAACCCCGTGCCTCCCTGCGGACAGACTATTTAACCTTCAAGATCTGCGAGCGCGTTGTCAATAGCGTTGGAACCATACTGGCTGGTTCCTTCAGAATCGTTATCGCCTTCGAGATCCATGAACTCATCCAAAATAGTTTGGACTTGTTCAAACGTCTTCTTGTCAAAAGAACCTTCAATATCAGGGATTGACTCAAGAAGAGTTGAAGTTTCATCAGTAGTCTTAGCAAGCTTTGAAGACTTGCGGCGTGGAGTTAGGTTTGTCTGTGGGAATTGTGCTCCCGCAGGCTTGCCATACTGAAGTGTAAGATCAGTTCCCGAATCAACATCGGTAATGTCCCCGTATTCAGGATTTAGAACAAGATTGAGCAGTTGCTCATAGACTTGCTTGCCGTATCCCCAGATACGCACGCCTTTATCTTCCTCTCCTCGAACAAGAACAGGTGAAAAGAAACGTTGTTTAGCAGAGAGGCTTTTAGCCATCTTAATGCTCTCCTCGTCTCCTTCGTTATAAAGGGCGCGAACGAAATCGTCAAGCGGGTCATCCTGTCCATAGTTACGCTTCAGGCTAAGGAAAGCAGGGTTCTTTCCAACGCCGTAATGGAGCCAAAACTCCTTAAAAGGATCGCCATCAGCAGTAGGCACAATACGAATAACCTGTTCGCCGTCTTGAGGACGGAACCACATACTCTTATTGCCACCACCGCGACCGCGATTTTGCAAAGCAGCATACTTTGCTTTCATTTTTTTCATATCAATTGCCATTATATTCTCCTAAAAATTTTATTTATTAAATTTACTAAAAATAAGATTGAATCTCTATATTCTTCGTAAGATCTTCTGTCGTGAATCAACATCACAGTAGTATTATAATCCCTAAAAGCTAGGTTTCAAGTAGAAAGTTTATTTTTGAATAAAAGAAGCGTAGGACAATGAATAGACATAATCATCGTCGTAATTTGTAGGAAAGATTTTATAAGAAACACTTGTGTTCTCGTCTGAAAACTGGTTTACTTGCTGCTTAATCTTTCTGAAAAGGCTTCCGTCCTTCTCTAAACTTTCTTTGTTGATCGCATAGAAAATTGTCTTGTCTCTTGGGTTCTCCAAGTCAAAAAATAGGTTCTCTTGCGATGTTTCAAGGTCTAGCATACCAAATGTGGCTATGCGGCTTGTTGGGTGAAGCCCAAAGAAGTTAGTTTCCAAGGGCTTCGTGTTAGAATAAATGTTTGTCATGTGGATTGTAGATACAAGCAAGTGGTTTAGGTTGTTATAGTAGTTCATAATGGGAACATCACCTAATACTTCTTCTAACTTTGTGTTATCTACGATGAACATGCGTTCTAAAAGACCTGACCGGGCATATTCCTGTAAAATACCGTATACTGCTCTTTCTTGTAGCTTTCTATCGGCTGAAAGCGTGGTTAAATCAGGCTTTATGTAAAGAACGTGGGGCTTTTTCTTTTTTAGAAGCTCTAATAGCCTCAAAGAACAGCCAGAAATGGTTCCAGAGCCACCAATCACCAAAAGGGTGGGTGATTTTGCTTTTTTAAGAAACTCTTCTGCCTTCCTTACTGGAAATGAGCTTTCGTATTTCTCGTGTGTGGTGCGCTTAGGTATTTTAAGGAAGTTATCTTCTTTTCTTGCCTCTGAATCAATGTAATAACAGTCATACTGAGGGTATTGTGAGAAGAATTTTGTTATGTTGCAACCTGCGTTGCCTAATCCTATGATAGTTTCCATTTATACCTATAAAATCTTTCTTAATCTGCCGAAGTTCTTGCCTGTGGAGACATTTACTTTAAAATCTCCAAGGTCTGTTTCTTCGAATGTGTTGATTACTTCTTCTAGCACTTTTCTGTCTTGCCTATTATAATCTAAAACAAGCGAATCGTGAATACAAAAAGCAATCTTTGTCTTTTTTCCTTTAAGTTTCTTGTGAATCTCAATCATTCTTCGCAAGAAAAGGTCTGAAGAAGTTGATTGGATAATGTAGTTTAGTGCCTTGTCTGTTTGTACTTCTATCTTGCGACCGAAAGGCGTATGAACGTGCGTGCCATCGTAATGCTTGGCAATTACATCGTCTCTTTTAAATAGTTCTTCAAGTTTTTTGTTGGATGCTTTTGGATTGTATAGCCAAGCAAAAACAGCCTTTTTCGTTTCTTCCCTAGTTTTTTGCCCCTTAAAGACGTTTTCATTTATCCAGGTATGAATATCTTCTTTTGGTTGTGAAACGCCTGCAAGGGCTAAAAACACCCTTATCTCGGCTGCGTTAAAGTCTAGTTCGATGAAGTCATCGTTGTTAGGGTGAATTACTTGACGATGATCTTTGTCGAGGGTAAGAATAGGGAAGCTATTTCTTTTTGTGGTAAGGCGTCCTGTGATTGTTCCAAAGATATCATAGTTGATATAGGGCTGAAGATGCTTTAACTTTCGAGCGAAGTTGCGCGTCTTTATGGCAGACATTCGGTCTTCTAAGCCATAAGGAACAATATTAAGTTTCTGTGTTTTGATTTCTTCAAGGATTTTGGTTAGATTATAAAGAAAGTCATAGTTGGATGGCTTCTCGTAGTTTTCAAAGACGTGTTCTGAAATTTTATCTTTAAAGAAGCAAAGTTCTTTGAAGTACCTGTCGGGTATAAGAAGGTCCCGGCAAACATCCCTAGTTTCAATCCTAGCTTGCTTGAATGCAGTGTTGAATGCGGCGAACTTCTTTAATAGAGCGCTCCACTCTTCTTTTAAATCCTCGGGGCAAAGGTCGTTTAGGCTCTTGCCGTTCGCATAAAGAAAAGCGCATTCCACGTCAGCATCGCCAATAGAAGGCAACCAGCGCCAAGTTTTGGTAAGATTGTCGAACGAAGGGTCGCGCACAATCTTGCCGTTGAGGCATACAGATACGCACTCCTCTTTGTCATCTAATACTTGAAATAGCATTTATCCTCTTAGTACGAGCTAGAACCACCGCCGCTGGTTGAGCCGCCAGTGATTTGTCCTGTATGGATGTTAGTGGTGGTAGAGAAAGTGTCTTTATCTTTCTTTTTCTTTTCCATGACTTTCTCTGGCTTTCCAGAGTAGATGTTGGTGCTAGGATTTAGCTTTCCATAGTTAAACTTTTCTTTTCTGTTTTTTGGAATGGCTGTTGGGTCAAGTTTAATAAGTCTTTTCTCTACCATATCTAAAGTTTTGCTCAAGCCATATTTCCTATAGAAATTTCCAATCTTCTTGTTTGTTTCTTTTTGCTCTTTTCTTGACATAGTTTTTCCATTCTCTATATTTCTTATAAGGAAATATTTTTCAAGCCAGAACATTTCAGGCATATTTTCAACATCAATTTCTGAAACGTATTCTCTTTTTATAGAGTTTATAAACATCTTTCCTTTTTTATTATAATCAGGGAAACTTTCTTCAGAAAAATTAGTAACGATGCCATTGTAATATTCTCTTGCTGTAAGCTTAAAATCATCGTATTCTGTTTTGTATACCCTATTATAAGCATTATCAAAGACATTTTCAATTGTTAGATTTCTTTGTCTCATATATTTTTTCATATGCGGAGAGTCTAAACGAGCAACGAGTCGCCAAGGAACATTAACATCTAATGACAGACCATGCTCAATCGCTGTTCTAATAAAAAAATCTAAGAACTTATCTTCCAAAAAATCTTTTTTCTTTAAATCGTCATCTGCGCGAATCTTCGAAAACAGGTCTATAGTTAATCCGCTAACCCCAGGAGAAGAAAGGTTGCTTTTCATAAAAGCTGTCTTTGTTACTGGACTGTTCCTAGCTACACCAGCCATAGAAGTAAAATAAAAATCTAGAAACTTTTTAAAATTGCAATACTTCTTTCGCAAGGTTTTATTTCCGAACATTGTTTGATATATAATAGAGTATATGTCTTTCTGATACTGATGATACTCTTGATGTGCGCTAATCCAGGCTCTTTTAGGTAGAAATTTCATGAATCTTGTGCTGTAGTTAGCGATTCCTAGTTTCTCTGTTACTTCATATATAAACTTAACCTTAAAATCTTCGAAAGCGTCAACAACAAAATTTAAACCAAATAAAGTAGTATCTGTTTCGTACTGCTTTAAATGAGACTCATCAAGAATAACAGCATATCCTTCTCTGTCTATTTTTCCATAAAAAGGATTGCCATAAAGAAAGTCTGTCAAGTTTAAATCGTCGTATGCCTGCATGGCAAATTCTTTATACATTGCCCTTTCATTAAAAGCCATTTTCGGATCTAAGTTGTTTTTTGCATAATATTCTTCAACCATTGTTTAAATACCTAAAAGAGTTCTGTCCAGGCTGACGTCGCTTTTCCGATGCCTGATATCCCTTCCATAGCTTGTTGAGCTGCTGCTGCTGCTGCTTGTTCTGGCGTAGGTTTTGGTTTTTTACCTTTTCCTGCGCCTAGCTTTTTGTCCCTAGCATTTTCAGGAGAAGTATACGGCACCCCTTTGTCTTTTATCTCTTCTGTTGGAGCTGGATAGAACGGTCGTTTATTGTCCCCTTTCTTGGCAACACCTGTCTTGATGCCCTCAAGGACAGTCTCATATACTCCTGGTCCAATTCTGGTTTCTACAGAAGCAACATAAAAATAGCCGCCGAGTCCTGTATCCTTAATAACATTTATACCTGCATTGTCTTTTTTCCTGCCAGTTTGACCAATCATGGTTCCCATTGTGGGATCAACAAAAAAAGTATGACCTGGATCGAACAGCGAGTTTCCTATCATTGTTAAAGAACAGTTAAACAATCGAGGGATAAAAGCCGTTGCTTGTGGATTCACTGCTGAAATTCCTTCTAAAAGCAGAGCTTCGGTTTGATGTGGCAATTCTTCTGATTTGAAAGATACATTTTTAACCAATCCTTTTCCTGCTCCAAAATAAAAATGATGTATGTTATCTTGAAGATCAGATTTTCTGTCGTAAGATTGTCTAGTTAGACCTCTAGATCCTAAAAAGACATATTTATAATGCGGTCTCTTGCTTATATCTTTAGAGTTAGCCTTGATATTTGTTTCAAACTGTTGCATTCTAGCTTTGAAGGTATTTTTTGTATATGACCTGCCAAGGTCGCGTTTCTTACCCTTGAAACCAGACAGTTTCCATATTCCTCCAGTACCATCTCCCTTTTTATCTTTTTTACTAAAAGAAGGCATACTGAACAATACAGTTTGAGGAGTAGTTCTTTGTATATCTACTTGCCCTACAAAACAATCTGAGTTGAAATAATCTCTTAAGATGCTTTTTAAAAGACCTTGAATAAAGTTGTATCTAGTCATTTTATACGCCTGTGGGGAGACTAGCTTTTCTACAATATAATTTGAAAAATGAGATAAAGTCAATGGAATATCAGCAATGTTTATAGAATAGAGAACTTGATTTTCTCCTTTGACGATAGGAACAAGAACAGTTCCTAAGATATAGTTGAGTTTTTCAGTGGGTCCCAGATCGTCCTCAACACCGATGTTTCCAGCAAAAAACTTATATGATTTAAAAGACTCTCTAAACACTGCCTGTACAAGATCTCCAAAATAAACAAAATGAATTGGCCAAACATCTTTTGAAGTATCAAAGCCTGCGCCGTGGCTTTTCAAAGCTTCAGTGGCGTTCTTTTTGATTGTACTGCTCATTTTCGATACTTTTTTAGACTTTTCAAACTCATCTCTTAACTTTTGAATTTCTTTTTTTATTTCCTCTTCGGTCTTTTTTTCAAGTGTTAACTTTATCCTCAGTTGACCAATCTTAAGTTTAAGTTGTTCTTCGTCTACATTTGCGTTGTTTTCTTTGACTCCTTTGCTAATACCTCCTTTGACTTTGCTCAAAGTTGTTGCTTTCGAGCCGACGCCTCTTTGAACAGTCCTGGGCGAGTCTCTAAGCATATTAATATCTCTTGTTGGAGACCATTTTAAAACATTTCCATCGGAGCGGGCTCCGAGAAATGCCTTGGGAACGGCGCAAGTATAAATATTTCTGTCCTCGTCAAAAATTGATGATAGAAAGTCAGAAAGTTGATGACGCACGTAATCATCATACTGATTTGCTTTAGCATACAAAACTTCCCTTTTTATAATTTCTTTAAAATTGGCAAGATCTGAGGTTTGTCTTCTGGTCAATACTTTACCAGAGTTTTGCAGTTGCTCTAACTTGCGAAGTTTTTCCACGTTGGTCTTTAGTGTCTGGTTTTGATCTAAAGATTCTTTGCCTGCTATTTGAGCTTGACCAGCGGCAGGAAAAAGTTTATTTTTTGGATTTACCTCTAAAGACCTTTCTATGCCGTAATATCTTGCTATTAACTCTACTTGACCTTCATTTGTGAAATTAAACTCAGAATCATAAGGATTCAAAACATAAGATTTAAATAAAGATTGTTCATTTAAGTTTTTAAAAAACTTTGAATCTTGTTCGTTAAGTTTTTTGATATCTTCGGGGGTTGTCCATCCAACCTCAAGAATAACATTGGCAGATTCTTCTGACATGGATATAACTTGAAGAAAATCAGTATTTTTAGTATTAATAGGAAATACTAGTTCTGCGTAAGAAGCAGGTATTCTTTTTAATTTTTCTTTGTCATTAGAGCCAGCCAGCGAGGCATATTTAGGGTCAACTCCATAAGGAAAAGACACCTTTCCTTTCGGATCGAAAGAAGGAAAGTTTAAAAATATCTCCTGTAATGTATTGAATATAAAAGTAATTTCTACTTCAGTTGTATGCGGGGTATCAAAGTCTTTATCTCCACTGTGTGCTTTGTAGACAATTTCTTTAATACCAGCCCCCATAGAACGACCACCTCCCGCTTGGAGCATGGTTTGTAATGTAGATGTGTTTGTGTGGGTGCTAAATGGACCTTCAACTTCTACTGTATAAGTTTCAAACATTTTCGAGTTAGCTTTTCTAGTTTTTCTTTCTTTATAAAGTTTGATTCTAGGTTGCATCATCGCCAATTGATGTGGCTGGATATTCAGCATCCTATTGATAGTTCTAGGTTTGTAGCCTATCAGATTAAAAATATTTGTGTTTGGACCTGTTATCCTTAGAAATTCATAATTTTTTATATCTTTAGAGCCAAAAGAATGGTGATAGTTTTCAAACTCATCAATCAAGTTCAACATGAAACATTGCATGTTTTTTCTTATTTGTTTGGCAACATTTTTGCTTTTAGCTACTCCAGATGATTTGGCATCTACTTTATCATTCTCTTTTTGAGCATTATCAACTGCTTTCTTAATCTTGGCGAACTTCTCGAACATTTGCCAAATAATATTAATAAGAAACTTAAGGAAATATTTTCCCCACTTTGAGTCTTTTGAAAACGGCTTTGCATCTTTTGGTAGATTTTTAAAGACTCCGTTATTAACGCAATCAATGATATACAGAACCAATCTCATTGACCACATCATCCAAGGTCTATTAACTTGAACTTTGTAGACAGGATCTAAAAGATACCATCGAAGATTTTGGTAAGATTTGCCTTTCTGGAGTATGTTAATTTTTTCGTTCTCAACAGGTATTTCACCATCGCGGGTGCCAAAATCACTTGGGTTTCTTCCCATGCCAAGTTGTCTTGCAAAAATATCATCGACCCATTGCTTAAGCTTAGTTTTATTTTCCAGACTGCCTCCGGCGAATCCTGGACCATGCCTTAATGTGTGAATTATGGTTTCAATATCATGTTTTTGATAACCGCCAGGATACCAAGCTGCTTTAAGGTCGTCCGCACCCCTTGTAAACTCGGCAATATTAAGCATGCTTTCGCCGTTAGTAATCTTATTTTCGTACCATAAGAGAATGTTGGAATCACCGCCATTCCAAGTGCCACCTGCCCATTGTTCAAATTTTGGATTCCCACCTGTTGTCTCGTTTGCGAGATTCCATGCTTCTTTCGACGAATAAGGGGCTCCATTATCGTCCGTAAAAGGATTGTAAGCAGAATAATGAGTTTTATACTTATCCGTCTTGGTTGCAAAAGTGTCCTTAACCCCAGTTTTGCCATGCCCCGTCAGGTTATCAAGTGTCTCCCAGCCTCTGTGAAATTCAAAAGTCTGCTGAACAAGAGGGTCCATGTTCCTTTTTCTTTGAGAATAACTACGAGGTGTCCAATCTTTAATTTCCCCTTTTGCTTCTTTTCTGTATGGAGCACCTCTCCAGCCATGCTGTTCGCCTGCGACTGGTGAGCTATGCCACCAAAAATAGTAATCCTTTTCTACATATTTTAGACACCAGGCATCAAGCCATTTAGGACATTTAGGTCTATCAAAAGAAGGTCTACCTCCGAAAGCTTCATCATTATGACGGCGAATTGGAGTAAAAACAAATGTTCTGTATGGGAAATTCTCTGCTTTACGGGTCCACAGTCCGTAGGTGGCAAGCGTTCCCATCTTGTCGTTGCGAACCATCTTTGCCAAGCCGGGATGGTCGCTTGTGAGTTTCGCCATTGCTGAAGGGTAAGTCTCCCCGCCGCCCAGACTTTCCATTATTCGTACAAGTTTTTGCTCGCCAGAGTTTAGATTACCATATAAGCCGGGTATCTTTATTTGACTGCCGCCGTCGCTCACTACGCTCAATCGACCAGTTAGTTCATTAGCAGCTCCCATGCCATTTACCCCAAATATTTCATCGATGATCTCTTCTTGATTCCACTCGCGTTCGGTGGGTTCAAAGTGCGCCATTCCATCCCACCACTCCATTTTGTTCCAGTATGAAATATAGCCGCTGTTTCCCGCCTTTGACATGGGAGAGTTGGGAAATTGTTTCACTTGTCTTTCCACGGCTTCCCAGAGAAGCTTATAAGACCATGAAATGCATTTTGTCAAATCAATATCGCCAAATGCATCATACATTTTTTTCATTTGTTCGAAAGTTATCCCAGTACAAGCGCCCACTTTACCTTCTGGTCCTATAGTGACTCCGTTTGTTTTGCCGCCAGTTCCGCGAACACTAAAAAAAGTCCAGTCTCTGAACTCTTTGTCGTTGCTGAAAAATTTTGAGGGATCTTTAAGTGACATTTTAACTATACTCTATTAATGATAATACTTCTGTTAGCGGAGTTGGAATCATGATTAAATCACCTGCTTTGCAGTGAGCTTCTGTTGGCTTTTCGTTTACAAGCGCAATCAACCACCAGTATTTTGGTTCATTATAATAGATATTTGCCAACTTGTAAAATCTATCTCCGGTTTTCCAGGTATGCTCCACGAATGTTATAAAATCATAATCATCTTCGCTTAAGGTTGAAATTGTAGGAGTGTCGTATTGTAATATTTTTTTTAGATTTCTCTTAGAAAGAATATTTTCATATTCCTCTGTTGCATTGAAAAATGCATCTCTTGAGTTATTTCTCATTTTTAACCTCCACTTGTCATGCTTTTGACTTTATTTTTGCTTACTTTGTTCTTTATTCCCTTTGATTTGCCATTTTGAGGATTTGTGCCGTCTTCGGGCTCAAGCGAAGCAGGCTTAGAAGTTGGAGATGGTTGCTCTTGTTCTCCATCAGGAGTAAGTCCAGCATTTGGATCAGCAGAGCTAAATCCAGATGTACTGAAATTTGGATCATTTGGATCTCCTGACATAGGAGCGCCGTCAACGACAATGGTTGCGCCGCCATCAACTTTACTTTCGTCGTATGTATTAAGAGCGCCAGCGGCATATGGAAAGTTCAAGCTATTCTTTGATTGAAAGCGCTTGTTAGAATCAAAACCAACAGTATGATCATGAAATATATAAAAACTAAGACTTAATTTTATATTTTTTGGATACATTTTACCATTATCTATAAACATTCCAGGCTCAAAATCTGGAAGAAATGTGACGCCTCCTAGTCTGCAAGTTAATCCACCCGACTTGGCTGTAGAATTAACAGAAGGGCTTGAAGTCAATAGATTACTAAGTTTGACTTTCCATAATGGTGCTCCTTGAAGAACTGGAACTCCAGTAATCGATTCATAAACAGGATAAACTCCTTTTACTAGGTTTTGAACTTTTATCAAATTACTTTTAGCTTCTGCTTCGCTAGAGGCTGGAATGTCTAAAGCAACATTAGCCACTCTTTGAGTGTTTTGGAAAACAGAGAGAGGGTCCATTCTTCCATAGACTACATCTTCTGTCCAGTTTGATGTATATTCATCAGAAAAGTCCGTAAGGAAAGCTTTAAAAACTATTTCCTCTGAAGCTTTTTTCATATAAGTTATAGACCATAGACGAAGAGTCAATCCTTTTTTCTGATTTGCAAAAGAAGTACTCGGATCATTGAAATTTGTTGTAAAATTTTTAAAATCTGCCATTTGTCAATGTCCTCTATTTTAATGATTGAAAGTAACCAGACATACCTGGGTTTATTGACTTGCTTGCTTTCTTGTCCATGAGTTTAAATAACTCGTACTCTCCAATTTTTACAATAATGGGTGCCATTTCCTGTTTTTTCTTAAATGCTGTGTCTACCGCTTTAAGAAGCTTTTCCATTGCTTCCGCCGTATCTGCCTCTGCTGCGAGTCTTAGCTCTTTTACAAGTGTAGTTGTTGCCTCCAAGCCTTCTACTGAAGATTCATCTATTTCTCCCATCGCAGTCACTAGTTTGACAGTGGCTTCCATGCCTTCGCCTTTACCTAAGATATCAATCAAGCCCATAGCCAGCATTAAAGAAGTTAATCCTGGTAAAATCTTTCCGATATTATTTTCTACTGCATCAGAGAATTTATCAAGACCTTCTGTCCAGGACTGCCAGGGTGGATTTGGCATTTTTGCAACTGCCATGAACAGATCAGCCATCGCTCTAAGATCTTCGGTCTTGACAGTAAGTAGCGCGATACCCAAAAGACCCAGCCCAATAGAAAATGCCGCCAAGCCGATCAAAGCCGAAACTCCCGCTACGGCAAAACCAAGCATAGAAGTAACAAGTGCTCCAATTACGGAAACAAAATCTCCCATATCTATGGTTATAAGCTCGGCAAAAGCTTTTCCTAAAAGAAATACTGCGGCAGCTACGCCTCCGAGGGCAAGGGCAAAACCTCCGAAAACAAGAATGCCTTTACCGGCAGCTACAGCCGCAGTTCCTACCGTTTTAATCATTGTAGCAATACCTGCACCAGCGGCAGGTGCGGAAACGGACAAAGCTGCAAAGCCTGCTTTCATTAGAGTAAACAAAGGAGCAAGAAGCCCGCCGAGCATTGTAAGTCCTTTAAGGGCTGCAATAACCCCTATAACATATCCAATCATTTTCTTTGTCTCAGGAGACATAGAAGCAAAAGCTTCGACAATGCTCCTGAACATTTCTATAATTGGTTGAGCAGCCACAAGAAGCTTTTGCAAAGATGCCTTGAGCATTCTCATGATAGGTGTTGCTGATTTTGCAGCTTCTGCCATTTCTTCGTTAGTTACGCCAAGTTCTTCAAACTTCTTTTCCTGTGCATCTGCTGCTCCTGTTACAACCTGCATCATTGTAGCGACATCTGTTTCTAAGGCTGCTGCAAAAGCTTGTTTTCTGTGGCGACCCATTGTCTCAAAACTTTGACCAGATTTATTAAGCTGTTCGGAGAGATATTTAATTTTATCTGCAAAATCTAATCCTACAATCTTTTTCATGTCAATAAGATTTCGACCAAGAAGAGTGTTCAAACGACCAACTGCTGAAGCTGCGCCTCGGAAAGTGTCAAACTTTTTAGCGATGCCGACCAGTTTGTCCATCGAGACACCTGTCTTGTCTGCCAATAAAGCCAAGTTTGTAAACTCTTGACCCATGTTGTCTCCAAACTGTGCTAAATCGCCGCCCATTTGTTGCATTTGTTGCATAAGCTGGTCGCCAGAAGCAGACACTATCTGAGAAAGACCAAAAAGCTGCTTTTGCATGTCAATAGCACCTGTAGCGGATTTCCCCATTGCTTTTGTAGCAAAATCAATAAACTGTGCTGAGTTTTCTGTTGCAATGCCAAGAGCTTCAAATTGATTTGTCGCTTTCAAAACTTCCGCTTGAGTTTCCATAGTAAGGTTTCTAAAACCAGAGATTTGACTTCTTAACTTGCCAAGATTAGCAGTGTTTTCTTCAATGGTCATCCCAAACTTGTGTTGTTCTTCTGAGATCTCCGCGACAACTTTTTTGTCTTCTGACGTCATTGAAGTTCCGACAGTCTTAACAAAATCTGCTTGAGCTTGATCGATAGAGAAAATAGCCTGGGCTGTTATTTGAGCCATACTAGCAGCTAAAGAACCAACTATATTTCCAATGGTGAACTGCTTTTTGAATGTTTCGCCCAGTTTTTTGAACATATCTCCTAGAGATAAGCCTTCTTTCTTAGCTTTTAGGAATTGTCCAATAATACCTCTTTTCCAGGCATCACCAACGCCAGTCACTCTAAGAAGAAGAGAAGAAAAGCCGTCTTGCAAGTCTTCCATTGCGTCGTTTTGTTTTTGACCTATCTTAAGCAAAGCTTTTTTGGTGCCAAGCTCTTTTGCGGCTCCTTCAGCAATCTTCTCCGCTGCTTTTAAGCGGTCCTGCTCATCTTCTGTGAGTTCTTTTCCGAGATCTACTTTTTCTGTGAGGAGTTTGACCTGTTTAGCTGATTCATCAAAAAGCTGCTTTTGAACATCATACTCTTCTTGAAGCTTGTCTAAATCGTTTCGCTGTGCTTCTGTTATTTCTGACTTCTTGCCAGCTATATCGTTATAAGCATCTCTAATGGTATCCAGCAAAGCTTTTTCTTTTTGAAGAGCAGCGACTCTCTGGACCACACTTTCTACATCTGTTTCTTCAGCCATTTAAACTCTCCTTATTTAAACGGCCACTTTAAACCTGTTGTTTGCTCAAACTTCTTTACGGCAGCGTCTAGCTTGTATTTGCTATCATAGGTTCTCTTGTCTCCAAGACCATGATTCTTGTATGCATTCATATACCTTCTTTCATTTTTCAAAGCGCTCATAAAGGAATTAACCTCAGACTGAGTTCCTCTTACTTTGGAAGGAAAGAATACATTTTCTCCAAATGTCCATTTCATGATAGTCTTTATCCATTCACCAAAAGCTGCAAGGATTGTTTCGTTAAGCTCGCCTTTGCGCTTGGCTCCTAGATCAATGATTTGTGTTGCAAGTTCATTTTCTTCTTTCATGATATGGAATCCCTATGATTATTAGTAATTAGTGTTTTAATAAAAATAATGCTCTCTTGAAAACAAGAGAGCATTTATAGATTTATCTATTCTTTTTTCTAGCCTTTTCAATATCTTCTTTTTCTTTGAGGAATTGTTTGTTAAGGCGAGCCAAGAACCATTTTCTTAGAACTACAGGAAGGTTGTATGCCTCGATAAAGCTCCACCCTCCGTGGTATTTAAGATTAAAAATCTCTTCATACACCAGTTCAGCTTGTTCTTCCCTTAGGCCAAAAAAACTCCGCAGTCAGCGGGACCTCCAGTGTGTCCTCATGTCCACAGTTTTGACATTCAAAAGGATATTTCATGTCCAAGTTTGGATTGATATTTGAATAAGCATTACGAATGTAGCGAGAATCTAAAGCAGGTAAAAATTCAATAAGTCTTTCAATATCTGATTCCTTGCGGCTTCCGTTAACGGCTACAATCATAGACTTCATTTGTGTTACCAAGCTTGTTTCTTCTTGTGTGTGTTTTTTTCTTTTCTTTGTTCTTTGAGCAATAGAAAGTTCGTCGCGACCTGTCAAGAGCTTAACAGTTACTGTTACTTTTGTCTTGGGTACAATAATATCATACTCGCCATCGTTTTTTCCTTCAGCAACTTCATATCCATTAGCGGAAGCAACGCCACCTGGATTGATATTCAAGTTAGAAAGATCAACCTCCCACTTGTCTTGAGCCATGCAAGCAGGGCATACAGTTTGAGCCTTGTATTCAGGACCATACCCAGTAACTCTGGATGCAATAATAATAGCATTTCTATCTCCGATAAGAAGATGTTGTGGATCGATTGTTTTATCGATGATAATGCTTCTTAAAAGCCTTTCAACTGTAAGTCCTTTTTTGACAAGAGAAGGAGAAGTTAGAATGTCTTCTTCCTTTGCAGTCATGTATTTAATTTCAATCGTTTCTTGATTGTATAAAGGATGGTTTTCAGAGTAGTATCGCCCCCCTGAAGGCAGCTCTACGTGTTCCGTAGGCATAGAGAAGGATAACCCTTGTGATCCTCCTTCAACGGCAGCTACAGGGGCGTCTGCGCCGCCGTCAGGGGTTGTATTATCGTCCAACCCGAGACGATCAGAATTATTTCTAGACATTTATACCTCTATTGTGGTTTGGAAGTAGGAGATTTGTCTCCTTTAACATCGATAGTAGCATAATCATATCTAACTGTTAAAGTAATTTCTACCATGTCTTCTGTGTCATAAGCTAAATCACCGAAGGTAACATTCTTAATCCAAGGATTAATCAAGGTCCAAGTTTCTAAAATATCGCTGTTATCTTGTCCAAGTTGCTTAAGTTTAACCTGTCCACCAAGAGCGCTGACAGCACTAGACTTCATGATTGTATTAGAAGCAGAGCGAACATCTGTAGGTAAGTAATAACCAGAGTTTTGCAAAGCCTTAACAAGAGCTTGAGAAGCATCATTTGGGTAAGAAGGGTCAACTAATGTAATGTCAATAGTTTGCCATTGAACACGACCAGGGTAATAAAAGGTATGATTAATAAAGTTATGTGGGGTTTCCGTAATTTCAAAGCTTGGCTTATTTGCGGATTTAGCATACCATTCCTGCAATCCTACTACGTTTTGACCGTTTTGTTGTTGTACGTTGTTTCCAAAAGAAACGAGCCATCTAAATGATCTTTTTGGATCAACTATAGCTCCTCCTTGTCCACCCCAAAATCCTTTCGCTGCCATGTTATGTTTTCTCCTTTATATTAAATAGGTATTAAGTGTTTTTTAGTCCTCAAAAGATGCGCCTGTATTTGTGATATTAAAGTCAATCGCAATATACTCGATGGCGCGGGCTGGCTTGAGGAAGATTTTAGCATACATGATATTTCTATCAATCAAATCTGGCGTTGTTGTAGTTTCATCAAGTACAACTTTAAAATCAGTCAAGCCAAAGTCAGTTTTAATACCTTCTAAGAAAGGATCAACCTGAGCTAAGAAACGATCCCATGTTGCAGGAACGTTCTGGTCAAAAAGAAGACCATTAGAAATTCTAGAGATTTGCTTTTTAACGAAAATCATGAGCCTTCTAACATTGATTCTATCAAGAGCAGAACGAGTCACCTGAAGTGTCTTTTGACCGAAAATAACGATCCCTTCTGCTGGGAAAGAAGCAATAGGATTGATGTTCGCTTCGTAAAGATCATCTCTTTGTTTAGATGTAAGCTTGTCTCTTACTCCAATGATAGGGATACCAGCGGAGCCTTCTGTAAGACCGCCGCGATTGAATCCAGCAGGAGCAAACCAAAGTCTTGTTGCGCTTTCAGAGCTAGAGAAAGTTCCCAAAGCTGCAATAGAAGGTGGTGCCCATAAAATTCTATCATTAACCGTGTCTCTCATTTGAACCCAAGGGAAGTAAGTACAAGCATAGCTTGAGTTAAGTCCTCTTGTCTTGAGTGCATCGATTGCATTTTTTGCTGTATAACGTCGAGCTGCGTAAGAGTTCGCAGATCCTCCATCGACCGCTGGTACATATGCGCTAGGTATATCAATAACTGCCAATGAGTCGCCTCTGTCTTCACAGACACTGATCAAGTAGTCGTTTAGAGCAGTGTTAGTGATACCGGGCATTGCTGCTAAGTTATACTCTACAACTTCTGCGTCAGAGATAGAATCAACAGCCTTCTTTACACTGTAATAAGCATAGCTTGATGTTTCTGTTGCATCTCCACTAAGAGCATCTGTATTGTTAAATGGCTCTTTTTCATAAATATCAAGACCATCATTTCCGCCGTGTAGGACGGTTGTGAAAGAGTTGAAACCTTCATCAAGTACAGAAGTATATGAGCTAGAAATAGCTGTAATAGAGTTTCCTGCTGCTCTTGAGCCAGAAACGTACAAGGCGTCTGGTGTGATGTCACCGCCAGTTCCTGTGCCGCCCTGACGAGAGATATCATCAAGAGAGAAGATCCAACTGTAAGCTGTGGCACCGTTATTTGAAACAGAGAAGTCATCAATATCTTTTGCTTTAGGTTGTAATACATCTTGAGTACCAAAGTTATAAGTACTAAACCCGTCAGCACCCAGTGATGTATCTACTCCGAAATAAGCACTCTTAGGAGATTGAACTCTTCCGTCAGAGCTACTAATTCTCAAGTAAGTTCTTGGGAATTCCAACGAAGCAGTAAATGCGTAAGATAATGTCGAACTGCCGTTGGTGCAGGTGAGTGGGAAATAAAGAAATCCAGTGTCTCTATTGAGAGCGTTTCTACCACCTGGGTAAGAAGCACCAGAAGCAGGATAAGCCATTCGTGGAGCAGATGCGACCGTTTCCTGCGTGAAGCTGTTAATAGCTGTCAAGTGAGAACCACTAGTAAACTGAATAGTTTGATGTCGAGGTGGTCCATATACACCAAACGGCAGTAGTCTTTCATCAGTTGTCTTGTTGTTGACATCGGGATTAATTTCTACGCGAATGAACCTAGATTGATTGGCGTAGTCGCCATATTCAGTGTACCGATTATTTGTTGTATCCCACGTTTGATATCTGTCACCGATTTTCTTTGCAACATAATCAGGGGAGTCGGGGTTTAAGTTACAGTTATTGAACTGTTCAATAATCTGAACTGCCGAGTCTAAATCGTCGATTCTTCTTAGTTCAACGGTAAATGTTCCATATGGATTAGAGTCATTAGAAGAGGCTCTTACGCTTGAAATAGATACCTTAAGGTTCTTTGTATCCCATGCGCCTGTGTCAAGAGCATGAATCTTGAAAAGCTTTTGCTGCTTTTGAGGGCTGTAGTTGTTTGCGACAGGAGCAGCAAGAGTAGAACCATTGATAGTATTTAAGTCCTGCGAAAAGAACCAGCCTGTTTGAGCGGCTTGAGAAGCTTTCCTGTGGTCTCCCTGTTCAATTGAAGTGGCAGAATTTTGAAGCTTCAGCGGAACAATTGCTCCATAAGCTCCAACCGAGGAGGCTTGCTTTACTCCATTCGACTTAAATGCTTCAGCAGAGTGTCTTTCAAAAGTCTCTCCAAGGAAATAAGTCACGCTATTGTCTGTGACGCGAGTCCAAGACTTAGAAGGAGATGTATTAAAAACGTTTCTAATGTACTTGTCGGAGTTTTTATCCAAAGAGAATGTGAGTTTATCAACAACTTCTTGTGAAGAGTTGAAAATTTCAGCGGTAAATGCCTTTTCACCAGAAAGGCTAGCAATAAGAGCACCTGCACTAGATGTGTTGTGGGCTACGTCTGTTGAGGTGGGATCAAAACCAGCAATAGAACCGGAAAGACCAATGTATCCCGAGTTACAATAGAAAATAGCTGCAAGAGATCCAGTATAATTATTACGGGAATCGGCGTGGACTGCTGCGATGTGAGCTACATTACCGGAGGGGAAAATGAAAAGACCATATGCGCCACCGCCGTCCTGAGCCATTCCGTTGAAGGTACCGTCTGTGTCTCTAGTATACCAACCAGCTTCGCCACCAGAGGTTTTTTTAGGGTGCTCATCACCAAGGAGACGAACAAAAGTAATAGGGCTATTGTTTCTTAGCCAAGCTTGTGCTGCATAAACAGCATAAAGTGGAGCAGAGCTATCTCCTGCTCGCCATGCATCTGTTTGTGTTCCTACTGCTGTAGGGTTTCCAAAAATGTTAATAAATTCGGAAAAAGAATCTACTTGTACTGGGCGGAGACCAGGACCTCTTTGTGCGCGTCCAATGAGGACTGGACCTGGGTCGGCTGGTGCTTCTGTTATTTGAGAGTTGTCGATTTCAGAGACAAAAACTCCGGGGGAAACAAATTTATACTTTTTAACTGACATCCTTTATTCTCCTATTACTCTAGATTTAGGGTGAATATAATTTCATTCTCTTATAAATAGTTAGTGAAAACGCCAAAATACTTTTTAAGGTTTATAAAATCCGTCGTCGCCAAGTGGCTCGGGAATATCTCCAAAAATAACGTGTTCTCTGGGGAAACGTACTTCGACTGCACTTTGTCTTTTCACTATTTTAGGTGTCTCTTGGTTTTTATCTTCACCTATTAAATAACCTAATATTCTAATGTTAATATCGGTCATGAACTTTCTTTCTTGATCTTGTAGATCGCTTACTGAGTTGTTTGCGGCGAAATCAGACTCTATAAACCCTTCGTACATGTGGTCGTTTCTTTTAAGTTGGAAATAATTTATTCCGCCTGGGGTTGTTATAAACGGTGTCATAATATCATTCATTTGCTGTTGATACTCTGTTGTGATTGAAACAGTATAGTTAACAGTTATATATACAGGAAGGGGTACTGTATAAGTTTCATAGACAATCTTTTCATTTTGCTTCTTTGTTTTAAAGTTTACTTGATTAAATCTTCTCTTGGCATCTGCATTTGCAAATTCTGAAGTTTTCTTGTGATTTATTCTTCTTGCAACGGTTATAGATCCTTTTTTTTCATCGTTAACCGGAGGTATATTTGCATATATAGAGCCTTTTTGTGTCAAATCTTTTGTAATAGAGTTTCTTTCCAAGGTCATTAAAGGATAAATAATAGCCCCATTGTCATCACGCAAATCTTTATGTTGTTTAATTTGAGCGGCTCTTTCTGCTGCGACCCAGATAACAGGGACTTTTTTGAAACCTTTGTTAGTTTCTGTGTGGATATCAAGAGTATTGTTAAGATAATCAAGCATAGCTGCATCGATGTCTTCTATTGTAGAAGGCATTAACAATTCTTCTCTAACGTTTGGATCTTTACTGGGCATCGAATAAACCTCTTCTGGACTTAATACAAGCTGCGGAAACTTCCAAGCTCTTTCCTGCTTGACCGAAAATCTCTCTTGGCTCGGACAGGGTTGCAATCTCGTAATAATCATCATCGTAAAGGACAAAATCGCCTTCACGAACATATAAATCTTGGTCGTCTGTTAGTCTTCTTTTGTGGAAATGGACTGTGATTGAGTAAACTTTATCTAAGCCATGCTTTTCAGTTGTTGTCTCGACGCCACCAAACTCAACCAGTGCATACACTCTAATAGGAGATAAGAAATTTTTATTTATTGCCTCGCCGTAGATAGGATGGTAGTTTGTATGTTCTTGGCTTATAGGATAATAAAGAATTTGTTGTCCAATGACTCGCTCAATAAGCTCATCATTAACTTGCTTTACAAGATCTCGCTCTTTTTCTCCTAGAAAAAGTGGAGGAGGTGGCTGATCTGGCTGGGTCCATTTATCTTTAGGCACAAATCATCCTCCTATCCTTGGAAAATACCGACAGGTATCTTCTGCATTGTTTCTAGTGCAGTTGTTGTAATATTGTTTTGTTTCTCACTGAGCTTTTCGTATGTAAGCTCATCTAGAACTGTCTTGAGTTCTTCTCTGAGTGTTTCTTTCTCTGATTGAGCCTGAGATAAAAGATCAGACGCATTTAGAGTGACATCATTACCTGGGATGGGTATAGAGCCGAACTTCCCTCGGACTTGTCCAAGAGTTTCTTTAGATATTGCAAGAGCAAATCTTCTAATCCATTGTTTACCTATAGAGTTGATACTGTTATATGGAAGGTTGGAGAAAGGAAGCGTGTTCATGTTATTAACGCCTGTTAAGCCACTATCTGCGGTGTCATCTTCAGTCCAAGGGTCGTATTTAACCGTAAACTCAATCCAAAACCTTTCTGGGAAATTTTCAGTCTCTGGTGGAGGGAATATTCTTAATCGATTGTTCTTAATTTCAAAAGAATATTGTGATGTTCTTGTATAGATTGCATCTTCGTAAGCCATTGCTTGAAGTTTATTCTGCCATGTTGGAACTACTTCAAATTGTGAATCGTCTGCGAACTGACCATAAGTAGACATGTTGCCGATGGTATTTAATCCACCGTAGTAGCTGTAAAATCTCCACTGAGCATATGGTGTTTTATAATAAACTTTTCTAATGGTCACTCTTTTATTGCCAACTTTATCAAAATAAAGAGCATCTGTATCTGTTGCAGCGGAAGAAGAGATAAGATTTTGAAGATCGTAATCTTGTTGATCTGTTACGACGTCGAAGGAAGCAGAATAAATTGGCAAATCCCCCCCGATTCCGACCTCTGTAGACGTTTTCTTGCCTACTCTAAGGGCATAGTCAAAAGAAAACTCAGGATACTGTAGAGAGGCTGTAATGCCAAACAGAGCGGAATCTGACGTTTGTTGTCCGTCTTGATCAAAAGTTCCTGTGGCGGCTCCAAGGGCATTAGGTAAAGAATTCTTAGCTTGATGGATATTCACCAAATAAGAATATTCCAAAACAGCGTCTTCATAGTGAGAATAGACATCTTCCTCTGTGAGTTCAATATCTAATACTGCTCCACCGAGTTTTCTGTAAGTGTAAGTTACTTGGTCTGAAGCACCTGAAATAAAGCTAACGTCATAAAGATCAGAAGTGTTATCAACATACACTCCTAAAGCATATAAAGAGCCTGATGCGGCAGTATCAGTGTTGCCAGTCGCAGGTAATATTACCTTTGACATTTGGCTAGCGGGAGTAAGTGTAGGGGACGCCATTAATATTATTCTCCTATATCAGAGTAAATAGTATAGAAAAACACATAATGGTAAAAAACACCCTTTTAACTAACCAACTTACTTTTTCTTTTTCTTAGCAGGTTTCAAAGCTTCTTTTGATACGGGCTTAAGAGCAGGCTTTTTCTTTTCTGCCTTGGGAGCAGCCTTTTTAGCTGCTACTGGTTTTGGAGCAGGCTTTAGCTCTGGCTTCTTTGCTTCTACTGGTTTTGGAGTAGGCTTTTTGGCTTCTACTGGTTTTGGAGTAGGAGCTTCTGCTGTAATTTCTTCTACTTGATTAAGGCGGCTTCGTGGATGACCGGCATATTTGGGGTTAAACATTTGTTTTCTTTTCTTACCCATTATAAATCTCCTTGGATGTTATAAATAGTTGTAAATAAACCAAAAAACATAAAAAAACCCCCTTCCGAAGAAGAGGGCTTTTGACAAGAGACAAGCAAGAATCAAGTTGGAGCAAACTGTACTGGGCTTTCAGTCATACCTGAAGCATACCAGTTGGTTCCATCGCAGACAACATCAACACGGTCGCCAGGGATTGCAGAAGCGTTAAATTTAATCTGTGTCCCGGCGCTGTTTTTTTGCTGGCTAACAGCAGGTCCAGCTTCTCTAACTGCGGTGACCATGCCTTTCAGCACAGTGGCACCGCCGTTAATAATGTGTTGTTGTGCAGAAGTCACAATAAAAGTAAACTTCAAACCAGACTGAACTGCTGGTAAAGTTGCAGTAGCTGCTGAACCGCCTCCAAGAAAAACAACGGCTCCAGAGTCGTCTGCTGTAAGAACTTGAGTTGTTGCGGTGATTGTGATCACTTTGTGTGCATCCCCAACAATGACTGCTTGGTTCATTTGAAGTTCTCTTTTCAAATTTTCAATTAATGCTTGCGTTCTCGCAAGTCCTATTCTTTTGGTTCCCATAGTTTAAAATCCTCCCTTGGTTATACCATTTATAATCATATCAAAAACTATATGGTGTAGGTTTTCCCTACGATGTAAGTAGTTTCTTTAATCTTCAAACATAAAAAAACCCCGGTGGAATTCACCACCGAGGCTCTTTTTTAACGAAACGCTAAGTCTTAGCTACCGGACTCACCAAGGAGACCACGTACAATAACAAGACCGTACATATCAGGACGTACCATCTTCTTCGCGTAACGGGTCATGACACCCTTACGTGGTACGAAGTCTTCCGTACCGAAGATAGTTGGTGTTACCTGGAGAGGTACATATGGAGCGTAGACATATCCAGATTCGAGGAATCCAGAACCTCTGCGACCAACAAGAACAACGTTACGTGGGAAGTATGGGTCAACATGGACATCCCACTTGTTATTTAGAGTACCTGTCTTAACAGCGCCGATTGTGCCTTTGGCATCATCAGCAGTCACTGTAGCGCGGAAGCCGGCTGTGAACTCCATCACGTTAGCAACTTCTGGTCCACAAACAACAAAGTTTGCGCCACCGCGAAGTGTCTTACGGTGAATCTGAGCACTTACGTCATTGATGGTTTCGAGAAGTGTCTCGTACCATTCGCTAACTGTACCAGTGAAGTCAGGAGCAGCAGCAGAAGCTCCAATTTCAGCACCAGTTGTGCGATTAACGAAGAGACCGGGGGAGCGGCTCCAGTAGTAAGTACCAGCTTTGGCACCCTTAACGAGGTCTTCGAGGATCTCTTGATCGATTTCAAGAGCAACCTGCTCAGAAAGAATGCTTGTAAGTTCAACTTCAGCATCGAGGTTGTGGTAAGCATTCAAGTCTTGACCTAATTCTGGTGTCCACTTAGCTTTGAGCTTCTTGGTCATTGCTGTAACGGCAACAGAGTCAACTTTGATGTCAATCTCTGGAATACCAGTATTAGCTTCGAGTTCCCAAGCAGTAGCACCGACAACAGAACCAATTGCTGTACTAGCAGTGAAGTTGTCATCAATGTTGTACTGAAGCCCTACAAGTGTTGCTGCACCAGTTAAGTTACCCATAAGAGAGGTGCCTGCTCCATTATCGAACGGAGTGGTGCCAGCAGCCTGAGCAAAGGTAAGCTGAAGTCTGAAGTTTGATGTGGAAGGATCGTCGGATGAAGATCCTGTCGCAACTGTTGTCAAACGACGAACAAGCTTTGCCGTAGTGCCGAGTCTAGTTTCAATCATTGGAACAAGGTTTTTAACATTAAGTTGTTCCATGTTTCCAGCAGTAGAACCTGTTGTCTCAACAACAACGACCAAAGAACCAGACAAGTCAGGGTCGAAACGAACGAGCTTGTCAAGCTTATCTTGAGCAGCTTGGTTTAGATGCGGGAATGTTCCAGCAGCAGAACCAACAGAACCAGAAGCAATAACCACTAAAGTTCCACCAGCAATATCGTGAGAGCCAGTTGGGGAAGCGTAGCCATTGTTCAAGTTGTAAGCACCTTTGGAAGCGTTATCGCCTTCAAGGTTAACACCACCTGTCAATTGACTTGCAACAACTCCACCACCGTAGAGGGAGTCACCTGCATCAAAATCAAGCTTAGGTGTTTCATCGGAAACTTGAAAGTCCAAGAAGAAAATGAGACCAGAAGGGAGGCTCATTGGCTGGACGGATACAAGATCATTCGCGATAAGACCACCGAATACGCGGCGGACAATTGGGAAAGCAACAGAAGCGAAACCTTCCACATCTCCAGCAGCCATGCTAGAGGATTCTTTAAGCAACTGAGCTGCTTGGTTTTCTAGAAGACGAGCCATTCCTTGACGCTTATTCTCGTCAGTAATTCCTTCAAGAAGTCCGGTGCGCTCCCACTTTTCGAGGAGGGCATCTCCTTCTTGCTGAAGGTTGCGTGTTTGAATACCTTCAGTAAGTTTTTGTAAAACAGACATTATTTAAATTCTCCTTATTATTTTAGTTTGTTTTTATAGACCTGCTAAAATTTTCCATCGATCAGTAGCAGAAGAAGATTTATCTTGCTTCTTTTCTGTCTTTGGCAAATAAGTTGAAGAACTTTTTGTAACCGCTTCGCTCAGTGATTGTGGCTGTTTTACATTAGCAGAAGTGCCCACTGCGCTTTGAAGAGTCTCAAAGATAATCTTTGCTTCTTCAACAGAACCGGCTTTAGACAACGCTTCGACAATTTTAATCTTTTGTCGCTCATTCAAGGAGGTGTTTGTTAAAACCTTGTTCGTATATAACAATCGTGCATTAGCAGTAGCAGTTTCTTTCAAAACTCCATGCACCTTGTTAAGTGTTTCGTTTAGTTTTTTATTTCGTGCTTTGAGTTCTTTATTCTCATTTGTAGCTTCTTTTGTTTTTTCAATTTCTTTTCTAAGAGTTTCTTGATACTCTTCTGTACCAGCTTCAGCGGGCTTAGATTCTGACCAACCTGCTTTTGGAAGAGGATCTGCAATGTCTACTGTAACTTCTTCTGTAAGATCTGCAAGAACTTCGGAAACAATGTCAGCAATATTATCTTCGGAGATTTCAACTTCTGCTTCTATTGTCTCTTCGTTTACTTCCTTTTCTTTTGCAGCTTTTTTCATCGGCTCTTCTTTATCTCCATCTTTATCAAGATCTAAAAAATCCGGTTTTGATTCTTCTTCGAGTTCTTCCTCTGTTTCTAGGAGAGATTCCAAAGCAGCTTCATCAAGTTCAATTTCTTCATCCATTGATTCATCATCTTCTGGTACGATTTCTTCCGCGACTTCTTCTCTGTCTAACATCTCAGAAACATCTAGACCTTCGTCTTCTTCTTCATTCTTCATGGCATCTAGAAGATCTGTAAGATCAAGAACAACTTCTTCTTTGTCTTCCTTGTCAGGACACGGACAGTCATCATCATGCTCATGGTCGTCATCTGCGGCTGCGTGTTGTACTTGGTCAAGTACGTCTGTTGGCTTTTCGTCTTCTTCCTCTTCTTCGTTAAGAGTGGTTGTGTTTAAAATCTCTTCTACTGCTTCTTTAATTTGGGTAGAATACTTTTCGATAACGGCGGCTTCAGCGTTCTTAAGAGCAACTTCTCTTAAGGCTTCAGCATCAATGATGGCTTGTTCGAGCATAGATGACATTTTGTTCTCCTCCGAATAGAATTAGTCTCTAATAAATAGTATCTCATTGTTCTAAAAGACTTAAATGAAAAATTTTATAAAATGTCGCATAAAAAAACCGGGAGGTGGTGTTCCTCCCGGCATAAACCTACCGGGGGATAAACCCCCGGCAGGAATAAAAATAGTAGTTATTGCTACTTGTCTTCTAAGAGGCTAGGTTGCTCAGAAGTAAGATTTAAAACTACATTTTGTAGCTTTTCAATCTCAGACTGCTGTTGCTTCATAGCTTCAACGAGGACAGAAGTTAAACGACCGTAGTCAATACCTTCTGCGCGTCCGTCTTTACCGAAAGACACAACTTCAGGAACGATTGCTCCAACTTCTTCAGCGATAAACCCGACGTCAGCCTGTCCAGTTCCTTTCCAATCGTAAGTAACACCACGAAGAGACTTCACAGTATCAATTGGATTCTTAACTGTTTGGACATTAGTCTTGTGACGAGCAGATGAGTAAGTAACCCAAGCACGAGCACGAGCGTCTCCAGTTGTTGGAAGCTGTAAAAGGTAGCCGTCAGCATTTGCTGTACCAGCGACAGAAATACCACCAGCAGTTGTAAGTGTTAATCCACCAGTAGCGGATTCAACTTCATCAACATAAGCAGTAGACCACTGAAGTGCGGAAGATCCGAGAGCGCGGGCGCTATCAGAAGAAGGCACTAAGTCAGAGTCAAAACGACCTGTAGCTGTGATAGTATCAGTTGAAGCATCACCGAGGTCAACGTCTCCACCAGCAACAAGGCTTGTGAAAGTACCAGCAGCCGCGCTGTTAGCACCGATTACTGTTCCGTCGATTGCACCGGAGTCAACATTGATGTTTGTAATAGCTTGGCTATTTGCATCAAGTGCCTGTCCAAGTGAGTCAGCGTGAAGGACCTTAATGTGACCTTGAGACCAGCGGTAAGTTGGGGCACCAAGCATGACAGCATCGTCAGTCAAAGGAGCAGCCATTTTACCAAAACCAATTCCTTCTTGGGAATCAGTTGTAGTAAATCTCATGTACTCGTTACCGGCTTCTGCGATAGAAAGAGCAGAAGCTAAGTTGTCTGTCAAAGACATTTTGTTTAAGCCAGTGTTGCCACCGAACTGAATGTCAAGACCAACAGCAGCATCATCTACGCTAACGCTGTCGCAGTTAATATCTCCGACGTTAGTGATGTTGTTGTCACCCATGCTAAGGTTGTTTGCAAGAGTATCAAGACCAGACTCAATGTAAGTCATGACACGAGACATTGCAGACTTGCGGTTGGTTCCACCAGCACCGTCATCAACCATGATCAAGTCAGCATCTACAAGAGCATCGCCGATGTCTGTGGCTCCGTCGATGTCGAGGTTAGCAACTGCGAAAGCACCGTCGTTGCAATCGAGAGTTGTAAATGTACCAGCAGCAGCGGAGTTAGCACCGATGACGGCTCCATCAATAGCACCAGAATCAACATTAATGTTTGTGATAGCTTGGCTGTTTGCGTCAAGAGCAGCGCCTAGTTGGTCAGCTTGGAGGCTGTCGATGTAAGCAACACCATCGAGGTAGAGATCTTTAAACTCAGCACCAGAAGCACCAAGGTCTACATCGTTGTCAGTCTCTGGACGAAGAACACCGTCTTGTAGACGCATTTCTGTGGTAGAACCAATGTTAAAGTCTAGAGCGGAATTGCTGTGGTCGTAAAGAATAGCAGCAGCAGCGGAGCCACCGAGCTTTGTTCCACCGAACTGAAGACCGCCGCCGTCCATGTTAGCAGCAGAGCCAGAGTTACCAGCAATAATGAGGAAGTCAGAAACTTCTAAAGAGTTCTGTGTAACAGAAACGCTGTCAATGTTACCCTGAACCTGAAGGTCACCAACAACCAAAAGGTCGTTATCAACTTTCATGTGAGAAGCGGTAAATTGTGTAGCAACAACCTGAGTTGCAGCGGAGTTTGTACCGATTGTTACACCATCAATAGCACCGGAATCAACGTTAATATTTGTGATTGCTTGGCTGTTTGCATCGAGTGCCTGACCGAGTTGGTCAGCGTGAAGGGCAACAATGTGACCTTCTGCAAAACGAGCACTACCGTTTCCAAGATCGTAAAGGTTGTCATTAAATGGAGTGAAGTCAGATGCTACATCAGCAATGAACATGACGTGATCTGTAGCAGCGTTACCAAGGACAGTGTTACCACTAGATGAAAGATCGGTGAATGTACCGGCAGCAGCAGAGGAAGCACCGATAGCAACGCCATCGATTGTTCCACCGTTCATATCGGCGTCAGTAATGGTTACTTGAGCGTTAGCACCCAAGGTAGCACCATCAATAGCACCGCCATCGATGTCGATAGCATCGAGAGGTGCAGACTCGATAAAGTGAGCACGAGTCATTTTGCGGAGTGTTCCGCCAGCACCGTCGTCAATCATAACGAGGTCGCCGTCAGCTACTGTAGTTGTAGCGGAAAGGTTCTGAATGTCGACAGAAACAGTAGCGTTTGCAGATCCATCAAATGTGAAATCAGCAATACCGTCGCCGTCTTGTAAGTTGAAATCAAGACCATCAGAGGTGGTAGCGATTTCTTTGTGATCTTCACCAGGACGTACCATGTAAAGTTTGGACGCGGAAGCGAAGACGCGCACTGCGGACCCGGAGGCAGCAGGTGCGGAGGAGCCACTTGCTAGTAGCTCAAATTGTGCATACTGTCCGTAAATAGAAACAGCATTATTATCAAAAGGTGCAGCCATAATAAATTTTCTCCCTTGTTTGTTATTATGTTATTGGCAAGGGCAAGATACACTTGTCCCTCACCGCAAATAAATAGGAAAGAAAATAAGGAAAAATACTTATTTTATCAAGAAAAAACAAGGCGCAGAGGCTTTGTTAAAGATAACAACTACTTAAGATTTTAATTTTTTTTCTAGTTGTTTTATTCTGTCTTCTTGTGTTTCTATTTGTTCTTGTTGTTGCTTTACGCACTCAACCAATAGAGAAGTGATTTTAGAGTAGTCCATTCCAATGGCATTTTTTCCGCCTGGTTCATAAGAGACTAGCTGTGGTAAGACCTTTCCAACTTCCTCTGCAATAAATCCAAAATCTTTATGCCCAGATTCTTTCCACGTAAATTCGACACCTTGTAGTTTTTTGGCTGTTTCAATTGGATTAGATAAAGGTGTGACATTCTGCTTGTATCGGGCAGATGAATAAGTAGACCAAGCATAAGCCATGCCTCGACCTAAAAAGTCATCTGAGTTTGGAAGAGTTAAGGAATATCCCGTAACTGCCGTATTAATTCCAACATTTCCTGTTACATACAGCGTACCTCTGATTTGATTGCTAGAGATAGTAGCACCGTCGTTTCGTCCAATAATAGTTGAGCCAGATACATCAAGCTGGGCTCCAGGAGAGGATTCCGCTATACCGACTCTAGCAGAAGAAGCTTCAACAAACACAGTGTGTGAATGTGCAGTTGTTGCAGTTCCTCCACCTGGGTCGGATTTAATAATCAGGTCAACGTCGCTACTATTACCATTGAAAGTTATTGCATCTTGTCCCGTGGCAGATTCAAGGAAATCAGCAAACTGAATATTACCTGCAAAGAAGCGCATTCTATCTGTGAGGAAATCGATATAAGTATCATCATCTGCGGCGTTTTGAAGGTTGCCTGCAAAAGCTATGTTATTGCTTACATATACAGAGCCTGTAAACTGGTGACTGTTTGCGCTGGCTGATCCGAACAAGGTTGAGCCAGAAACAGCTAAAGCTTCTGGTAAATTGAGAGGAGCGCATCGTATTCCAACGTTATCTGCTGGTCCATTTATATAGAAAGTGTTAGATATAGAAGATCCTTGGGCACTTACAGTGAAGGTTTCTCCATCGGGATTGAACTCAAATGTATTTGTGGAGTTCTCAAAAGCTCTAATGCCTCCAACAGTAGCGTTGATAGTGTCTGCATTAAAGTTGAAGAAAGTATTTGAATCATCTAAGTGAGAAATCCTGTCGGCAACATGAATGTCATCGGAAACATAAACAGAGCCTGAAAAAGTGTGCTTGTCTGCTTCACCATTTGGTCGCCCGAAGACAGTAGAACCTGATACTGATAATTTCTCTGCGGGGGAGCTAAATCCTATTCCAACTTTATCTGATGATCCTTCAAGGAATATAGCATGATTATCATTCAAACCTTTGACCTGGAAGTCTACGTCTGTGCCGTCACCAACAATAACAATATCTTGAGTTGTCTCATCGAGAGATAAAAGCGTGACGCCTCCTGCTGTAAAGTCAATCTGATCGTCTGTAAAAGTTATTTTTGTGTTGGTATCGTCCCAGTGAATAATATCTTGGGTTGTGTATATGCCATTGCTGACAACCAAAGAGCCTGTAAATCTATGTGTGCTAGCGCTTGCAGAACCAAACAGGGTAGAGCCTGATACTACTAAAGCCTCGATGACACCAGAGGGAGCAGTTCGTATACCTACATTGTCGCTTCCACCATCTACATGTAAGCCTCGGGTAAAGTTCGCAGTCTCTACTAAGAAATCAAACCCGGTTGCATTTCCTGGGTTTATCGTGAGTCCTGTGGACGTCAAAACAGAACCTACAGTAGCATCAGCAGCCGTGGTGATTCCACCATTTTGAAAGCGGACATACGTATCAGTATCGCCTTCGTGGTAAATAAAGTCTCCAACATAAAGATTGCTAGCGCGGATATTTCCAGTAACCTGAAGATCGTTAGAGGCAGTAAAGAAGCTAAAATTTGCCGAGCCGCTTAATCCAAGCTTGCTGGCACCGTCGATTACCCCAAAGAAAGGAACTCTAGAAGTAGCAGCGTTTCCATAGCCAGGATTCCCAAGAGTAGAGCCAGCAGTAATTCCAGTTAGTCGGGAACCATCGCCCATAAGATAAGAGCCAGAAATACCCGCGCTTGAGGTTAAACCAGTTAAAACATAAACAGAACCACTAAACTCGTGACTATCGTCTGTTGAATTTCCAAAGCGAGTTGAACCGTCTTCGAACAATACACTAGAGGTTACCTCGACAGTGTGCAGTGTTGTTGCTTCGATTGTTCCAGAAACTTTAAGAGTTCCTGTAAGATTGAGAACGCTTCCATTAGAATTCCAAGTAAGGGCGTTGCTTCCTTCAAAATATTTGTTGTTACCTGCGGCATCCGAAGAAGAGCAAAATAAAATCTCTCCATTTTTGCCATAAGCGTTATTAGGTCCGCTTTGAGCACTAGCGCTTGCAAGAAGATCTGTCTTTAGTCCTTCTGAAGAAGCTTCTCCAATAGTGACAGATGCAACAGTATCTGATACACTTAATCTTCGCCAGTGAAGTCCATTGTCTGAAGAGCTTACATAAAGACACCAATCGTTAAGTTGCCAGTTAGTCTCGCCATCAATGTTTGTAGATCCAGCAGTTGTAACCTGCCAGTAATCGCCTACAGAGGCAGTTTGTGCTGGAGTTACAGCAACATTGTATCCGGCAGTCGCACTTGCCGAGGAGGCTAGTAAAGGCTCTCCTGTGTTTAAAAAATCAGCGGAACCGCTATTTGCATTAGCGTCCCAAGTTCCTTTAAAATTTCCTGCTCCAATAAAACTGACTGGCATTTCCTTCCCCTAAGCTGTTATGGTACGATTGTTGTATCACCTGGCTCGCTGTTAATACCAGATCCTGTGAGTTCAAACATGTGTCTTCTGTCGATTCTTGTTAAAGAAGCATAAACCTGAAAGCCTCCAGGTTGATTATGTTTGTTTGAGATAAAAATTTCTTTTGTTTTCATGTCAAGAGTCACTCTACTAAGAGGCGATCCATTTGATCCTGATGGAGGAATAGTAAAGGAGTGACCACCGTTAACGCCATCGCCAAGAGCATTTCCTTCGTCCTTAAGAGTAAAGCAGATTTCTCCTGTTCCAATGTTTTCTATTGTAATCTGCTTTGTAACGTAAGGAAACTGGATATGTTGCGTGCTAGAATTTCTTGAAGTATTAGCTACATTGCCAGAAGCTGGGATGGTTGACGATGTAAGCCAAGGTGTCCCTGCTACCTGATAATTTCCTACGCTTCCAAGCCCTGGTGAATATTGTTCAAAAACTGACATTATTTAACTCCTCTTTTTTGTTGCTCTTTTTTAAGTATTCTCTTTCTTTGGTTTTTCTTTCTTCTTCTTTTGTCTGATTTCTTTTGATGGAACCTTCTATCTCTCAACTCGTCCATTATTCCAGACTTTTTAAATTTTTTAATAAATCTCTTGATTAGTCTGTTTTGATCTCCTTTACATTGCTGCAAAGTTACTTCTAAATTTTTTGGTTTTGCCATTATTTTCCCTTAGATGAGGTCCTTCCAATTATGGCGCGAGACATTCATAATGCCTGAGATGTCAACTCCGCTGTCGCCTGGAGATGTTCCAGCAAGCGGGGAAGGACCGCTTTGCTTGGATTCTTGAATCGGTTTAACGCTTTCAAATACGTTAACCTTCTTGCCTAATCCAGAACTTTCATTGAGTCTTTTTATTCTTCTTTGTCTTTCGGCTTCCATTTGCTCTGCCTTTTCGCGAAGAAGAGCTTCTTGGTCAACTTGTTGGGTTTTTTGTTCCATGACAACTTGACCTGCTCCGAGACCTGTGACGACTTCGGCAATAATACCAGATAACACACCGTCTTCAAATAATACTTCTTTGATGCATTCTTTGACTAGGGGCTTTAAAGCTCTTTTTAGTTCTGCTTTTTTCATTTTGCCTCCTTGAGGATGTCATTTAAAGCAAAGTTGATTTTATCAACTTGGGAAAGTTCCTTTGTAAAGGTCGGTGTCTTTTTAGACTCTGAAAGGTTCATAAAAGCACCAGGAGTAGAAGGGTCAGCTACCATATCAAAACAAATAAGTTGAAAATCGTCTTCTACAGTTAAAGCGCCCATAGATTCTTTTACAGATCCCATACCTCTGGAGGAAATTCCCAACTTTACGCCAGAGTTCAAAAGGTCTTTAAGTATTTTACCGGACGGAGTGTCTAAAACTTCAATCTTTCCCATTACACTGTCCCCATCCCACCACATTTTTGTGATAAGGTGTGAAGCATTTTTAAGATTAATGACAGAATCGTCTGGATGGTCAAGCTCTCCAAGTGCGCGTCTTTCGCGAACAAGTTGTTGATAGTTTTCTATCTCTCTTTCCAAGACGTTTTTAGGATAAACCCTGCCGTTTCCGTTTTTTGTGCCTGCTTTTTGGCAAATACCAACAAGAAACACTGATCCATTATCACGACGGGTTTTTTCGCCCTCAGTCAACACGTCCATAACGCAGTTACCATCAGGGCAAAGTTCATAAAATTCTCTAATAAGTTGTTTAGTCATATTTTATTTCCTAAAAAGAAGCAGGGCTCACCCCTGCTTGGTATTACTTCCGCTGCAACAGCGTCTAACTCGGGGGGTGTTTTGTCTTTGCATTTTACTAGACTCCTAAATATAAAATACCACAATAAATAGTATCTTTAAGCACTTAAAGCATCATTCATTTTTATTTAAAGTGATAGAAACTCCGTCGTCATTCACAAGGCGGTTTAAAATATACGATGCTCCCGACGATAGACACCCTAGAAGAAAAATATTAGCAGCACTAAGTTCATACTGCCACAAAGAACAAAAAGGACTTAAAAAAGCAAGAAAAACTCCTACCCAAAAGCCCATGCACATCGCGCAGTGAAATAATTTTCCGAAGCCTTTAAGCCAATCTTTAGAAGGTCGAATTTTATTAAAGATAGAACCATAAAGAATAATCTGCGTCATGCCATAGGCACATAAAATAAAATAAACTAAATCCATTCAATCACATGTTGTATTGTGCAGGTAGACCATAAGGGTTAATGCCTGGAACGATGCTCCCTTTCCTTGGGTCTTGTGGGACCTCTCCAAGTTCTGTTGAGTCCTCTGGTGAAGGATCTGTGAGGTTTTCTTCCTCCTGCTGCATCATCTCATCTTCGTATTTAAAAATTTCTCTTTCTTCAGTCATAAACTTAGAGATAGAGTAGAGTGTTGCATCAATAGAATTAACTTCTTCTGATTCTGCAATCATAGCTTCCATAGACATAAAAATGTTTCCACCTTTAATGCTGTCGTATTTAATAACACCATCGCGCCTTAAATAATTAAATAACTTGTCTTGCGTTGGATAAACGTGCTTGGAATATTCGTTTTTTGGGAATGTAACAACCTTCTTGCTTTCTGTAATGATAACAATATCAATATCTTTATGGTCGAAGATCATGAGATTTCCATCCAAAGACTTCTTGACATCCAAGGCAACTTCAATAAGTTTCTTATATTTTACTGTTACATTAATTTCTTTAGCCATTTTGTTCCATCTCACTTAACAAGTTTTGTATTTTAAGAATACTTTTGAGAACATCTTGATTGATAGGTTGACTTTTCAAAGATTCTACAATCTCTGTAACCTTTAGGATTTTTTCTTTAATACCATCGTTTTCTTTTACAAGCTCTGTCTCAAGAGTTTCTTTTAGTTTTGTCTTGATACGTCCAACTTCTTCGTTAAGGAAGACTTTTAATCCAAGCCCGTTGTCGGAGAAAGACGTGATGTATTTGTTGAGAAGTGTTTTTTGTTCCTGTAAGAGTCCATCGCCATATTGCTTGTTATATTTTTTCATAAAAACATTAAAAGTAAGCTGGTCTGTTGGGACTTTCTTTTCTTCTTCAAGTTGTTTTAGTTCCTCTACAAGCTTGCTTTCTAAAATAACTTTCTTTTTTGGAGCAACATCCAAGTTTAAAAAGTTATAAATCGTAGCTAAGTTCTTGTAGTTAGGGATAAAATTGTTAAAAAGATCTTTTGTTACATTTTTATTGATTTCGTTGATAAGAGATGTTTGAGAATTAAAAATAGAATCCTTATCAAGCTTGGAGTGTTGAAATCTTGCTTCTTTGATAACCTTTTCTTTTAACTCTTTATCCATATCTCTTGTTTCCAAGATAGAGTTATAAATTTGCAACTCTTTATAAAGTTCAGTTTCTTTGTTAAAGAATGTTTTAAGTGTTTTGATTATTTTGTTTTTGCGATCAAGATCTTCAGAAATAACGCTCTTTACAACTTCTCTCACTAAGCTCTCAAATACAAAAGCGGTATTTCTTTTTTTATTATGTTTAAATTTCATTTAATTTTGTTCTCCAAGCCAGCTATAAGATTATCAATATCTATCTTTGTCTGAAACAAAAGTTCTTCTTCCTTCTTATAAGTAGTAGCAAGTTCTTCTGTGATACCACGACCTAAGCTTTTCATTGGCTGTGGGATATCTCCTTTGGCTTTTATTTGTCTTTTTCGAGGACCAGAAGAAGTTCTGCGATCGTGACTTACAGGAGTATTCCACTTTCCGTTTGAGGCGGTAGTTGTTTCTTTTTTATTTCCCATTTTATCAACTTTTGTTACTTTATAATTTTCATCATCTCTTTTGCCAGGAGCTGTTATAAGACCACCTGTTGGAGATTCTTCTTCAGCAGGCGCTTCTTCAGCAGCGGGTTCTTCAAGATCTAGATCGGCACCTTCGGCATCAGGGGCTTCAAGGTCATCTCCACCGGCATCATCGAACAGATCACCCTCCCCGCCTGTATCAAAACCTGCACCACCGGCTGTGTCTCCAAGAGCTTCTTCTGTAGTTCCTTCTAAGGCAGTATCATATTTTTTATCGTAAAACTTTTCTCTTTGAACTCTATTGATATCTTCATGTGACATATTGAATAAATTCTCGAAAATCCAACGTTTGCTAAAGAAGCCTTCTGTGGCAGAAGAAGCAACTTCAAATTTTGTTCTCCAGTGTTCAAGTTCTTGGAGTTCAGCGATTTTAGAAGGATTATTTAAAGTCAAGCTAAATGAAACCAAATCCTCTCCTCTGAAGCCGAGCGTATAAAGATGGATAACACCAATCTTTTCAAGCTCAGAAATAACAGCTCTTTGAAGCCGCTGAATTGTTCTGGCGAAACGAATGTCTTTCTGCGAGAGAGTTGTCTTATCTTCTCCACCTTCGTCGGTGGCAGAGAGGTAAGATGCAGGGATTTTGATTGCGCTGAATAGTTTATCTCTTAAATACTTAACGTCATCAATGTCACCTGTATAGGTTCCACCTGGAAGGTTTTCAATACGAGTGTTAGTTGCTCCTCTTACGGGAACCCAATAGTCTTCTTCAACAGACATAGGGTTGTAGCGAAGATCGACTCGACCTGTGTCGGCATCTACAACTTGATTGCGCTTCATTTGGGTCATGACTTTCTGCATGTATTGTTCGACATCTTCGGGAGAAATATTACCAGTATCAATATAAAAAACTCTTCTTTCTGGTGCTCTAACAATACGATAAGCCATCATAGCATCTTCAAGGAGTGTAAGTTGTCGCCAAATGCGACGAGCGGGGTCGAGGACGGATGTCCCGTAGGGAGCGTGTTTGTCGTTGCCTAAGATACGAAAATGAGCCATTTGCCAGTTTTCGAAAGTTAGACCGCCCGAGTTCCATTGGAACTGGACGTAGTTTGGATTTGTTGGGTCTTCGCCTTCTAAGCGCTCAATCTCTTTTGCTGGAAGACCGATGGCGTTTTTAATTCCTTGTTCGTCGTCAATATCAAGGTAAAGGAAATAATCTCCATACTTGCACATTGTGCGACACCAGCCAAAAAGATTAAAATCAATGTTTAGGACGTTGTGATAAAGGTTCTCAAGAGTAAAGCGTATTTCTTCGTTAGGACAGGCGATACCTAAAAGAGGGCTAAACTCGTTAGAAGTTGTCATTTCATCTGCATAAATATCTAAAGCAGAGTGAAGCTCTGGAGAATACTCCATTTGGTCAAAGTCAAGGTATCTTTCCATACGGCTTTGATTGTTAAAGAAGTTGGCTCCAAGGTTTTTGTATGGGTCATAAGCGCTCTTTTTAAACTCTAATCCACCGGCAGATTGAAAACTATATTTGTCTAGCTGGCGTCTTCTTTCTTTTCTAGGATTTTGCCTTCTGTAATCTGTGATAGGACCTGAAAATAAACGGGTAAGTTGTTTAAAGAGGTTACTTTGAGGGTTCCTTGTGTTTTTCTTGCTAGCCATTTACTATCCTTTTAAAAGCCAATTATAATCTTTGTATTGTTTAACCGTATTCTGTGTTTTTATTGCTTTATATCCTTGCATTCCTGGGATTGTTGTATTGATTTCTTTTTTTGTAGTCATCATAGAATCCAAAAATGCTTTTTTATATTCTAGTTCTCTTTTGTTTGTTTCAAAAGCTGTATCTCTCACCCAGCAACTTATCGCACAAGCCATAACCAAGTCATCATTATACTTTCTCATAGCTTGCGGGCGACCATTGTGCCAAATGAATGTTTTCATCTCCTCAAGTAATCTTGTCGAATATATCGTAAGTAGTTTATTTCTAATGAATTCTTCCATTTTTGCGATTATTAGAGGTCTAGTCTTGCTAGAGGTTGTAAAACCTGCTATAGCACTATTAGAATGCTCGGCAGTTACCTGATCTACATACTCGTGAGTAGATTTGTAAGAGTAATAAATGTTAGGATATTCTCTTTCCACAAGTTTATCCAATACCGTATGTCCAGCAGCCATATTCTCCACAACAATCATGCAGTCGCCATATTCCTTACCAGCATCATAAAGTATACCAGAAAAAATGTCTGGTGTTAACTTTCCTTGGTATTCTCCTACAACTTCATTTGTCTCAATTTTTATAACATGAAATGTAGAATAATCTTTTCCGTCGCCTCTTGCGACATCGGCTGAAATAAGATAAGTGGAGTCTTCTTGATATTCCTCCCAGATCCAAAAGTTTCTGTCAAAGGCAGTTTTATATTTTGGAGGCTTTACACTTTGTTCAATGTAACTCATGTCGTCAGGGTGGAATACAGTCTCACCAGACATATTAAAATTGCATTCAAGTTCTTGAGCAACTTGTCGTCTAGACATGTTTCTTGTTTCTTTTTCAAACCATTCTTGATTGCGCTCTGGGTGGACGTCCCACATTAACTTTGTGGGGAAAAAATCGTTGTTCTCTGCTGCGGCATCAATATAAGTTTGATGAAACCAGTTTCCACAGCCATTCGGGGTTGAAAGTGCAATACATCGACCACCAGTCGATAGAGTAGAATATAGACCAGTCCAAAGGTCGTCAAGACCATCAACATGCGCTGCCTCGTCAATAACAAGGAGAGAAAGCGCTTCTGAACGACCAGCATCTGAAGAAGTAGAAGACGCTTTAATCTGAGAACCATTAGAAAGCTCAAAAGAAGTTCTATTGTCAATATGAATATTGGCAATCTTCATCCAAGAAGGTAGATACTTAATGATTGCTTTTACTTTCTTTACAAGATTGGCAGCGGTCCCAAACTTTGTAGCAATAACAAGGATATTTTTATCTCGGTGGAACATCATCATCCAAGCAATATATGCTGCGGTAATAGTTGAAATACCGAGCTGTCTTGCTTTTAAGATAACATTAAACCTGTGGTCATTAAAATCACAAAGAAGCTGATCCTGGAATGGGTACAACTTAAACGGAATCAATCCACGCATAGGGTGCGCGATTTTGGCATAGTTGTTAATAAAGTAAGATGGGTCCTTCCCTGATTTAACAATTTCTGCTAATATTTCTTTCTTTGTTGGCTTATAAGACATTATTCAGATAAGTTATCTACTATGCCTTCCATGCACCTTCTGCGAGGAAAGAGCGAAAGTTCTCGTCCAATCTCTTGTTGAGTCCTTTCATATTCGTCTCTCCCTCCACGGCATCAACGCTAGAAAGGTTGCCAACTTCATACATCTTAGTGGCTACAACGAAAGTTCTAACACGGGAAGTTTGTTGAACTTTTGCGTCTACATCGCCAAGAGATTTAAGATTAAGAGCTTTTTTAGTAATCTTTTTGAACTCTTCTTTCAAAAAAGAGGATATATCATTCATTTTTCTTTCTAAATCATTTTCAAAGCCATTGTCATGTACATCTTTTAAAAACACATCAGACTGATAAGAAACACAAAGATTTTTTCCAAGCATCTTGATTTTAAAGCCATCTACAATTCGACTATTAAGAGTAGGGTTTCCTTTTTCTCTGTCCAAACCAATATCGATAGGTTCGCCTTCTTCATTTAAAGCTCCGTCATAAGCATTAGCTGCTGCCTGACCGATTGCTCTGATTACCTCTAAATCTTCTTTACTAGCCATTGTTTTTGTCTCCTATGTTTGGACGCCATCCTGTTTCCCAACGTTCTTCTCTATCTTCTACATATTGTATGTAACATCTAAAACAACAATCAAATTTTGTCATATAGACATCATCTTTTATTTCTAGCGAATAACTTTCGCAAACAGGACAGTTTCTTTTTTGTTCTCTATTAAGTAGTTTTTTATTAATCAAAAACCCATTAGTTTCAACCTTTTCTGAGGCGTCTTGTTTTTGGTTTCTCTTTTCTTTTATTTTCTTTACTTGCTCAATGTATTCTTTTTCTTTCTCGGGTGTCCAGCCAGACTTGGGGTTTTGGATTGCTTCTTTGCCGTATTTCTCGGCAATCGCCTTCTCTAGCTTGACAACATAATGTGGGTCTTTATCTTTCATTCTGCGATTTTGATAGCAGCGTAATAAACTCCTATAGAAAGAAGACACCCTGCTATAATTCCTCCTACAAACCACCAATGATTATAATCGTTGGGGCTTTTTTTAACTAACTCTTGTAGGCGATTTATCTCTTCATCTTTAATCTTCAACAAAGCAGTATGTTTATCTTTTAATCCATCATGCTTTGCTTGAAGCAAATCAAGCTTTAACTTAAACTCAGAAGTAATAAGCTTCTTCTGCAAGTCTAGCTCTAGTTGGTATTTCTTTAAAGCAAATTCTTTATCTAACTTTAGTTTGACAGAAGCCTTTAAATCAAAAAGAAGACCCCCATAGGGAGTTTTCTCGCCCTGACCTATTACAGTCACCCTTCCATTTGAACTTATAGAGTTATCTGGGTCTGACTCACCAGCTATTACGACAGTCGGCATAAAAGCCAATAAGCAACATAGAAATACGGATAGAAGTTTACTCAACATAATCAACTCCAAACATTTCTGCCAGTTCTTTTGCAAGTTCTTCTGGTGTTCCTTCGTATTTCTTAACCATATTGTCCATTTTTTCTTTCTTTTCTTTGGAAAGATTATCTAAATCTATCTCATGCTCTTTGTTGAGCTTCTTCATTGTTTCAACATATTTAGCGTAAAGCTCGTCTCTTTTCTTAAGCTCGGTTGCGTGGCTTTCTTCTATGGCTTTGATTTGTTTTTCATAGCTTTCTTTATTAATCTCAAGTAGTTTAATCAATTTCTTGTTCCTAGAGAAGCTAAACAAGCTACCAACAATAACTAAAACAAAAAGCACCGGAACATACCAGTGCTTTTTTATCCATGTCCAAGCTTTTTTTAAAGCTAACATGGTTTTATTTCCCATGCTTCCACTGTGTGGCTAAATCAACAAGAGCTTGAGAACCAATATACATAACTGTGACTGCAACCCAGTCACTTGATTCTAACAAGCCATAACCTGCTAGTCCTGTCGCTGTAAGCCAAGCAAGAAACTTGCGGCTGATTACTTTTTCTACTGCTTTATCTAAAGCTGCTTTGATTTTTTCCATTTTTTTCTCCTTTATTCGTTTACTTTAGCATAACCATCTTCTTTGTTAATGATTATTTGCTTATCTACAATATCTTTTAAGACTTCTAAGTGTGAAATAAGAAAGATTGTTTTAAACTCGCTTTTAATTATATCCAAAATGCGAATAAATCCTTCCATATTTTCTTCATCAAGGGCTGTTCCTGGTTCGTCAAGGATAAATACATCTCCTTTTGGCAAGGTAGAAACATTTAAAAGAGCTAAACGAATAGCCATTGCTGCGATTGTCTTCTCTGCGCCTGAGCCCATCTCAATGGGTCGTGCCTCATACTTAGGGTGTTTGATCAAAATGTCAAGTTTGTTGTCGTCATTCTCAAACATAACCTCAAACTCAACCACATTAGATAAAATCTTTTGTATTTCTTGGTTAAGAATAGGTAGGCTTTGCTTGATTAAGTCATATGCAATGCCGTTTGAATGGACACACTTCATATACAAGTCGTAAGTTGAAAAGCTCTTGTTTAAAGTATCATGTTCTTTCTGCTCAAGTTCAATTTGTTTGTATTGTTGTTCTAGAGAGCCATTTGCTTTGTAAAGATCAAGAAGATCTTCTGATGCTTTTTCTACTGCAATCTCATTTGTTGAGACGATATGTTTCAGCTTCTTCTTTTCCTTTACAAGAAATTGAAGGTTTTCAATAGCATCCTTGTTCTCTTCGTATTCTTCTCTTTTTTCTATTAAGTTATTAAGATCATTATTGATCTGTAGGGATTTTATCTTGTTCCGTTCAATATCTAATCTAATATCTTTAACTTGTTTTTCATATTTGTTCTTTTTCTCTTTTGCCTTTATATATCCGTTGATTCTTTCAATATTCTTATCGTGTTCTAAGTTATCTAATTCGGCTTGTTTTTGCCCTTTTGAGAGCTTTAGTTCATTTAAAGCCACCTTGGTATTCTCTAGTTGAGAAGATGCGTTATAGGCGTCTTTAATAAACTTGCATGAGGAATATTTTGGACCACAAGGGACTTCATTTAAAAGAGATGCTTTTTTGGACTGATTGTTGAACTTTATTTCCAAAACTTCAATATCTCTTGAAAAACTATCAAGCTCTGAGATCATATCTTCGCCAAACTCTTTGTTTTTTAAAGCATCATCAATATCAAATACTTTTTGGAAGTTTTCAAACTTCTTTACAAACTCAAGCTTTTCAGCAATTTCATCCATATAATCTTTTTCTTTGTTTGAAATGCTGTCAAGTTCTTCTTTCTTTTCTTTTATTTCTTCTAAGACTTCTTGGATTTCGATTATTTCATCTGGTATAGAGTTAATCTTTGTTTCTAAAGCTAATATGTTTTCTCTAAATCCTAATGTAAGTTCTTTAAGGTCTTCATTTTCTCTTTTTTTGATATCAATCTTTGTTTCGCTTAAAGCAAGTTCTTTTCTTTTTTCTTTAAGTTCTGTTACAAAATCTCTATCCTTCATCTTTTTGAGAGCAACCCTCAAATCAGCAGCGTCGTCTTTTGCTTTTTTAAACTTCTTCTCAAAGACTTCCAAGTCAAGAAACTTAGCAAGAATTTCTTTACGCTTTGTCGAGCCTTCGTTAATGTAAGCAAGAGACTCTAACTGAGAACCCATAGAAGTTAAAAGAAAGTCTTCTATTGAACCAAAGACAGAACGAATGTTTTTGTCTGTTTGCGCTCTTGTATCACCATTAAGAGGTGTTTCTTCGCCTGTAATGTTATCTACCTTGTAGAACTCAATATTTGTCTTGGCTTCTGTTGTAATGTTGCCTTTAAGTTTCTTTTCGTATTTCTCGCTTGTTCTTTCAACATGATAAGTGTCAGTTCCAATATCAATACTGACGCTTCCTCTTCCGTTTTCTTTATTCTGGTTAATAATGTTGAGGTTTTTCCTTTCATTCTTGGAGGTTGTGTTGAACAAAGTATAAAGGAATGAATCAACAATAGAAGATTTACCAGAAAAATTCTTGCCAAAAATACCTACTGTTCCTTCTAGATTATTGAAATCAATAGTATTTGCTTCTCCATAGTTAAAAAGATTGTCCCACTCAAGACTCTTCACAGACCAGTGAACGTTGCGACTTACCTCTTCTTCTTCTGTAACGAGTTTATTATACTTCTGGTTTAAAGCGAAGATTTGTTGCAGTGTTTCTTCTTCAAGTTCATAGTCTTTTAAATAATCTTGTATAAGACCTTCTTGAACTTCTACACTTCGCAAATCGTCTTTAAAGACTGTATTAGATGCGTCGTCTCCTCCTTTTCTGTTGCCGACAACTTTAGAATGAAAATTGATTGTCTCTGGTTTATACTTTGTCTTCGCAAGTTCAATCGTTCGCTTGATTATGTCCATAGGAAGATTAACTTCTGTTACAAGACGTAACCGGCACCCTTCTGGGATCTTTGCTTTTGCTGGTATCTTGCCTTTCTTTGTAAGGTTGATAGTGACAAAGGGCTTTGGGTTTTCTAATGCGTAGTGTTTTACTTTAAAAGTATCAGCATCTTTAATGTCCCAAAGAAGAAATCCTTTTTCTTCTGATTCTCCAAAGTTTTGTTGCACAAGAGAACCAGCATAGCGAATACGCCCTTCTTTATCTAAGGGTTGATTAGGCTTGTGAATATCGCCAAGAAGAGCATAATCGTATTCTGTAAGGCGATCTAAGTTAATGTCACCGTGAGTCATTGTCCAGCCAGTAGAAGTTTGAACACCAGCAACAGAGCCGTGAAAAAGAGCGATATGTACTTTATCCATGTCTGTTGGGAGTGTCCAATTTTCTTCGTCTACAATGGATAGGACATGAAAACAAAAGTTATTGCCTATGTCCACTTCCGCAGAATATTTGTGAAAGTGAATGTTAGGGTGGTCCAATGCCGCAACAAGGGGGGAAACGGCATCTATCTTGGAGAGATTACGAAGGTTTAGATCGTGGTTCCCCAAGATAATATGATAAGGGGCAATGTCAGCTAGCCTCTCAAACATTCTAACCGCCATATCAAAATAAGACGGGCTAAGGTTAAGTTTAGTATGAGCAGTATCGCCTGTGTTTACGATAAGATCAGGCTTTAGTTCCTCTAGCTTTGCGTAGAGTTGCTCAAAGACCTGTTCGTATTCATAGTGATAGCGATAGTTGCGAATGTGAATGTCAGAAATGTGTGCAATCTTCATTCGTTTATTATAAACACTATTTGTAGTTATTCAAGGATAAAGTTATTCAGGTTTTTTCTGATTGGCTTTTTTGCGAGCTTTTTGTTTTTTTACGACTTCTGACCCACCTGGCCATTTAAGTTCGTCGGGTCAAATGTGGGGCTCGTAAAAACCGTCTTCTTCTTCGAGAGGTTCTTTTTTAGACGAGGTTGCGACTGCTCCAGTTGACATCGCAGACATTTCGTCAAGTTCTTCTTCTTCCTCAACAACTTTAACACCAGAGACCTCTTCGTCTTTGTGCTTTGCTTCAAGGATTTTCTGAACTTCTTCTTTAATGATTTCTTTTAGTCTTGTCTTTGTGATTTTCATAGAAACTCTCCGTATTCTATAAATAGTTAGTTTATTTCTAAAAGCCTATGGAATTCCAACAGAAACATTAGGAGGAACTCCGTTTCCATATAAATAAGAAACTTGGTTCGCTGTAAGCTCTACATCCCACATTGAAAGTTCATCTATAGCACCATCCCAAGAATAAGGATAAGAAGGGGAACCGTTATAGTTGTATCCAATTGCTACGTTATGGCTTCCTTGGCTAATCTGTGAGGGAACAGCATTTCTCAAGTGAGTAGCGTCTTTTAAAGCGCCGTCGATATAGATACGCATTCTATTATTTGCACCAGAATATGTTACTGCAACGTGGTGCCACTGATTTAAAGTGATTACCACATCATCAGTTTGAAGCCAAACGCCCGTACCTCCAGCAGGATGCTTCATAACTCCCCACCCTATTTTTCCATTCCCCTCGCCTGAGCCGCCGTGACCAAGGAAAAAAGAATAATTAGAAGCAGCACCTTGTCCTGGCCATGCAGCAATTATATATTTAAAATCACTACCAAAATCCTCTGAATATACCCACGCTGATATACTCATAGCAGTATTAGGTTTGAGCGTGGTGCTGGTTCCCAAGTCAATATAATCGGCGTTACCATCAAATTCTACGGCATAAGGTCCGTTTTTATACTTAGTAGATGTCCAAGAGGCATTTCCTCCTAAAGTTCCGTCAAGATTATTTCCAGCGTTTGAAGAATCTGCGGCTGTTGTACCTGATCCTTCGTTCATTCTTAAATAAACTACGGGTGGCGGTGTATAGATATCACTTTGATATTGAGTACTTGTGCTTCCTTGAACTAGAATATTTCCATCTATTTGAGACATTTTTTTTATTTTCTCCTATGGAATTCCGACAGAAAGATCTGGTGGGACGCCGTTGCCGTAAACATAAGAAATCTGATCTGCTGTTAGTTCTACATCCCAAATAGAGAACTCGTCCATGTAGCCATTAAAATACTGACGTGCTCCAACAGAACCAGCAAGATTTGCCGCCAAAGACAACTTTGCTGTGCCTTGGTTTATAGAAGTAGGAACTGTTCCTGTAAGTGTGGAAGTTTTTAGGGCTCCGTCAACATAAATACGCATTCTTCTATCAGCACCTGAATAAGTGCATACAACATGGTGCCAAGTATCAACAGATAGTTCAGCGCTATTAGTCATTAAGACTGTACCAGAACCTGTGTTGGATGCTTGCATAAGAATAAATCTAACTTGACCTGTGCCGTTTCCTGTCAAGATAGCGTAAGAGTAAGAGGGTGAACTTCCACCAGTTGGGTATTTAGAAACCATTCTGGTGTATCCTGTGAAAGAGTTCGCTCTTACCCAGTAAGAAATACTGAAAGCAGTAGATGGGGCTAGGGCTGTATTATTTCCCATATCAATGTAATCAGAGTCGCCATCAAACTCAACAGCGTAAGGACCATTCTTGAATTCGGTGGACCAAGAAGCGGTGCCTCCTAGCGTTCCATCAAAACCATTACCTGCGTTTGAAGAATCTGCGGCTGTTGTGCCTGTCCCTTCGTTCATTCTTAAGTATGTTACTGGTGGTGGTGAATAAATATCACTTCTATACTGAAGCTTTACATCGCCTCGAATAGTGACGTTTCCATCTACTTTCGTCATTTTTAATGTCTCCCTTGCTAAAGACCAAGCGTCTTTTCCATAAGTAAATAGAATTTATCCTCTACAAAAGAAGCGTTTTCCTTTCTTTTTTTGAAGTCCTCGGGAGTCATTTCTCCTACATCATCGTAATCATTTAGATTTATTTTGTAGACTTGGACGCCGTATTTTAACAAAAGTTCGATTATTTTGTGTTCTTTTGCTTTTGCGTCAGGGTCAAGAGCCATGTAGACTGTTGTATCGTTTCTTACAATCTCGTGGAATAACTTGGATGTTTCACGAAGGGTTGAGCCTAGAAGGGGAACTGCATTAGGTCCTGCGACGATTGCGTCAAATGCTCCCTCGACTATTGTTAGATCGTCCTCAAAGTCCAAGAAAAGGTGGTTAAAAACGATGTTACGGGATGCCTTGGGGTTTAGGTATCTTTTCCAGTGCCCATCGTAGGAACGGGCAATAAAGTAGTTGCTATGACCATTTAAGGAAAAGGATGGTATGATGATTCGCTTGGCAAATTCTCCGTCTTCACAATAACCAATCTTCCATCTTATAATGTCGTCTTTTTTTATTCCTCTTTCTCGCAAGTAACGAAGGGCTTGTCCTGCTGAACGAGGAACGGCTTTGTTGGCTAAAGACTTAAACTCTTTTGGAAGTTCGACCCTTTGTTCTGGTTCTTCTTCCTCGATAGCAAACATCTTTTCTTCAAAAGAAGCAAGTTCGACTTTATTTACAAGTTCTGACCATTTCTTCTTGTGATAAAGGTCGCCATAGCGGCGGACAATCTTGGTTAAGTTTCGTCCTGACCAATCGCAAACCCAGCACTTCCAAGCATCCTTTTCTATGTTAATAGAAAGTTTGCGCTTGTGGTGTTCACATTTAGGGCAGTGAAACAGCATTTCGGAACCGGAGCCGTAACAAGCCCCAAAGATATCCTTTATGATTGCTGTTTTTCTTCCTGTTGACATTGTATAAGCCCTGCTTTAGCAATAACCCAACTATCTGCCTTGTCGTAACAATGAGGCTTAATGTTGTTTTGCTTTGTATACTCTATTTGAATTTCTGGGACATTATCTAGAATGTGCTGTATAACAACTTGTTTTGCTTTTGTTCCTCGTGGAACTTTAATGCCGCATAGCTTGCGAGCAGAAGTCGCAGCTAAGTACTGTGGCTCAATCTGCAATATTCGATATACCAGCCATGACACCACCCCATTAAAACGAGCGAGAGTTGACAGAGTTTTAGCCGACGAGAATCCAGATCTGAAAGACTGGAGAGATTGCTCAATATATACTCTTCTGATTCCGAAGCCGTTATTATGAAGCTTTTTAATGTTCTTCTCAACATACTCTACCTTTTCGAAAAAGTTTTTGTATTTTCGTGTGTCCCATGCATCATTATAAACAAGAGTTCCATCTTTTTCAAGTATTGTTACTCCTGTAATGCTGGTTGAAATGTCTAGGGCTAAAATCAAATATCTAACTTATATGTCTACGGACAATTTAAAAGTAAAATCTTTTTCTTCTGTTTTCTTTATTGGATTAGCTAACTTTGCAATCGCAATAAGATTTTTGTCCTTATCGTATATTCCTATTTCTGAAATGTAAGTTTCTCTTTGAAAACTTGCAGTATAATTATTATAAGGGCTTTTTACGATATTTTTAACACCTAAACTGTCATATTCTTTATAAATCGTTGAGCCGGTGACATAAGCGTTCGCATTTGTACTTGTCTCAAGAAATGTAGGGTTGTTTGAGTTGTTTAGTTTGTTCTGAGGTGCGTGGGCAAGCATTGTAATATTAGGAATTTTTTCTGTTCCTTTAAAATCTAACGTAAAACTAGAGTTCAAAAGGTAATTGTTACCAGCAGACCCTGACGCTCCGAAGTAAACCCAAGCAGTATTGTACTGTGTAGCACCATCCCTAAACTGTTCCCTGTGACCAGAAATGGTCCAAGAACCTGTTAGTAAGATAATCCCCTGATCGTAAAGGACGGTGCCTGCACATTTTCCGTCATTGGCTGGGACTGCGCCTGAAAACTGTATAAGTTCGCCATTTTTATAGTAATCTAATAGCTGTCCCGCTAAAGTGCCTGTCGTGTAAAATTTTAAGTCCACCGAGCCTTTCTTGATTGATGAACCATAAAAAATAGATGGAATGCTAATCATGGTCATCATTTGCCTATCTTTATCCCAACCTCCCAGAGGGTTAGTAAGCGAAGCTGAATATTCATAATGAGGACTTAAGCGCATGTAGTCGTTTGTTGTGTTTTTAAGTGCCATTATGTGTGGGCGATAAGATACGTTAGAAGTAGGAATAGGCAAGTCGGCTACATATTCTAAATAAAACCTTCTATCGATAGTAGCAGATAAAAAATAACTACCAGTGATTGTGTCTCCATAGTCAAAGCCCATGAAATCATTAGTAGATACAGTGTTAAAAGAATCTAAGCTACCTTCTTTGGTAGTAAAAGGATAGATAAGGCTATCCGAAGGTCTATCAATGTTTAGTTCATAAAGACTAATGTTCCCAACCGGGACGTTCTTAACAGGGTTTGAAAAAGCGCCAGATTGAGCTGTCTTGCTGTTGTAATAATATGAACCAGAGTAGATTAAAAAATTTGTATGTGGATACGTCTTTAATCTACTAACAAAAACATCGTTTGGTCCAAATTTGTATAAAGCCATAGCATGACGCCTAGTAATCCAATCTTACTCTTAGTGTAAGTTCTGTCTCGGGGGTTTTCTTGAGAGGTTCAGAAAGTTTTGCCACAGCGAGCAACTCATTATCAGCAGAATAAAGACCAACTGTTGTAATATATGAAACAGGTGCATCTGTTGAGAGATTCTTAACCCTAATTTTACTATTATTTAAGTAAGTTGGATTTGAGCTGTAGTTGAAATCATTATGATTAGCTCTACAGAAATAAATTGTTGAGTTAAGTTCTGTGGTATTGTTGAACGAAACATTATAAATTCTGTTTCTGATTCCATCGGCAATGGTATTGATAGAAGATCCAGTGACTGCATTAAAACCTGTTTGCCCAGCGGTAGATCCTAGCCTGCTAGTTCCAAGAGAATTAGCCAAAACTCCTCCGTCAGCCTCGTCGTTAAAAACAGATCCTGAAATAACTGCAATACCAGCTTGATAGAAAATAAGACCACAAGGATTGCCGTCGCCAACAAGTCCAGAGCCGCTGATAACTGTGCCCTGAGCGTGGTTTGATCCGGTAGCAAACAAGACACCATATTCACCGGCTGGGGAGTTTACTTTATAGCCGCTTGTTCCGCTAATATCTTGGATTGAAATTAGCTTAGTGGATGTTGTGCCGCCTGGTACTTGACTGTATGCAGGCTCTACTCCTAGTTGAAGATTAAAAGATCCTTTTTTGATCTCATCCTTATTTAGCAAACGAGAAAAGTTAAGAAAGAAGCAGTTATCTAATTTTGTTCCGCCGTCTACAATATTTCCATCTTCATCGAAACGCAAAACAGAACCTGTGGCGTCGTACCCGGCGAGAACTTGAGATAACTCATTGTAAATATTAACTTTCTTAGAGTTTTGCGTATTACTTGAAGCAGAAAGAGAGTTCCCTCCAGTAGAGTAGCCAAGTGTAATATCAAAAATATGATTAGCCGAGGAACTAAGGTAAGGATAATCATATACAGATTGGAACATACCGTGAGAATAGGTTTTAATATTTTCTTCTGAGCCCAAGACAACTGTGCCTGCGCCATTGTAAGTACCTGACACAATAGAGCCAGTGATAGGTATAGCTTCGTGCAAGAGAGTTCTTGTTGAAGTTACGTCGTTGTTTGTAAGTGTCTTAAAAGTTGTAGCCATTTGTGTTCCTCGTTATTGTGCCTTAATGTATCTAATTGGAATATCAAGTGTGTACCCAGTGGTTCCACCGATAATCCTAATATTCGAATCAATAAAGCGGTAGTTATTAGAACCGATTGGATAACCGGAGCCGCCAAGAGTTTCAAATAAGTATGTGCTTGTTGCCAAATCCAAAGAAGAAGCAATCATAAACTCAAATCTAGTTCCTTTTGGACCTCGAATGCCTTTGACGTTTGCTTGAGTGTTTTTGTCTGGATTAATCTTACCCGTCCAACTGTCCATTACATAGTCATTATTCTGCGATAATGAAAAGAAGTAGCTGGCGATATTATCATCGTCAATGTAAGAAGGGTTTGCAATGGAGCTATTTTTTGTTGTAGCGACTTTTCCAAATCTATTATCAATCTCAATGATATATTGCGATTCAACAAGATCTGAATCGATGGTTACACTATCGGGTATTTCTGTTGTATCAAGACCCTGCTCAAGAAGAATAAAATTTCCTTTTGTAAGTGTTTGTCCTTGGAGAATGCCGCTTGTGTTTGTAGTACCATCGTTAAAAAGCTGAGTTTCGGTTGTTTGGTCAACAGCGACCAAAAAAGAATTGTTTACTGCATATCTGGCGTTTTCAGGATTTTGCTCGTTTATCTTGATGATAGGTAGGTAAAGCAAGTTATTTCTAGCCATAGACGTTAATCTAGATTTCATGCTGGATGCGTTATTCGTGAAAGCCTCAAAAACTGGTGTTTGCATGATATCTAAGTCGTAATAAGCGGAACCACTTGGGTGATTCTTGTCATACTTTGAATAATCGATTTCATCGTCACCTAAAGCAAACTTTGTAATCTTAAAGCTCCCGTCGCCCTTAGCCAAGCGAAAGCGCCCTGTATCTGTTAAAACTGCATCAAGAATGATGTCACCGCTGTTGTCTAGAAAGCCCATTATTTTATCTCCTTGTATAATTAGACATTACACACACTTTTTATAAATAGTTGTTTTTATTCATTTGTAAAAGTTTTTATTACTAGTAAAGTTTTTCTTGTCTTTGTTTAAATTTGACATTTAAGTCTATTTTTCTGCCCGTCTTTTTAGACGTTAGTCTGATCTTAAATCTCCTGTCTTTTCTGAAGACTGATTCTTCTGCTTCACCTATTTCAAAATCAGGAATGTCGAATGCGCTATCATAATCTTCTTCGACATATTTTTCTTTCATTATCCACTGGTGGTATGCTGGTTTAATATGAATATATTTTTTACCTTTTGTTGAAAAGTTTGTTTCTTGTTCTTTTTTCTTTAAAAGATCAGCTTTCGTTTCTTCTTCTATGTTGAAGATTCTAATCACCGGATAAGCAAAATTATCTTCTTCTTTTATTTCTACTTCGTAAACATCAGTAGGGTTAGAAAACTTTCCGTGATAATCTATAGCTCGGAAAGTGAAATAATATTTTTGATTGAAATTTAAGTCTACTTTAACAGAATTATTTGGTCCGTTTAATAGTTGTTTTTCAGAATCTTGAAAATCACTATAACTAGTTGGTTTTATGACAGTTTGAAAAATCTGCAAATATTGTGATGGTTCTTCGGATTTAAAAAACACTTCATTGTTGAATATGTCGATTTCAGCAAGCTCTTCTTTGCTTAGGTTATAGTCGTTTTTAAGCTGGTTTTCTAGTAAGACTTGGTACTGTTCAACATCTTGTTCTTCTATAGGGCGATAAAGTTGTTTCATTGTCCCTATGGTGTCTTTTAGATTTATAAGCAATGTAGAGGGAGTTTTGATATAAGGGACAAACTCGATCTCAGGAGGAAGAGGAGCTTCATCTATAACAATAGTTGTATTATGTGAGGGGAGTGAAAATACTCCAGTCCCTGGACCGGTTATGTCAAGACCAAACTGATCTACATTATAGTAAGGAACTCTAATGATTTTTATCGATGGACTTGTCGTGACTGTTAATAAAGCAGACTTTTTGCTTGGAGTAACAGATATAGAAGCTTCTCCTAGATTATACTGGTATTGTGTGCCGAATACGACCTTGTGGGCATATATCCTATACACATAAAATTTATTATATTTTACTTGCGTATCAAACATCTCTATCATATCTGTATCATCATTAGGCAGATAGAAGGTCTGAACCTTATTTAGTAATTGTCCACCGCCGCCTGCGGTCCACTTTTCAACTTCATATACAACTGTCTCTTCGTAACATTCATCTCCTTGTAGAATGTCTTCCCAGGTTCGTGAAGTGGAGTTTATCAAAGAATTCATTTTTGATTCAAGACCTAGTGACATTAATTTCGTAAACAAGCTGTTCTGCGGGGCTTCAAAGTCATACTCATCGTTCGCAGATCCAATGTAGACGTAATCCTTTTTTAAACCAGGGTCGAGTGCTAAGTCTCCGTTTTTAGCTTGTTCGAGAAAATCACTGAAAGGTAAAGAAGTAAGAGGTGTGTCCTCAGTTATTTCTTCATTTGATGACAAAGAGTCAAAGCCGAGACTTCCTTCGCTAGTGGCAATATATCTCAACATAAAAGGATTATACTTAGTAGCTTTAAGCGCTCTAAACACAGATTTATTTTGCTCAGGTTCAATTTGAATTTGTATATTCATAGGGAACATAGAAGCCGCCGAGTTATAATTGTTTATTATATTAAAATCAGCTTCAGAAAAAAGTATTTCACTGTATCCTGCTTGGGCTTCCTCTAGAAAAGAATCAGCATTCATGTGCATCTTGTTTCTGAAAGCTGCCGCGTCTGTCCAAAGATCTAAATAATTACTAATACTGTTGTTTGCCAAGTCGAATCTATTATAGGTAAAAGGCTCTTTATCATTTTTAGTCTCCTTATAGAACAAAGACTCTGTATCAAAATCTTCAAGTAGTCCATTTAAAGTAAGATGATTTTTAAACTTACCGATTATTTTAGTTGGATTCGGGTTAGCGTTTTTCTGGTTTTTATTGGCACTAATAATTTTATTGTTGACACTCACGACGGACATGTAAGTGTATAGATTTGGAAGAACTTTTTCATTAAAAACTTCTGGATCATCATCTAAAACATCATCTCTCAATCCACTGATTAACTTTTCATATCCTAGTTTAAGATAATTGTAGTTTCCTTTAATTTTCACAAAGTTTCTTTCGAAAAAAGACGTTTCTTCATTTAGAGTTTTTGTCTCAGGTCTGTTCATACTAAAAACTATGTCTTCATTCATAGCGCCATTAGAGAACTTTGATAAACACCAGTCTCTCCACCAAGTTACCGGGGCTTCAGCGACAAACGGGCTTGTTTGCGCTATTTCTGCATCTGTGCCATTAATATAAACCTCATAAAGCTCCTCAATCTGACCGGGAATGTTATTGTCTATTGTTTGTTGGATTTTTCTTAAAGATACTTTTGCCCCTAAATCAGCACTGAGGAATTTCATTATTTTCTTTTTAGAATCGTTTACTGCATACTCTGGAGTCTGAGACATTTGTAGAGGAGTATTATACGTTACAGCTCCCGCTACATCATTCCATTTCCAATAGTTCATTACATCGCTTCTAAAGTTGTCTGTTACACTTTCTTTTGATACTAGTCCAGTAGCAGGGTTTATAAACTCTGCAATAGATTTATTGACAAACCTGTTTCTTTTATTTTTTGATAAAAGTTGCTTTTCATTTTCAGATGTGTATTGTTCTGGCATTATTGTTACCTTTTATTAATAAGAGCCGCCCATGCCGCCGCCGCCTGCGCCGCTGTTGAAGCCATCACCCGTGAAGCCTCCCTCAACGCTCAGAGTGGTGCCAAGTTTTTTGCTTTTTTCATTTGCCTTTTTACCTTTGGATGGACCGCCTGCGCCTAAATTCTCTGAGTCAACGTTATCCATAGTTTTCTTATGCTTTGACATTTTATTAAAATCTTTTATCATCTCATCACCGCCTTTGTAATTAGGCAAATGAGAAAGCTCCTTCATAGAAGCTAGGATAAAATACTTATCATATATGGGAAGATCAACAGCACTATCTCTTGTAACTCCAAGTTTTTTATTAGTGTAATATCTTAGTCTGCAAAGCACTGGTTTGTCATTAGATTTTATATTACTGAATGTTTCTGGTGTTAATTTGCTCCAGTGTGGTCCTTTAATGTTGTTGAAAATAAATCCTTCTAGATATTCTATTTGAACAAGATTGAAGTAGTTAATAAAAATACCAAAATTGTTTTTACCAGTTGCTAGGTCACCTATGTTTTCTATATTGTTTTCAAAAAAGTTTAAGTTATCTTTTAGGTAAGTTGTGTCTACTCCTGTATCCTCTGGACTAGGGTCTAATGTGATTAACTGTTTAAAATGATTTGGTATTCCTTTAAGATCGTTTTCGTTTAAAGGAAGAAATCCATTTCCTCTTAGTGCTTTCAAGAATGTTGGAAACTGTTCAAATAGCTTAATATTATCTTTTCTGTTGTTTGGGTTTGACATAAAAAACAGTGCATCATTGTAGTTTGGTTCTTCTACAAACTCAGGGGGGACTTGTTTTTCTTCATCTAATTCTAACTGAGGTATGACGGCTTGAACAAGGGGACCATCGTTCTCTATTAATTGCTGCACCAGCGCTTCTTTTGCAGGTATACCTTCTGTTGCAGCAAGTCCAAATGACAAGCCCTTGGCGGATAAAACACTAGTCAAGAGTGACTTTTGCGATTGAGCAGTGTTGTTTTTATTTAATAACACGCCAGCGTCTTGACCTATCAAGAGTTTTTTTATTATCTCTAGATAAAAACTATTCAAAGCTTCATACTGTATGTTTACAGGAGAAGACTGGGAATCATAATTGGGGTCTTCAGGTGAAGTAAATGGCAGTGTTATTATCTTTCCTGACTCTGGCATTTTTATACAAGAAGGCGAGAGAAACGTATATTTATCTTCTATCAAGTTAGATTCAAATTGAATCCCTTTGTTCTTGTATTTTAGTTTAATTGGCACTGCCGCAGTTTCATCTGTAAAATACTTTAGATTTTCGGCAAGTGCTCTTTCTTCAAAATCTAAATAAGATATTCTTTTAATACCTAGCTTTTCTGGCAGTTCTGATTGCACTCCATAAGATAGATATTCATAGCCACTGTTTCTCATACTAGCGTCAAATATTTCACCAAAATAAGTCTCTCCATCTAAAAAGGCTATTTGCTTTGAAGATTTAACTCCTGAAGGGCTGTATGCGTTCGTCCCTGAGTCTGATATTGCAGATACACTTTTCAAAGAAAAGATAGACAATATTTTTTCCAAAAACTCTTCAATCATGTTGATAATAAACTCTAGCCCATCTGGGGTTCCTGTATTTGGAGAGGAGATGTTTAACAAGTTTTCTAAGAAGCCCTCTTTTTTGACACTATTAGTGCTTGTAACTAAAGAGTACATTTGATTAAATTTACTAAGCAGATCAGGAATAATGCCAAAATACTCATCGTTTTGTTCTTCTTTATAAAGCTTCGTGTATGTGTCAGATATAAGATTGTAATATTGAGGCTGTGTAGAAATAGTATATAATTGTTTTGCAAGCTTTAAGGATGTCTCCAAGCTTCTTATTTTCTTTAAAATTAGTTTTTTTAATGTATCCTCAAAAGTAAACTTTATTCCGTATTGATAAAAGCCATCAGATATATCTCTCATAGATTCGTCGTATCCACTGAAAAAACAGTATTCATATCCGGGTGCTCCTCCTAACTCGATAGACAGCTTAGTAACGAGTCCGGTTTTAGGAGAAGAATAACCCCGTTTGGCGATTTTTTGAACTGGAATATTTTCATCAAAAAGATTAGTGTCATCAATAGCTTTCACTCTTTTTCTCACGATTGTCAAGCTTTTGAAAAATTTGCTTATTAATAAGGAGTGTTTATCTTTTTTAGAGAGATTCTCCCATAACTTAGAATATTGAGAATACTTTACAAGCAATGCTCTCATGTCAACACCAAAGCAAAAGTTAAGTCTATTGTCCATATCTCGTGATGCCCAAAAATCAGTATGGAATACAGTTCCGTCTGCTATCTTTTGATTTTTGAATTTTTCCTCTGTTATATCTTTTGCTGAGAAAAGTTTGTTTGCTTCAGAAAAATCTATATCTAGTTTATCTACCACGTCTCTTTGTCTAAAGTCTTGTATTGTAGTGTTCGTTGCTTTTACTTCTGTTAAGAACATGTCCTCTTCGCTGTCTACCGAAGCAAGTCCTTCAGCATGAGTCTTGCCTTTCATTGGAATACCAACCATATTTACCAATTGGTCTTCCCTGAGAGAAGCTACTTGTTTTGCTGAAACAAGCCCCTCTTCTGGAAGGTTATACATGAAATGAATGTCACCAAGCCATACCGCATTGTCTCTATCAACATAATAGTACGCATCTGTGATTGTTTTTCCATCCTTGATAACAAACTCGAAAGCCTTTTTGCCAGTCAAGTGCTTGTATAGACCTGGAACATTTCCAATATCAATAGAAGGTTCAAAAGAGTCTTCAAAGAATTTCTTATCGACGTTAGCAACAACAAAGTATGCCAAGTGATTAACGTTTGGCTTCTCAACGGTAAAAGTAGTAGAGAATGTTATGTTATATACTCTTTGTCCTAAATCATTTGTTGTGTATTCGTAGGAGTTAAAGCGATTGGGGTCATATTGAACCTTAGTACCACCCTGATTGTGAGCAGGGCTTGTCTCTCCTTCTCCATTCGAGGGATATATTTCTCCTAAGTTTATTGTTTTTAAAGAAGTTTTCCCTGGTATAGAGGTCAAGCCGTACCATCCAAAATCTACAGCAGGATCTATAGAATCCAGCATTTCTGTAGATTTTACATCCGTTGATTGAACAATAGACAAATTAATATATTCCTTTAGCTTTTCTTCATTAAACCAGTTAGATAAAAGTTTGTTTTCTATTACATCTTTTACAACCAAGTCTACTCTTACCTTGAGTGTTTTATTGTTTTTACCAGGATCATCATTAGAGTAAGTTGAAATGCCAGTTTTCTTTTTTTCTGCTCCGTAAAGACCAGAGTATACTGATTCGTACAGGGTCGTTTGTCCAAGTTGCATTTGCCCACCTAGACCGTCATTTCCAAGTGGATCTATAGTAGGAGAACCTATTTGCTGTTGAGCTACATTTGCCTGATACTGTTCTTTTGTTGGTATATCATAATGAGGACTGTCGCCACGGACTGTTGTTGTTTGAGTACCGTAGCTCAACATAATCCTGCTGATATAAACATTAGGAACAAAATCCCCTAAAAGAGTTGCGTTGTCTATTGGTAATGTCATTCGCAAGGCTCCCCTATATCATCTTGTTCGTATATGTCGGCGTAAACATTAGGATCTACATCGTCGTCACATGTAAATATCTGTCTAACGTAAATAGATTTCTTTTCATCTTCACCAATATTCTGACACAAGATAGTGGTAGGTATAGCGTCATCTATTAATATATCAAAATAATATTCAACAAAATTAGTGTTCGTGTCAGGGTAGATTCCTTTCTCTTGAAGTTCTGTTCTTTTTTCTTCATCTTCTGGGTAAAACTGAAGTGGAATTAGTTTTGTTGTTTTTTGGTTATCGTTCATTCCTGTGCTGGCTTGATCTCCAGTTATAGTTTCTTCCATGAAAACCTCTATTTCAAAGTTTTCGTGAAGGAACTCAGTGTTCTTTTCATCTATACCTAGTAACATAAAATCTTGTTGCAAGGCTATGATAGACCCGTCTTCAAACTCAAGCGGAGCGCCTTCAAGTTCCTCCTGGTCGCTTGGAACTTCCACCGTAAAATCAGTGACTGCATCTTCAACAAGACTCGCATCTTTAGACATAAATGTTACAAATTCTAACTCGCCTTCTAGTTGGGGTATTTTTATGTTTGGAGTAGTAGACCCTGTTATCATGCTCGCAGAGCTAGACAAGTTTTGATTATAAAATTTAACTTCCCATGCAGGATTGTACAAACTTCCAACTCTTGTATTACCGACTGCTGAATCTAAAGCAAAATACTTATTTTCTATATCTTGCAACTTCTCTTTAATATGGACATCTGTATATTTTTCTTCTTTTCTTATAATCTCTTTCAGCTCATGAAACTGTGTTTCAACTCCAATAAAGTTGTGCTGAACTTTTAATCGAGGGGTTTCCTCTTTGATTCTTGTTTCTGCATTGTTTTGAGGTTCGGTAAAGCCACCAAATTCAGAGTTGTAAACAATATCTTTATCAAAAAAGGCGTAATACATTGGCGAAAACTCACCTTTGGCGAGCAATCTCTTGCCGTATTGAGTTAGCTTGATATCTATTACTTCTTCTTTTTGATTGAAAAATTCCATTTAGTCTTCAAATGCCTTCTTTTTTGGTCCAAACTCTATATCTACTTCCATTTTAGCCAATTCGACAAGTGAGAAAAAGTCATATGGCCAGTTATAACTATATTCTGGGGCTTTTTCTTCGTTGCCAAACTTAAACTTAAACCTTTGATCGTCTTCTGCATCTGCTGTTACTGCAAAGTAGCTTTTTTCAGCCTTTCTCTTGACTTTAAATAGCATCCACCGAGTTGTGTTTGGTAATCTTTTTCCTCCAAAGAACTCTGTATGCCCTGCTTTATGAGAAACAATAACTTCATCTTCTTGAGCCGTTCTGGATATTTCCGGCATCAAACCTTGCCAGATATCTGTTAGGTCTTGCTGGGTTAAAGAATGCTCAAACTCAAAAATATACATAACAAAAGGCTTAAGGTCTGGGAATGTAAGGAAATCAAACTGAGGAGGTAAGTTATATTTCTGCATCTTATTGATCATATTGACAATAGATTCGGCAGAAGTCTGTCCAGCACCAAGGACCGCTTCTTCGGGAGGTACTCCCTCTTGGCTTTGTTTTAAAGCTTGATTGTAGGTTCCTATTGGTATCCTAAAGAATCTTTTATCGGTCTCAGGGTACTTTAAGGTTGTTGCGTTGCCTGGTTTATGTGTTTCGTAGGTAAACGGAATAGCAATAATAGCTTCAGAAATGACTTTTTTATGGGCTGGTCTTCCAATACGCTTTTGATTTGTTTGGAAGCCGCAAATGTCTATTAAAGATCCTGTCAAGGTAGCATCAACATCTGAGACAGAACTCCTAAATGCAAAGCTTTCTTTAAGCTCAAGCCAGAGTCCTGTGGAGCCGGTTGGTAAGGACCCGTATCCAGCCCATAAACCTTTACCTGTAGATGCGCTATGGAAATCAGTAGAAGCAGAAAAGTTTAAAGCAGGACATTCAAATTTCGTTCCAATAGACCATGCGTCGAAAGAAAAGGCGTCTGTGTCTTCTATGCTAGTGGGTATGTAATTGCCATCTGGACCTATGTTTGTTGAGTAGTTAACTTTTTTGTAGCGAGATCTTCCAAATAGATTAACAGAAGCGGATATGGTCATTTTTGCTTTTGATGCAATATCGTTAAATCCAAGTATAACAGAAGAGCCTGTATACTCAGTATTAATTTCTGAATTTGATAGAATATCGCTTAGTGTCGGTTGACCAGAGGTTGTTGGAGTGTATTTAATTCTTGCTATAGAATCTTCATAAAAATATGGAGGAGTGTAAGGTGCGTAAGCTGGATCTCTGACATTAGAGCCGACGTTGCCCGCTACAGAAGAAGACAAAGGTGGTCCATAATAAGCTCCTTTTGTTTGGCTAAAATTATAATCACCGGCACCAAGAAGGGCTTGTCCCTCGGACAAGACCATATCACTAGTTTTTCTAACAACTACATCCATGTAATAAGATTTTCCTGCCTCAACTGATTTAAACTGCCCTTGTGGTTTAGATATGAAATCAGTAAATTTTTCATCTTTTAAGAAAAATCTAGGTATTTCACCAAAAAAGTTATTAGCCGCAAGAGAATATAAAGGAGCGCCTAGTCCAGTTTTTGCAAAAGAAAATAGTGTTCCTGCGCCGCCGATGGGTTCGTCCATAATGATAGATTTCTGTATAAAAGTGCCTGCATCTAGTTCTGCTTTTTTTACTGTCGGTATATAAGTATCGGGCTGGATTATTGTTTCGAATGGCAATCGGAAGTTAGGGGCACTGCTAATGTATTTAAGAGAAAAAGTACTATCTGTGGAGACGGTTATGCCTACTGAACCTGTAAAAACAGGATAATCAACTGCCAAAGATGATTTAATAGAGTTAAACATTATACCAGGGGCTGCAAGCGGTCTTAAAAAAGAATTTAAAATTGCTGTCTCGGTCGCTTGCGGTGGAACCATAGAGGCATCTCTTACGTGTGAACCAGATAATACAGAACCATACGATTGAGACAAAATAGTTCCTAGCTGGAGTGTTCTTTGATGTGGATAAAATCCTTTATATGGAAGAAGCTTTTTTATTCCTTTCATTGAAAATGTATAGCTTTTAACTTCGCCTTCTTCTTGATGATCGTCAGCAACTTTTTGAAAATATTTGAGAAAATCAGAATGCGAGTATTCAATAAAGAAATTTTCATCAATACCTGGAGGTCTGGTCGATGGAACATTAATAGTATTCCTACCTCCTGTTGTAGACTCTTCTTGATCTGCGCTAGATGTAATGTTTCCCCCAATCATAGAAAGAAAAGCATCGTTTCTAGCCAAAAAATTTCCTTCTTTCTGTCTTACATAATAATCCATGTGGTCAGAAATACGAAACTCTGGTAAGATAGAGTAATCTTTGCCTATACCTCTGATGTCTTCCGCGAAATCTTCATAGGAGTTGAAAAAAGGTTTCTTTCCTGATATCTGATCAGTGGCATATAAAGGTATGCCATAAAGAAACCTATCGGGTGGAGTTGGAGTTCCTCCGCCTTGAAACCTGTATAAAGAGAGAGACGCAGTTGTGTCGTAAAAACCTCCAGCAGCCATAGGTCCGCCAGGTCCTTTCAAGGGTGTTCTGGCAACTAAAAGCTCTCCAAATGATGAGCTATTTTTGTTAAGAACGGCGGCGTGAAATGGCTCTGTACCACCCGTATCTAAAGACCAGAGGCTTTGTACAAAGGCTGTTGGGAAGCCTTGAGAGTTTAAAGACACAGTATTTGTACGGATGGCTCTATCATTTAAATCATCTTTCCAGAAAGTTCTAAAATCTCTTCTATCATAACCATTTGAACCTAAACCTGAAACTTCCGCATATTGGGTTCTTTTTCTTGCTTTTGCAAGGAAAGTGTTTTGTTGCTTTGGAAATACACATTCGGTATAAGTCATGTTGACCCATTTTTTAAAAGGAACATCCATTCCGTAAGGGTTTTCTTTTTCTTCTTCTTCGGTTAAGGCTTCGGCAAAGTTCTGAGCAACGTCATCAAAATCATAAGTAAATTTCTTATCGATGTATATTTCTTTAAGATCATCATAGATTTTTGTGAACTGCTCTGGGAAATCTCCATTAAACTTCAACCTTATATTGATCTTCTCATTTGTATAATGCTCTTCAAGATTTCCATAAGAATGCTTAAGATTTAAATTTACTAGCTCGCCATTTTGTTTTACAACAAACGAGTGCTGTATTGGTCTATGTTTGCTAGATACACAAGATTCAGTAAGATTAAAGCCAACTGGATCTTCTGCGAATACAAACGGGAAAGGGGGAGTTCCATATGAAAATATATAACCTGTTGATTGTAAAGAGCTTTTTTCAACATAAGAGAATATATTGTTTTTTCTGTGAACTCGATTTACTGGGTGGTTTCCTACGCGGACTTGTTTCCAACTTGGCCAACCATAAGGACCTTGACGGTGGAGGATAAGGGCGTTTAATACTTGCCCACCTTCAATATAAGAAGGACTGTTAGGGTCCGCAGCTCGTTGAATAAACGCTGAATTAATATAGCTTGATGTGTGTGGAGAATAACAATCAAAAGAAACCATTCTATTGCTTACTGTAGCGCTATTAGGAAAAGATCCATTATAGTTATTGCCCGAGCTATCGGCACCACTTAAGTCGTCCAACTTGTACCAGGCAACCAAGCCGGTATTAGATATACCTACACCATTATTTGCCAGAGTGGGGCATCCATTATTATATAGAGATAGTGCATCGTCCGCAGACAACTCTCTACTCCAAAGCATAAAATTAGCCAGCTTGCCTTGGAATTCGTTACTATTGTTTTCGCGCCCTCTTGCAAGATTTAATTTGGCGTCGGTGACTTCCATTGCAGTATAAGTGCCCGAACTGGCTCCGGTAGTACTAACTGATACGCCATTAATATAAATTTTTATACCTGATGCCGACTCGTTGGCGTTATATGTGATTGTTACATGGAAGAACTCTCCTTCGTAAGCGCTCAAGCTGTTGGTGGTGTACGCCTGAATATAGCTTCCTGCGCTATCATCATATAATCTAACCTTAAGAGTTCCTGCTGGTGAGTTCTGAATATAAATCTCATATTCGTAATTGGACGGCGATTGTTCACTTTTAGCAGCAATGTATTGATATGCTCCGCTTGTAAGGTCATCACACTTAATCCAAAAATTAACAGAAAAAACACTATCTTGCGAGCCGTTACCAAAGCTAAACGCTGTTTGATTACCTGCATCAAAATATTGATCACTGCCGCTTACAAAGCTTACAGCCCCTTGTTGTGCTTGGAGTATGACAGGGACAGACGCAGGATATCCTAAAGTATTAAAGGAAGAAGAGACAGCCTCTTGGATATTTGCATTGATTCCTACAAAATTAGTTGGGACAAATCCTGAGTTTGCTTTATCTTCATAAGTAGCGCCCCATACTCTATGTGCAGTTGCGTTGACGCTCGAAGAAGCCATATAGCTTCCAAAGTTACTTGCACTTACAAATGTTAAATTCTCGTCGTTCATCTTATGTCTAAATAGTTGTTTTCACTAAATTACGGATTGTATAATGGAGCCTGTAATCCAAGAATATGCAGAGTCAGTTTGCGGTATTTGATGAGTTATAAAGCCATTATCATAATAAGAAGCTGTTATGACGTTCATTATGGACTCAGATCCAGTTAAAGCTACGCCGCCTTCCCATTCAATTCTCTTTCCTGTGTTTCTTTGTACCTTGTGATAAGAACCAGTTGTTTGAGGTGTTCCAAAACTACTTGTCCCTCCAAATATACTATGATGTTTATTCCAAAGATTTAAGTTATTTCGTACAGTTGAATTCCTGTAGTTAAGGCAGTTGTATACAGAGTAAGTTTCAGAAGCAACATCTAAAAAGCCGCGACTCATCACTTCTGCGCCACCAGGAGCAGAAAACCTTTCCACAATAACGGTTTTGTTTCTGCTTCCATCTTGAAGTGTATCTCTATTAGCTAATGCGTAATCAAAAGACGAAGAAATAAACACTGACTCGGCAGTGATCGACGCAACATTGCCGCTGTTTTGTACAAACCAGATGTTGTTAATATTACGCCCTGAAGTGTTTACAACTTCATAATTGTTAGAGTAGTTTCCAATAATAGTGGGAGAAGATGATGTCATCTTAATGTTTCTAATATTTAGAGGTCTTTTTGCCACCTCATCACGGTAATAAACAGCACGCATTGCAGTGAAGCTGTCGTAAGCCGGGTCCAAAAGCTTAAACATAGATCCAGCAGCAGTACCAGAAACCTCAATCGCATCAATAGCAACATCAGAAAGATATGTAATACCACCTTGGTAGAGGAATCGGAGATAAAATTCTGTTCCTGCGTAAGATGATAAATCTATTTGAGCTTTAATGTAAGCATCACTAGCGTTAGCTTGTTGTTGCCCAGCAATAAAAGTATTTGCAGTTGTAGGGTCGCCTACAAAATCCCAAACAACAGATAAATCAGTGATACCTCCGCCAAACGTAGGATCTTGAGAATGCTGAACTTTTAAGTTACCAACATTTACACCATGCATATGGTAATAGAAAGAAGCACTAAAGTCAGTAACTGCAACATCATCTGCATCAAGTTTTGGAGTCACAAGTCCAAAGAGTGCGCCGGGGTGGTTTGGTGTCGATGTCTCAGCATAAGCGTAATGAGTTCCATCAAAAGCAGAGTTTGGACCAGTTCCTGCCGAAGGGGTTGGACCAGAATGCGTTAGAATCCACCCAGAAGGTCCTGTAGCGGTACTTCCAACATTAGTCCAGCCCACAGGGTCAGTTCCACTAAAAGATTCGCTCAAGAGGCTTAAACTAGAGCCCTCGGTGATTGGAATTTTAAGATACCAACCCTCGGGTCTTGTAGAGGGAGTATCTAAAGATCTTGCGGTGCTGCCGGGGTTTGTCACAGCAGAGGCAGAATAGTTTAAGGGGGCGTGCCTGTATTGCAATCCACCGACATATTTTTCAGTAAATGGTCCTTGTAACGGTCTTTGATTATTTCTACCTACAACATCTCTATGCATGTTTTCAAAAGAGGCACTTGCGCCAGTCTGTAAATACCCAAGATACCCCGTGTTTACTGAAGAAGAGAAAATTGTAAAAGGAAGAAGAAGGTTGGCTTTTCCATCTTGATAATCATTCGCATCTATTGCTTCGCCTTTAGAAGTTGTAGTTGCTTTTAATATTACATTTCTTTTTCTAAGTTCTTCTGGGGTTCTATCTTCATCACAGTTTTTATTTGACTGAATCTCTGAAAAAGGAAACTTAATAAAGTCCTGACTGCTATTAAACTTAATAGCTTGTCTGTGGAAGTTAAACAGGTTATTCGATTTTATATTAGATCCGCCTTCAATGTCGTTAGATAGTTTTGTAGCAAAACGATAACTCTTTCCAAGCTTTCTTGTCGCATAGGTTGAGCCAGATACTTCTGTGTTTACAACTGTTTTTATTGTCTCTCTTTGAGAATCTACTGTTGCATCTCCAGACGTAATAACAGAACCTGCTCTTTCAGCAAGTTCATGCCAGTAAGTGCAGTTATCACCCTGCTTGTTGGTTATTGGAGCGTGACCAAACTTCCAGTTGTAGAGAAGTTCATTTATACCTTGTATAGTAGTTATAGGGTCTGGTTGCTTGCTCTCAAGTGTTGGGAATTTATGATCATATTTATTTCTTTCTAAGACATGACTTTCAACCATGTTTAAGACCGAATCAGATACATTAGAAGAAGCTGGGATGAGTTGTTCTAGCATCTCCTGGATAAAAGAATCAACATGTTTAAAGTAATCTAAATATCTTTCAATATCTGGCTTGTTTTCTACTCTTTCAAAGAAAAGCTGTCTAAGTTTGCCTAAGTCTTTGTATTCTTTTCTATATCTATTGACCGGCTCTCCGACAAGATTATTAAAATCGATTATAGAAGAAAAGATATTGATTATCTCCTCTGAGATAACTCTATACATACTGTTTTCAATAGAGAAAAAGTAATCAACAGGTCTTGTATCTTTAGTAAAGATCTGATCACTGTCTTCACCAATTGAAATCATATCAGAGCTAATAAACTCTTCTGGTAATCTGTTTTGAGTTGTAAGAATAAAATCTGTTATTCCAACATTGTTTTCATTGGCATTTAGTTTATCAACTCGTGCAGTATAAAGTTGTTTTGTAATATTTCCAATCCAGCCATAGCGATTAATTAAATCACTAGAACCAGAAGAAAAATCATCAACAAAAATAATCCCACTTGAATCTGCGGAAGATGAGACATTTTTAAAATCCCAATTAAGTGCTAAGGTTTCAAGTTCCGGTATTTCTACTTGCCCAAGGCTTGTATCGGTTACAGCAGAATTTTTGTAAGGGTTACTCGGACCATATGAGTACATACCAATCGCATGATCTTTAATAGTGTGATCTTTTATATCATCCATCCAGAATCTTAAATAAGATAGCTTTATATCAGTCAAGTCTAATAAGCTTCCAGAAAAATTAGTCCTATGAGCGCCCGCGTATACTCTCTTTGAAGAACTTAAGAAGCTTTTACCATTATCAACTGACATGGATGAAGATAAGATAAACTCATTTTCAATATTTCCAAGCCTCTGGTTTACTCCATAAAACTCAACTCTATAGCCAAGAGAACCTCCATCTGATACAAGATTACCAAAAGAAGAAGAAGGTCTAATCCTAACAGCAAAATTCCACTTCTCCTCATCGTATACATCTTTGTAAACATTTGTTACCATAGGAGAGATAAGAGAGCCAGTTAAGACAAAATAAGCATCTTTTGAATTATGTTTATTCCTAACAGCATAAACTTGGAAACCGGCGTGATCCAGCACATTCCATCCTAGATTATTTTCAGGCAGAGAAGTATCTGCGGTGTGTTGTCCGAACAAAGAAGAAGTTAGGTTTGGAAAGCTATAATACCCATCAATACCTTCCTCTACTTTTCTTGGAAATACGATTTCTGCCTCTACAGTGTTCGCCACGTACAGACCGCCTGGGTCTGAACCTGAAATATATGAAGTAGTGCCTGATCCTGATTTGTAATTGTATATTGTGGCTAAGTTTCTATCCGGCTTGTCAAAATCGATAAGCTTTTTTCTTATTGATTTATACTTGACATTTTTTCTAAACTCATAGTCAGTTTCCTTGCCGTAAACATTTACATTAATGATATCTTCGTTGGCACCAAACGCTCTAATAAGATTGTTTATAGATTTTTCAGTTCCTTTCGATTTTAGGATAAACAAAAGATTGTTATAGATATTTTGATATATTAGATTTTTAGTATTGTAGATTTTATCTTCAAATTTCTTTTCTTCATCGCGAGAGAGAAAGTTTTCAATAATGCTTGTATCAACAAACAACTCAGGAACATCGAGTCCGTGAGAGGTTAAAAGTCTTTTTGAGAATGGGTAGGGCTTAAAACTACCAGTTAAAACACTGCCTGAAGGGTATTGTATGTTTTTCAAAGATGGTAGATTTTCAATTTGATTGTGTAGTTCATCAAAATAACTGGACATTATTTGAGTTAGTTTTTTTAATTCTTGCCCTGACTCTTCGTCATCTTCAACTATCCAAGCTGGTATACTCTTATACATTGAAGAAAAGTTTTGTATATCGTGTCGCTCGCCTAGTGTTGTTTTTAGTTCTTTGAAAGCAACTACATCTGGATGTGAACTATAAATAATTGGATCTTTAAACTCAAAATCTGCTTTGCCGGATGAAACCATTGCAGAGCCAGTATTTCTAGAATGGGCGTCGTATCCGGTCCAAGATCCATTACTTAGACGACCAGAGTAATCAAGTACAGTGCTATCAATATTGGCTATGTTCGATATACCTTCATTAAACTTGAAATATAATCCTAAATCTACATTGGCATCATCTGTGTTCGTGCCGCCGCCGACCTGTGAGATATAATATCTTCCAATGTCTCTTGCGCTTCTTTTGGTTTTCCAGTATCTAAAGTCATCAATAGAGCCAGATAGCTTACCTGAGCCTGTAGCTGCTAAAGTATACTTAGGTGGTGTTGTATTTGCGCCAATATAGGCATATATAGAACCTGTGACATGATCAATTCCTGAACCAGTTAGCACTGTTTCGACATACGCGCCGTTTCTGTACATTTCCACGGCGATTGTTGAGCCTGTGTTTTGTATAGTAAAGGCATAATGAGACCATTCGGAACTTGCGACAGTAGACGGCGTTACGGTTGTACCGATGGGAGCATTGTGGAAACCCGTTGCACCTGAAAGAGCTGTTAATCTAAAAACTGGACCTGGGGATGTGCCAGACAGTTCAATTCTTAAACGACCATAATCATGCTCATTGCTGTGTTTGCTATTCCATAAATCGAAAATAACTTCTCTGTTTGTAAGGGCGGTAGCGTAAGCGTCTTTCTTTAGCCAAAATTCTATGGTTACTCCGCCAGATAATGCAAACTTTAGATTTTCTTCTCTTTTTTTCCCTTCGTCCCAAATATTCTTCTTATTAGGTCCACTTTTGAAAGAGATGTATTCTAGATCATTTGGAAGACCGTAGCCACTGTTCGTTGACGCTTGTGTCCCCCATCCATCTGCTGATAGTAGTGCATATCCATTAGTCCTTGGATATTCTTTATCAAAAATAAAAGTCTCAAAGTAAGTGGCATTATTATACCATTCTTCTTTCTCTTTCAAGGAGCCATCATAAGGATAGTAATTGTAGATCGATTCGATGGCAACTTTATAATACTCTTCGGCAGATCCATATTTAGCAAAATTTTCTGGTTTAGAGTAATCTACATGAGGTATGAATCTATCTTTATCTCTTTGAACTTCATATGCATAGGATATGGATTCTATTTCTTCTTGAACTTTAGCATGACTCGGTACAGAAGAAGTTGTAGTAGTGCCTATTCTATTGATATCATTAAATAAATCTTTTATTGGCACTTTTAATCCTCCACTCTAAACTTGAAGGTCTCTGGCTGTTCCTTGTAAACGCCGTTTAAGTAATAAGCGAACTTTAAGTTATACATATAACCCGATTCCAAAAGAGACATATCAAGATCAAAGTAATTTCCACTAACGTCATATGAGAGCTTAGTCTGTTGATCGCTTCCTGTACCATAAGAGATAACTTCTAAATCATCAACAACTCGCGTCACTCTGTAATAGGCTTGATTTACAATGTCAGTTTGGATTTCAGAATTAGCTACTGTATATATTGTTGGTGACCAATTCTTCTCTCTAGTATACACTCTGAGCTTTGGTTCTTCACTTGTCGTATAGGATGGTTTTAAATTTGTAACTTTTGTAACATAAGTTGGCGTGGGGTTTATATTTGAAGAATCAAGCGTATTAGGAATAATATTTCCTGTATGGAACTGGATAGTTGCTTTAGTCGCATCTGCTGTGGAATGGCTTCCAGTAAACCAAACATCAAATACATCAGTCAAAGTTGTTGAGCCTGTAAAGGCAAAAGAAGCGGTATAGATACCTGTAGAGACAATTCCACCTGTCACGACTGTGGGTGCTGCTGCTCTTACTCTGCCATCGTTGTCGGCAGACAAAATCAAAGCATCTCCAGAAGGGGCATCATTATTTAATGAGCCAGAAAAAAGACTTACATAGACGTACTTATCACTGCCCAGCCCAGGGATATCTTGAAGTTGTCCTCTGACGTAGTTGTATAGATAAAGAGTATTTATATTATTTGCCGCAGTGGCAAGAGAGCTTGAAAAAAAGAAGTTTCCTCTATCATCACCTTCGCAACTGTTCCAGCGTGCTTCGATGACAGGGCGTTTGAAGAAATATTCGCTACTGCGTGCAAAGAACTTCTTATCATAGTAAGACAACGAAGCGCTTTCCTCAATTGGAGTTAGGGCGACGAGAAATCCGTAGTTTTCAAAACCGCCGCCGCCAGTTCCTTTGATCCAGGACTCTACATAAGGAGTAACATCGATAGACATATCTTCGTCTCCGTTTTGGAATGTAGCGTTTGCATTCCAAGGTGCGGTGGAAGCTGTGTTTTGAAAAGAACCACCTGTATTTGACCAAGCTACGTTATCTACTCTATTGGTCCAGTTGGATGTTCCCTCATCTTTATATTCTTCCATGTCTAGTCCACTGCCCTCATTCCAAGCAGCATCTAATGCATAGATGTTTAAAGTAAAATCTTTTGGCAACGTGTTGGGAGTTATAGCATTATACATGTTCAAGTAAAAATTTACATTACCAGATGCTGGTATTAACCCTGAATCTCTATCTGCTTCAATGCCAGAAGTTCCTGTGACTGGGAATTTAATCAAAATCCTTGAACGTTCCTTCGTAAAGCCCGAAGAACTTGAAACTTGTCCATAAATGGAGAATACTTCTAATGTATCCGCGAAGCCCATGTTTGAGCCAGTAGCTGTTCCGCTTAAGTTAGACTTAAAAGCATCAGATATAGTATTATCTTTAGTTGCTGTGTATCTTCTAATAGCCATTACAAAATTGTTCCTTTAATGTCTGTACCTATAAATTTTATCTCCCAAATAACATCATCTGGCACTTTTATAGATCTGCCATCGGGAGAGATATAATTATCCAAATCGATGGTGAAGTCGGAATAAAGTTCTCCTCTGGGTATGAATATTTCTACGTCGTCGGCATCTACAACTCCTGGTACAGAGTTTATCACATTATAAACATCTGTTATAAAAAAAGATTCGCCAATTTGTGGATGTTCAATAAATGCCTGACGTAAAGCATCATTTATATCTTGTATTAAATCAAGCTTGTTGACGTTTCTCTGTCCTATCGCTTTATATTCTATTCCAAGATTTAAAATCTTAGCGTCAATAATATCTATTGTATCGTTTAACATCTTATATTGAGCAAGCCAATTTTTTAAATTTGCTTTTATTTTTCTTTTTGTAGTAAAGAGAGTTGCGTCAAGACCGAGAGATACAACATAAAGATTAAGATTTCTTTTGAAAGAATCTTTATCTTGCTTTATCATCGCCCTGGCAACAGAACCAAAACGACTTGGCATAGAATATACTAAAGATAGATAATCTTTTTTAGTAACTGCTCTGTTTTGCGTAGCAAAGCTATTTTTTGCTCTAATCTTAATTTCTCGTAAGCCTGGGTCTGATATTGTCCCAACAATAGGCTCCTCATTAGAAACTTCGGCAGTTGTAACAATGCCTTGTACTATCGAGTCTGTTAAAAGCTCAGGATTTTCAAATTCGAAATCAGCAGAAACAAATCTATTGACAGAATCAACCCCTGCGTTTACATTGTTGGTCAAATTAGTTCTATAAAAAACACTTACAGTAGTATTTTCAGGAGCAACTCCCAAGTTATTGTTTTTCACCAGCACGGTAGGGTCAAAAGAAGACTCAGAAATATATTTTTTCCCGTGCATCTTTAAAGCTACTTTATTTGGATCTAATTTATCATCATTTTCAGTTATGGCGTCTGTTGAAGAACCTTGTCCAAACTGTAACGATACACTGGTTGGGTCTTGCTTCAATACAAATCTTCTAGGAACAGAAGCAGGCTTTAAAATATTCGAGACATAATCTCTGTCCTCTGTGTTTGTGTTCAAGGAATCAAGATAAACTATGTCTTGCGAAAGATAGTCTACTTGATAATAATCATTTCCATCTGAATCTACAACTGAAAGTATTTCTGCCACACTATTCGTTTCCATTGTAAGTTTTAAAAAAGGCGTATAATCACCTACAACAAATCTTTCAACACCGACGTCGCCAGAAATAACTTCGCCATACGCTTTAATAGCATAATGAGTTGGAGTTCCGGTTGCGGCGTCCACGTCAGAAACAAGCACTTGGTTGTTGGCGTTTTTAAAATCAACATCTGAGGTTAAAATAAAACTAGTGTTTTGTGTAGATGTAAGTTTTGAATTTCTTTTTAGAATAGGGATATAATCAGTGTCTGGTCCTAATCCTGATGTGTTGGCTGGGACTTTAACAAAAATAGCGACTGTTCCGTATGCTGTGACCTCTGGTTCATATTTATACCCCATCTGCTCTGCTAGTCTTATAACATTTTTAAACTCAATAGCTGATTCTACAAAAGACTCGTTTGCTTGATAATCTAAGTAAAAAGACATTATATCTCCAATATAAGATACCATATCCACCATTAATGCGCCAAAAGAGGCTTCATTAAAATCATTAGAAGTATTAGGGTAATATTTTTTTGCGTAGTTTATTAAAGATCTCTTGATTGAATCAAAATCTCTCGATGTATAGTCTATTGGAGGTTTAAATTTTTTTGCCATTTGTTTTAATCCATATTATTTTAAGGAGCAACTATAATGCTGTCTCTCAGAGAGATACCTGGAACAGAGTAAATTATTCTTACAGCTAGTTCATTGTCTTTTAATTGATCGTTGTCTGCTTTTGTTGCGAAGCTAATATCTTCTATTACTAAAAAACTCATAAAAGAGTTAACCTGTTCTCGTATGACGGAGTTTAATTCGTCAGCTATAAAAGATGGATCATTTTCAAACAAGTATCTTCTTATGCCGACGCCAAAATTAGGAATCATTACCCTTTCTCCCGGCGAAGTTAGTAATAGGTTTCTAAAATTTTGTTTTACATTTTTATATATATTGTTGATCATGTCATAATGAGCAACTGTTGTTGTAAGTGGTAATTTTACAGAATATCCTAAAGCCATACAATGAACCTCATATAATCTAAATAGCTTATATTTTTATTATTTATCGTCACATTTTTTATCTGGGTTTTCCTTTTCTATAACGTCTTGTGGTGTATCTCCTGAAGACATGACGCTAGATCCTGCACCAGCGGCAGCAAGAGCTAGATAGGCTGCTCCGGGTCCTGTTAATGGAGCAGTAGGGTCTCCTATTGGGAATGGGATTGGAGGCATGGGTCTAACTCCGAACATTACAATGGGAAGCAACATTCCTTCTTTAGCTGCAAGAGCGGCGGCAGAGTCTACTCCTGTAGGTGAAATATTTGCTAACTCATCTATGTCTTCACTTATCTCCTCTCCTATTTCCGCTGCTTTAACAACCATTTCTTGTATTTGTTTTGCTCTAATGATAGCAGGGTCAGTTTTTTCAACGAAATGTTTTAATATAACCATGCCTGTTTTTGCTGCAAAAGCGGCTGCGTATCCAAAATCAGTCTTGGGGAAACCTTCTTCTTTTGAGGGTTCTTCCGCTGTGTTTGTCATCTTAACGATATTATTTTTCATAATATCTGCCGTGAGGCTTTCATCGTTAATATAGGAAAAGTCTTTACTCTCATAAACAGATTCAAATGCATTTTTAAGGTTAATTTTTGTTCCAGAAAATATACCAAGGTTAAGATTTTGAAAAATATCTCCAAGAGAATGTAGTGAAGAGTATGCACCAAGAGCTGTAACGAAATCTCCGTAGCTGTACATCTCTGACATTATCATATTGTACGTTTCGCTATTAATCATCTTCTTCTTTAAAGAATCTAATGGAAATCTTTGTACGATTTCTTCTTGTATTAATGGAATTGAGCTATTCTTTTCAGGTTCTTTATCGAATCTGCCCTCAGATGGCTTTGGAGGGAGTGTCTCAAAATAATTTTCTACCTTGTCTTCAATCTCTAGCAAAGGTAATGAGTAAATTTCAACATTATCAACAGATTGTTTTTCTTTATCTTTCCAGTAAATCTCTTGTGTGTTTAGATACTTTTCATCGCGATTGTACCAATTTCTTGGATCTCCTACCACTTTCCTAATATTTTTTCTAATATTTTCTATGCTCGGAGGTGGTGCGCCGACAGTTCCTGGATATACATAGCTCAATCTAATTCCATATTTTAAAGGCTTGAACATTTCTGTATGTGAGCCAGCTACTCCGAATGTATTGTAATCGCCAAAAGCTTTTTGTTGAGCTTCTTCAGCGGCGGCGAGTTGGGAGAGGAAAAATTCTTTTGGATCGGTGTCATATGCATATTCATCTAAAAAGTCTTCCAGTTCGTTGATTTTTTCCTCAAGTTTATCAGTTATAGTGTCTAGTTCATCGAAATTTTTAACAATATCTAATTCTTTTAAAGTCTTTATTCTTTTGTCGAGTTCTGAAAAATGTTCGTAAATAGTAGATATATCTTCATCGTCAATCTGTACCTTTATTTTCCCTTTTTTATAATCGTTTAATAGTTTATCCAGATTATCACGTCGTTCAATCATCTTTGGATAAAGATCATCAATAATATCTTTTTTAGCTAGTTGTAGTGCTCCGCTAAGAACTCCGTAAAGCTTATCCGGGCTGGGTGAGAACATTTCCTTTAGTTTAGTTTCAGATTCCTTCCATTTGAAGAAAGGTTCATCTGTAATTGGAGGTAAAGGCGATATCCCAGGAATTTGTGGGAATAGCATTGTGGTAGAATACGGAGCAATATTTTTCTCAATATATACGTCAAGTTTGTTTGTTAAAATATTATATTCTGCGTTCCACACTGTTTTTAAATCTAACACTTCTTCGTTAAGAGTGTTGAATATATAAGTAGAATTTGCTAAGGTTTCGTATTTTTCAATACTTGATTCTAGTTTTTTTGTAAGTTCTGCATTTATATCTTTTCTTACAAAGTCTTGCATTTCTTCAAATGCAGACAGCTTGACAGCTCCAAGATAGTTTGGATATTCATAAGCAACGTTTTCAGCTTCTGGGGTGTAGTTAATTTCTTGCAGTTCGCCTAGAAACTCTTCATAATCAGGAAGTGTCGCTCCAAATTCTGTGCCCTTAGCGCTATACTGTGTTTTTATAATATTGAATATTTCGCTTTTTGAAAGAACTTTCCACATGCCTCCAACTCTTTTCTTATACAAATTATACTTGTTATTATAAAGATTTTTGTTTGCTTCTGCCCAGATTTTATCTGCCGATCTATTAAAATATTTATTAGTTAAATCGGTTTCTACTTGCTGTTCAGTTCCGCCTATTAGCCACATAAAGTTACCATCTAAATCTTGAGATGGTATTTTTAAAACATTACTTCTTCCAAAAAGAAAATCTGTTAGTTTTGGATTTTGTTTAGTAGGCTGGTAATCTACTCTAATGTATTTTTCTAAAATAAAGCCGCCTACTTTTCTTACTAGCGATAACGGGTCGCTCGACAGCAACTGTGCAGTAAATCTGCCCTTGCCTGGAGGGGTTATTGAGCTTTCGGCAATATCAAGGTTAGGGATAATATCTAAAAACTCATTTATCTCAAGATTTTGTTTGTCTGATAAAAGTTGTACCGACTTTTGGAAAGGTCCAAATACGTTAGAAAGTTGTTCTTTGAATATGTAGTTTATAATAGCGCTCTTATCTGATTTATTTATATTGTAAAGATCATCTAAATTCTGTTCAGAGTTTTCCTCTCCAACTAGAGAGTCTTCATCTAACATGTCCTTTTTTAACTCTATATATTGTTCGAGATATTCTGAAAATTTATTTCTGAACTCATCTCCTAATCTTTGCATAGTAAAGAACATAATATCTTGCATAATCTTAAAGTTATTTTTATCTTCTATCAAGGACTCGATCTTTATTTCTGAAAAAATAAACACTCCCGATATTAAAAACTCTAAAGCAAGAACCTTAAAAAAGCTTTCAGTAATTTCCATTAACATTGCATTTTCAATATCTGTTCTGTTGTATATTTTTTGACCTCGCTCTCTTTGTAGAGAAGAAAAATATTTCCTTCTTTCGCTAAATCTGTATTCTATATCTTCTAGTAATATTATTTCCTCTATAAGATCGTCTTGATTTGTTTGTACCTTCGCAGCTTCTTCTGTTTCAAGCTGGTCGCAAGCAAGAGGAGGTACTCTAGTATCTCCATCGGTTGGAGTAAACTTTAGCTTTTTTAAAACTGGTATTTTGAAAAATGGAGACTTAGATGCTTCTCTGGCTAGAAAATTAATATATTGTTTCGTTGAATAGTCAAACAGAGGGTGCTTTAAATCATCTAAAGCTTTTTGAAGTGTGGTGGGCGTGTACAGGTTTGAAGGCATCGATTCTTCTATTATTTCTTTCACGAAAGATAAAAACCCTGCTTTGCGAGGAGACATGTCTATGTTTTCTACATTCAAATATCCTTTTTTGTGCATTATGGTTTCTTTTAGTTTTATTTCTTTTGCAGAATTGATAGCCATTTTATTGTTTAACATCGCTTTTACAGAAAAAGTTGCAAAGTCTGGGGTCGGCGGATCTGTGTCCCATTTATATATTGGCTCTTCTAACGACCCTGTTAAGGGATCGGATTTTGAATCATATGACTTCATATTCGAAAAAGATATAGTCATATTTTTATTGCCAAGTCCTATCCTATAAGAGTCTTCTTTTTCAATTCCAGCAGGTCCATTAAAAAAGTTTTCATAAAGCTCTTTTACGTTATTTTTTAAGCTAATAGCGATCTTCTTTTTGCCATCGGCGGCTTTTTTCTTTATTTTTTTTGCTGTATCTTCTTGACCAACTGCTAGTAACCTGTTTATTTGTACCTGAATCTCCATTGGTAACTGCGCCTTTTTATCAGTATCCTCGACGATACTCTCTCTCATAAAAATATCTCCAGGAGTTAAGGCTTCCAAAGCGTATATTGCTTGAATTGGTCCAAAATATGCCCTTACAACCATGTCTAACATTACGTCAGAGCTTCTATTGTCTTCAACTATAGAATTTAGCAGCTCTTTTATCTTTCCTCCGAATAGAAAATCTTCTATATCGCCGTTTTCTAATGCAGTACTAATATCATCTATTAAGTTTTTAAGCTCCTGGGCGCTTTGTTTTCTAACTTCCTCCTGTTCTTTCAAAAATTCTTCTGGAAATCTTCCTGTTAAATGATCTATAAAATCTTCTGCATCATCATCTCCACAAAAATCTAAACTTGGAGGATCCTCCCTCTTTTGTCTAATGCTTTCTTCGCCAATAAGCGTAGTAACCTCTTCAAGAATATCTTTTCCCATGATCATCAAGAAATCCTCTTTTTGGTATATCGAGATAAGTCTGGCTGCTAACAATGGATATTGCTCTGATATTTCTGTACATATGATGTCAATGACATCTAGATCACCTCTTCCTTCAAAGATAGCCAGTATCTCAAGAGGAGTAGCTAAACTGGAAATAATATCCAAAATATTAGAGACATCTTTGTTCTCTAGTAAAGCTCCAGATAAAGAATTTATATTATTTTTAACAGAAGCTAAGGAGTTACTTTTTAGGTTTTCTTTTAGATTAAAAGAGCCAATCTTCTTTATTTTTTCCATCTCTGATTCATTAAAAAAATTGTTCTTTATTGTTCTAAGTATTGTTTTAACATGCTCAACAACGGTAGAAGTAACCACGTCCTTCACTAAAGCAAATATTTCCTCGTCCTTTCCTTCTGTGACATCAAATATTTCGTCTCCACCGCTGGAAAAATCAAAAGACATACCTTCGTTGATCTTATCAGAAAAATCAAAAGCTTTGCCAAGAAAACCTTGATCTACAAGACCGGTTCCCAGTAAAGCGTCTTTTGCACTATTTGCTGAGAAGTTCATTGATTCAATATTATTTACGGTTTCAATAGGTCCATTTAAAAAAACATCTTTTGGAATCTTAGAGGTTACAGCGTTTGATGCCATTCGTAAAAGTTTTTCTGTAGGTATTTTATCTAGGACGGCTCCATATAAAGACTCAATAGAGTTTATTTGCTCAATGTTGTTGAGAATCCTTTTTATTGTAGGGTCTTCTATTTTTTCAAACATTGTTCTTTGTATGTTTCCAACAGATTGCTTTAGAGCAGGTCCAATTACCGACAGAGCCGCCTCCTTTTCTGAATGGGTCATTCCGTGAGAAAATTCTTCCTCGGCAGTCTCTAGTTCTTCTTTTACTTTCTTAGGTTCACTAGCTTCATCTTTCGTTTTTTTTGAAGATGGTTTGTATTCTGGCATATCGAATGTATATTTTGATATGATCTCATACCACTTGCTACTTTTGGGGTCTGTTTTTTCTATTTCTTTAGCCATTAAGTCAGAATTAATGAGATAAAACATCGACCTTTTCCACTCAAAAACCACATTAGTTGTAAAGCTTTTTACAAGCTTAATATCAACTGGCTTAGATAACTCAGCTTTTTCTTCAGGAGTAAGTTCGCCGTCCGATGGAAAAAGATGATCCTCGACGTCTTTTGGATACGCTTGCAAGCCGACAACACTAGGACCTTCTCCTCCAAAGAAAATCTTTATTTGCTCATCTTCTCTCGTTGGGTATGTTTTGTTTGTTTCAAACATTTGAATAACAAACAAGGACAGTGCCATAAAGTTATTTGACTCTTTAAGTGCATTTAAATCTATATTTTGCTTCCTTATTTCTCTAGAAATTCCTCTCATATACTTCGCAATTTTTTTCACATTTTTTCTTAAATCACCAAGTGATGGGCTTTCTAAGGTATGTGTAACATCTACATTAGATAAATCTTTTATTATATCGTCAGCAGTTAATAATTGCTTAGGTATTCCCACAAGCATCTTGCATTTTGCTTTTGGTCTTTGAGGTACATATATTCCAGCGTCTTCAGATTTATATAGCATTTCTGCTACGCGCTCTTTTGAGGCTTCAATCTCATAGTGCTTTATAAAGAACTCTAATGCAGCTTCTTTAGTTCCAAGGTAAACTGCTCTTTGTTCTACATCATCTTTCCAAGATTGCTTAACAGTTTCTTTGATTACATAAAATGTATCATCAGTTTCTAGAATAGTGTCTGTTGGTTGTTTATACCAATCTTCTACTTTTTTCTTCTTGCCAGTGGAAGCCTCAATAACAACTTTGGCTTGCGGAGGGTCTGTTCTTTCAGGGTCTACCGGATGTAAGAATCTTTTTTCAATATAGTATGAGGCATCAAGTACAGGTAAGTCTGCTGGTTTAGGATTATCAGAGATATCTTTTTTAGAAAATACAGGATCGTTATCAACAACCTTGACTAATACAACTATCTTTTCTCTTCCTTTTTTATCTGATATTGTAAATTCTATATTATCTGTCTTAACCAAGGTAAAAGGAAGCATTTTAAGTTGCTTTTTGAGCATCCTTCTTCCTTTGAAGCGTATGGTTCTTTTACTATTCCCGTAAAAGTCTGCAAAATCATCATAAGCATCAACAAGACCGCCCGTATTGTCTATGTCCGCCATGTTAAAAACAAAATAATTTTCTTTATTAGCGTCGAACGTTAACTCAGGTCTATTTTTAAATAAATCTGTTTCTTCTAAAATTTTATCTTTTTCGGATGTTGCCATTTTGTTTTTTCCAAGTTCTAGTTCGTATGATTATATTTACTATTTATGTACTTTTTCTGCCCTTTTGTTAAGAAATTAAGCTTAAACGTTTGCAGTTCTTTTCTATTCACACTTAATGATCTATCAATATTGCTTTGTAGATCTTTCATATTATCGGGTATCTTTGTTATTAAACTTTCTGACGGAGACGTTATTAACCCCGCAAAAGGACTTACATGAACGTGCTCTGCTACAGCTAGGTTTATTTTATTTTGATACAATAAAAACCCGGCAACAAGCTTGTTTAAATCGGAAACATGTTTTGTTAATTTATTAAAAGCAGATACCAAGTTTTCGCCTTTTGGTATTGGTTGCATATCTGAATCGTCGTTTAGCGCTATAAGGTCTATACCTACACGAGTTGGTTCTATGCCTTTGGAGTTAGTGGTGCCTACATTTGTTACAAATTTAATACCTTCTCTAGATAATAATCTAATTCCATCAGCTTTCATAGCAATACCTGATCTGTTTTCAAAGTTTCCAACTTTGCCAGTTGCGATATTAAAGCTTTTATCAATGTCAGTTTTTTGCGAAACATATATTCTAGCTGCGTCTTTCTCAAAGCTTGGATCTAAAAGTCGAAAGTTGCCATTGCCGTCTGTCTCTGGAATCGCTCCAGAATATCTTCCTACTACTATATCAATTGAAGCTGCTTTTGCTTCACCCTTCATACCTCTACCTTGTAGCAGGCTTCCTACTCTGTCTCTGCCTAAGACAATATAAGAATCTGATTTTCCCTGAATGACTTTCTCGCAGGTGGCTTGGTTATATTTAGGAATAGATTCAAATAAATCTTCGCCTCCGACGCCTAAATTTGCAGTTACTGCACCCAAATCTCGGTTTTCAAATTTTTCCTTTTCTGAAGGGTTTTTTCCATCTAAAGGATTATTTTTTATGTAAACCATTGTTTTTTCCTTCTACGCCAAAGGCTTTGTAAACTTTGTCTTGTTGTTCGCAACATCTCTTTTTCCGTATTTCTTTTTGCCAGTTACAAGGCTAGCATGTTTTTGTGGCCAATTTAAGGGACCGTTTGAGCCCCATATTTTCTTGCCATAGTTTACCATTTTCTGATCTGGAAAGTGTGTAAAATTATTTCTACCGGCGTTTAACTTTGGATTATTCTTTTTGTTAGTTGCAGCTAAACCTCCAATAGCAGCATAGTACGCCTGCTTAGAAGACATTCCAAGAGCCCTTCCTAAGCAATAAAACTCCTGGAATACTCCATCAGAATGATGCCAGCGATGATGAGCCACAAGTCCTTGTTGCCAGTGTTGCTTGGGTTTGAATCTTCTGCCGCTTGGAAGTCCAGTTCTCCAGAACTTTTTCCAAGACGTCTTTGGAGGCTTGGTTTTAAAACCTTCGACCATAGGATTAAATCTTCCCCATATAAATACTGGTGAGCCGCCGCCTACTGAACTTTTAAAGCCGGTTGATAGTTTACTATGATTTGCTGTTGCCGGAAAAAGAATTGGGATATTTATTACATTTTTATGAGGTCTATTTGGACCTGCGAGCCATACAATCAAATCCCAACACATCCTGCACTGTCTTTCACTAGGCAACATATATAATCTATTTTTACCGAAAATAGCTGTTCCATGTTTTAGAACTCCATTTCCTTTGCCTGAAGATTGTGCTGTTCCTCCAACATTGCCTAGAGGATGAAGATACTTATATCCTTCGGTGATGTTATCCCCTATGCGTCCTGGTTTTACTTTTACATTGGACATGTTAATAACCTCAATGCCAACAGAAATATAGTTACACCAGTTTGCATGACCGCATAGTTTATTTAATGGAGTCGTCAAAGCAGTATCTCCAGCGCGTCCTCCCCAAAAGTGTACTTGTTTTATGTTTGTATAGGGCTTGTGACCTGTGATATTGCCGTTGTCGTCCGTTACCGCGTACATTTTTCCTTTTTTAATCTTTGATGCTCTTGAAGCAGCATTGCTATAGGATGTTCCGTGACCAGCGGTTTCGTGAAACACAAACATTTTTACGTGCTGAAGTGTGTAATTCTTTTCTTTTCCTGCGGGATATACATCTGTTGATACATTTTCATTTGAATAAAGGGCTTTTGGTTTTCCTTTTGTAGGGAGTTTGATTTTTGTTCCTTGATTAACAACACCAGTTTGGGGAGGTCCGCCGCCGAGGGCTCCGGTGCCTGTGCCACCTCCAGTGGTTTGACCTGGGGCACAATTTGTTGCTTGCTGAACGGCTATGGCGGCTGCTGCCTGTCCTGCGGCGGCGGTGGGGCTTGTAGATTGAGCTTTTTTGTTTTCTTCTTGTTTTTTTAAAGTATTGTTAATCGCCTTCGTTGCATTCTCGATATTTTTTTTTGCTTGCTCTGCATCTGTTTTCTTTTTCTTGTCTTTTATTTCCTCTTTCTTTTTCTCTTCTTTTTTAGGTTCAGAACCTGTGGTTGGTTTTTCTTCTTCTTTCTTTTTCTTATCTTCAGGCTTTTCGCCTTTTGTAACAGACGCAGGAGTATTTTTTGAAGGAGGAACTTTGGCGTTGGGTGCGGGATTATTGTCTTTTGTTTGTTTGTCAACGTTAAGTAACATTTGAATAGTTTGTTCCCAGGTAGGCATTTTAGAATCTGGCGCTGGTAATCCAGCGACTGCTTGCATCGCATAGCGAGGAACGATGGGTCTCTTTAATAAAGCCTGTACAGTAGAAGATTTTTTAACAACTCTTTTGTCATTCTTATGTCCCCAATACCATTTTCTTTTTGAGTATCCTTTAGGATTGACAGTTTTGGGGTGTTTAGTTTCTCCTGGTTGTGGATATTCTGGGTCCCAGTGAGGGCATCCTGATGGTGGCAAACTTGTTCCAAATGTAGTAGATTTTCCTTTGTTAGGACCTGTATTCGTCTGATAAAAGCCGACACCACCGTCTGGTAGTTTGCCTGATGATATAAGTTTTATTAATATAGCCCAGGTCTTTGTGTTGCTTATTTTTTTACCATCGACGGTGGCTTTGAAATCTAAACCTGAGCCCCATTTATGAGAGGATTTTTCAGCGTGACCCCATGTAGTGGCTGCTTTTGGGTCGTAAATTTTAATCTTTCTGTTAGGATAAAGACTTTCAAGATACCAGTGAAGAACCTCAACCCCAGCGACAAGCCTTTGCAACTGAGTTTTGTACGGCTCTTTTAAAAATCTTCCTGGTTGTTTTGTGAAGTCGGTTAATTTATAACCATGCAATACATACTTGCCTCCTGGAGGGGGAGTAGAGATAGCTTTACCTTTTAAGAGAGCCGCATTTCCTCCACCTGGAGCTGTTCCACCGGCTGGGGCAGCTTGATTAAATGTAGAAGAGGGTGTAGAAGGCGCGGCTCCACAAGGTGGTTGTCCTGCTATCGCCAAGACGCCTTTAAGTGGACCTACATATACAGGCTTTTCTCTATTTTTCTTATCTAGATAATCGACCCAAACAAAATCCCCCACCTTTGGAACTTGAGAGGCGGCAGTTTCATTTATAGAGACAAACTCATCGTGTAGATCCAAATAAACTTCATCTTCAACTGGTATTTCTCCAGGAGGTCCTAATTTTTTCGGCTCGGGAATGTGAGCGTGATAATCTGGTTGACCAGGCAGGTACTTTGATGTTATTCTTCCATAAAGCATTACCCTATTCAAAGACTCGAAAGGGTTTGGATCGTTTGGATTTTCAATGGCAAAATTATTTTTCAGCTCATCGACCCAAGTAAGATCTCCTCCATCGCCAGTAATCTGAGTGACTCTTAGGACTTTTGCCAAAAAAGGTCCTTTGCCTTCAGAAATATTAGGAGTAAGCGTACTGGCTGCTATCTTCTCTACAAGATCAAATCCAGAAGACGCATTGTGATAATCTTTAAAATTCGACATTCATTAGCCCTCTTCTTCTTCTTGTATGAGGGCGTATAAATCTTCCTTGATGTCGTCAGTCAACCCTACGGAAGTATCAGTTTTTTTGTGCAGTAGAGAGGATATTTTTACAAGTTGTTCATTCGATCTTTGTAAAGTTTCAAGATATTTAGCTGCCGTTAATCCAACTTCTCTATGGCGTGCATCTTCTTTATTAATATAACTCATCAGGTCAGTTAACAAAGTTAAAGCCAGTGCTCTATCGTTTTCAACATTTTCCAATGCAGATGCCAAACAATCATCAAGATCAACTTTTGCCATTTATATGCTCCTATAAATTATTTATTATATTCTCTTTTAAAGTTTCTATATTTTTCTCTTAATCTATTCAAGTTGTTAACAACCTGCTTTGTATTAAGATTTGTTAGTTCTCTTATATGCATATAAATAGCTTTTTTATTAAAAATTTCGAGATCTTCAACATTATCAAATAAATCAATAATAGCGTTTAGAACTTTCCTTTCATTTTCTTTTAGATTTTGCTTTTCCCATACGGTAAGTTCTCCCATTAGAGATTGCCAAAACTCATATTTTTCTCTTTTCTCTAAATAAGATTCACTATGAGCTAAAGAATTTTGTTCTATTTCTCCCACCACATCATCATATCTAACTTCTTTTTTAAGGTTCTTTGAGTTCTTTTTGACCTTGTGAATAAACCAGTTCTTGGTAATCACACTAAAGTAAGAAAAGGCTTTAGAGCCTTTCTCTGGATCAAACTTATCTAAAATGGTTGTAAGCCAGATCTTACATTCGTCCTTGAGAACTTCAATGTTTGGTAGTGTAGTAAACTTATAGGTATAAGTAATCTTATCTACCATCTCATCGAAAACAGGACCAATGTACTGTATATAGAGATCTGTCCTAATCTTGCGACAATCTGTTAAGGCGTACTCAACTATCGCTTTCTGGTGGACTTCTGTAAAGTATAGATTCTTTTTCCTCTTGCGAGTTTTCTTCTTTTTCTTCTCTGTCAAAATTTTCTTCCTCTTCCAAGAAATATCTTTCTTGGAGGTCAATAATCTCGTTTATCATTTCACGAGAATGTCGGATCAATCCTTGTAAAGTTTGATCTCCATAGAACATTTCCATGCCATGTAGCTGGTCTACATGCTTTTCATATTCGTCCAATTTCTTAAAAAACTTTTCAAGATCTTCAGACACATCGGAAAGTTCTGTTCTTAACTTTAAAATATACCATATAAGAGTTACTATAATAATAGTAGCCAAAGAAAGCAAAAGGGGCAAAAGCCCCACAACAAAAGCCATAAGAATAAGGTTTATGACTAGCGATAAAGTTAAAAATATTTGTATCATTTATATTCTATCTCTCTTAATCTTTTCTTTTCATCTTTTAGATCTTGTCTAAAATCTTCAATACTCTTTTTGACAATTGAGCCTGTCTTTTGTTTTTTATCTTTGTCAGTATTTTTAAACACGCTGACTGTATTCATAGGTACTCTCTCTACACTTCCCGAGCAATACAAGCAAATATCAAGCTTTTCTTTCATTGAATGCACAACTTCGATGATTTGCTTGCAGTCTTCGCTTAGGCATTTGTAGAAGTATTTAGGCATCAGATTCTGTCGCGTTTAACTCAACTTTGGGAGGGTTGGTGCAAATAATCTCTCCATCTTCAACTTTAAAGTCTAGCTCTTGCAAAATCGGCACAATATCGCTTTGCTCCATGAGAGATTTTTGCAAACACATCATTAATGTGCCCATTCCTTGATTTGAAAGTTTCATGTTTTTCTCCTTACCATTTGAAATTTTCTTTGTAAAACTGAACAAGCTTTACAATCTCTTCGTCGAAAACCTTTGTAGGTTTCCATCCAAGTGCTTCTAGTTTGTCTCCGTTAAGAGCATATCTAACATCTTGTCCAGGTCTTTTGTGGCTTAAGTCCACGTAATCTTTCCAGTTTACCTCACTATTATAGTACGCTTCAATGATTTTTTTAACAGTTAACCAGTTTTTTTGTTCAAAATCGCCTGGAATGTTAAAGATTTCATCTACTTTGCCAGATTCTATAATAGTTGTAACTGCTTCTGCTGTATCTTCTGCGTGAAGCCAGTTGCGGATTGGTTCGCCTTCGTCGTGAAGCATGATCTTTTTTCCTCGCTGGAGGAGTTTCACACATAAAGGAATAAGTTTTTCTGGGTATTGTCCTTCACCATAGTTGTTTGTTGGACGAACAATAACATACTTTACACCGTAAGTCCTTGCCCAAGCCAAGATAAGCATATCTGATGATGCCTTAGAGGCTGAATAAGGGTTACTTGGGATAAGAGGGTCTGTCTCTACGTGTTCGCCCTCTGCGATGTCTCCGTAGACTTCATCAGTGCTAAAATGAAAGAAAACAGGGCGCTTCATAGTGTTGTCTGGTTTTCGGCGAATAAGGTCTAGCAGGTTTTTTACTCCATTCACGTTTGTTTCAATAAAATCGCTACTATCAATGATACTATTACCTACGTGAGATTCAGCAGCAATATTAATAACATAATCACAATCTGGTAAAGATTTAAGTTGAGCGATATCTTCTTCCAGAAAGGTAAAGTTAGAATCCCTTCTAAAATCGTCTAGAAACGATTTGTTTGCCGCATAGGTAAGGTTGTCTATCCCATAGACCTTCCAACCCTTAGAGAGGCATTTTCTTGTGACATATGAGCCAATTAAACCTAGACATCCAGTAATAACAACAAGTTTCATTTAATCTCCTTTTAAAATCCTGTGTGAATCAGAGTCAAAGTGCTCAGTCGAAAACTCAAAAAGCTCTGAATCTTTAAGGGCGATCATTTGATGTCGGAGTCCGCGCCATACATGAAAGTTATCTCCAGGATTCAAAACAAGTTCTTCAGCCAGGGCGATGTTGTCTTTGTCAGAAAATTTGACCAACATCTTTCCTGATTGTAAATAAAAAACTTCGTCTTTAAGTTCGTGGTAATGCCAAGAGCATCTTTTACCTTTCATAAAGAAAAGAAGCTTTCCGCAGTATTCGGACTTGTTTACTATCCATTTCTCGTAACCCCAGCCCTTCTTGACGAACTTCATTTCAAGACCCTGATTCAAAGTAGACATGAGCACTTATTCCTTTATCGTCAATGTAAAAATCTCCAGCAGGCTTACCAAGTATAAGCTTGTGATACTTAGCTCCCCAAGAGGCAAGTTGTTTTTCGGTTAAGTCATAAAACTGAGCAATGGCTTTTTCAGCATCATTGTTGTGACGACCCATTCCTCTCGCAGTAAAATAAATAATCTCGCAACCATCATCGTAAAGCTGGTTAATAACCTTTATACGATTGTGTAGTGGCTGTGCTTGTGTGTAGTCGTTACCAGAGACCTTTTCACAAATTGTTCCATCAATGTCAACTACATACGTCATTGTTTGCCTCCAGAATGTTTGTGGTAGAGTATGTTCCTATTCTATCAAAAAATAAAACTTTGTTAACTTTTTCCTGCCCTACGACCATCTTGCCTTCCCAATCAGAACCAACAATCATTGTGTCTACATTGTTTTCAACGAGCCTTTGTCCTAGCTCGTTGTCGGTTGAAAATAACACAACCTTATCAATGTACTTGATTGCCTCAAGAAAAAACTTACGATCTTCTTGACTGTTGAAAGGACGGCTGGGTCCTTTACTTTCTTTTACGCGGCTGTCTGTATCTATACCAACAACAAGATAGTCGCCTTGTGATTTACAAAACTTAAAAAGTTCTACGTGTCCTCGATGAAGAATATCGAAACAGCCATTAGTCCAAATAACTTTCATCTAGTAGTTCGCGTACCAAGGAGAGTCAATAATCTTATAAGCCTTCAAAAGTTGCTGAATGCTTGTGTCGAGATCATACAAGCATTCGAATCCTTTGTCGTAGATCTTTTGACTGCTCACAATATAATCTCTTACATCTGGATCTTTTGTGAACTCTGCCTTGATAATTTCAAGCGGAGTATGTTCGCCAATCTTTTCTGCTAGTTGAAGCTTGTTCATATTCATAGCATCGTGTCCGAGGTTGTAAGTATCGTTTTTACAATCATTCCAGTTGTCAATCAAAAACTTAAACGAGCGGCAGACATCATGAATGTGAACATAGTTTCTCATAAATTCACATTCGTAAAGAACTAAAACTCTATCTCGAAGTGCTCGAAGGACAAAATTATTTACGAGAAGATCAGTCCTCATTCTGCTGGATGGTCCACATACTGTAGCTAAACGAAAAGTAGCGCAGTTTTCAGTTTCTTTAAAAATAGTCTCTGCATCCACCTTGGTTTTGCCGTATAAAGATACGGGATTAAGTGGCGATTTTTCAGTGACTACGGAACCATCTACGCTTTTGCCGTAACCAGAATTTGTGCAAGGATAAATAACAATCTGATCTTTGGACTTAGCTTTAGAAAGCCAGTTGTTGGCTTGAAAATTAATTTCAACTGCTTCTCTAGGGCTTCTATCACATAAAGGAAACCCAACAAGAGCAGCTAAAGGGATAATAATATCTGATTTATCCAAAAGACTTTTAAAAAGTTTTGTGTCTCTTACATCTCCTCTGATAAAATCAAAGTTTTCATTTGAAACGTATCTTAAAAGAGAATCTCTGTCATACATAAGATTATCTAAAACTGTAACTTTATGATCAGGCAATAGGAATTGAACCAACTCGCTTCCAATATAACCTGCTCCGCCTGTGATTAATACATTAGCCATTTGTTACCACCTTATTTTTCCTGTTAGAATATCTTTTAGCATTACCCAGTCGCTTGCTTTAGCCCATAAAGGATTAGAAAAAGCAGCAGGCTTGTTTTTCTCAAAGAAGAAGTGCCCGCTCCAAGCAAAAGGATAAACTATGAATGGCGTTAATAATAGCATAAACCAAAGCGAATGTAAAACGCAAAGAGTTACGAATGTAGTGGTAGCGGTGTTTCCAAGGACGTGCAACCTTCGATTCCATTTGTTTTGATGTAGTGTTAGATAGTGTTCATAATATTCTTTAAACGACATTTACTCCTCTCCTTTGCACTACTTTGGTAGCGCATTCATTGGCGAAAGTTATCGCCTTCTTAATGTCATTAGTGTTTAAGTAGTTGCATACAAGACCTGCGAGAAAAGTGTCACCTGCTCCACTAAGATCTTTAATTTCTACCTTGTCTACTGGGAATATTTCTCCCTTATACCGACAACCTTTTTCACTCAAAGTGACAATAAGTTTCTCATCAAAAATATGAGTTAAATGTTTGATTTCATTAAAGGTTTTTTGATATTCTTCTTCGTTTATTTTAATCCAAGTGCAATCTTTAGACCAACGTCCAAGATTCTTTTTTGTATCCATGAATGTTAAAGGATGGTTGTAACAAATTTTTTCTATATCCTCTTCCGAAAGAAAACCTTTGTTATAATCTGATATAACAATAGCATCATACTGATTGAGAAAATCTTTATTAAGATTGTCGTCTTGGATGCGATTAAGCTCTTTGTCATCAGTATCTACACGTAAAAAAATATGATTAGTTTTTTTATCAACATATCTAGTTTTTGTAATCTCTTCAGTATTGTGAAGTATATCGCAGTCATACCCAAGAGATTTAAGGTTAGCAAAGACGTTCAAAGCCATGCCACCATTAGATGTATTAGTTTGCGGAACAAAGACCGGCACAGGAGCTTCAGGGGCAAGGCGATTGCAATCTCCATAGATATACACATCTTCACATGCATCACCTACAATCAACACCTTCATTACCAACTAACTTCCCAGTCTTTAAATTCAGCAGCTAGACAGTCAATCTTATAGTCTTTTCTGCCTCCGACAATCTCTTGAATCTTGTTTTTAGCAGTGTTTCTAATTCCGTTGATGCCGTGAGTAAGCTCAAGATTGTTTCCATCCTTGATGCCTTTTCGATAGTTAGATTCGTTATGCCAAATATGTAAGTTCATTTGCGACAAGACAACAATTGCTCGGATTGTCTCAGCAGTAATCTCACTCCCTTCGTTCAAACAAAGTTGTATGTCATGAACAATATCTTTTATTTCCTGTGAATATTCTTCTTTATGTTCTGGTATAAACACCTCTTTGAGCTGGACGATCGACAAGCGGTCGATTAGCTCTGATAAGGTTGGTAAGTATTTTCTATCAGTCATTTTGTCTCCATTGCTTTTATAAAGTACTCTACACTTTTTTGAAGCCCTTTGTCAAGGGAAGTTTTTAAGAAAACTTTATCTCCTAAATGTTTTACAACTTTAGTAGTGTCAATTTTCTTTTCTTTTACTCCAACGTACTTGGTTAAATCACGCTTCACTAAATTATAATCATACTTGTAGCATTTACAAACTTTTTCTGCAAATTCATTTATAGAATTATCTACTCCTGATCCTAGATTAAAAACTTCATTCTCTTCATTTAAAAGATTTATCATAGCGTCAACAGCGTCTTCTACATAAATCAGCTCTCTTCTCTGTTCTCCTGTTCCCCAGATTACAAAGTCTTCATTATTATGTTTTGCGTTATAGCAGTTTCTTATAAAATCAAAAATGAAATGATTATCGTCTAGCTCAAAGTCAGGTCCATATAAAGTAGAAGGAACAAAATAAAGCCACTTCAAACCATATTCTTTCTCAATAGATTGAAGCCCGACAAGAAGCATTCTCTTGGTCATGGCGTAGGTGTAAAGACCTTTATCTGGTTCACCAATAAGATAGTTGTCTTCGGTCATAAATATATCTGGTGTATATGAACAACTTGTACCCATGCAAATCATCTTAGCTTGAGGTTGATTTTGAACCCAGTAGGTTAGAATATTAGTATTAATAATCTGGTTTTTAAGCCACTGGTCGCCTGGGTGTTTTAAACAATAATCTCCTGCTTTAGTCACTGCCGCTAAGTGAAAGATATAATCAAATTTAATGTCTTTAAAAAGATTTAAGTTATTAATATCATTAAGATTTGCTGTTCTAGTGTTTGAAAAATATATGTCCCATCCGAGCGTATCTAGCTTTGGTGTTAGGTGTCTGCCAAGAAAACCCGTTGCTCCTGTTACTAAAACCTTCAACCAATCACCTCAAGCTTAGGAAAAGGGATGATAAACTTGACACCTTGGGAAATAATGTCTTGATTCTTATTTATAATTTCTTTTGCAAAATTATGAGATAAAAGAAGATAATAATCTGGTATATCATCCTTTGTTTCTTGACAAATAGGTATGTGCGATTGAGGTAAGTAATGACCAATTTTCATTGGATTGATTTCTACTGCTTTATCCACAAGCGTCTTGTCGATGTCAAAATAATTTAATAAAGTATTTCCTTTGGCTGGGGCTCCATAAACATAGACGCTTTCATTATTGTTTTTAATATCAACCAAAAGATCTCTTAGTGCATTTCTGTTTTGTTTTACGGTTTCTGCAAACTCTAAAGTTCTCTGGATTGTGTACTCTTTATCTTTCTCTAACAAAGCTAAAAACCTATCGGTCTTTGCATTTAAGTCGCTATTATCGTGACAAATCTTGGCTATAATAGAGCCGCTATGGATGTCAGAGGCATAGGCATCAAAGATCTCCATTCCATATGGTTTAAGAAGGTTGTTCAAACTTCTAATAGTATAATAACATAGATGCTCGTGGTATATTGTATCAAAGTTTCCATTTTCAATCATTGCACCAGCATACATAAACTGAACGATTAAAACTCCATCATCTCTAAGGGAGTATTTAATACCCTTAATAACACTGTGCAACTCTTCTAAGTGGAAGAATACACCAGAAGCATTGTAAAGCTTAACTGATTTTTCTCCCAAGTGGCGGCGGGCGCAATCTTCATTGAAGAATTCATTAATGGTCTTTACACCAGCATCTCTAGAGATTCTAGATACTCTCTTAGCAGACTCTACATTGATTACGTTGCTAACACCAGCCTTTTTATATTGTAAAAGTTGGCTACCGTCATTTCCTCCAATGTCAACTACAAGATCGTCAGCCTGCATGTCAAACTGATTGACATTTTCTTCAGCCACTTCATAAAAATGATTTACTAAAGTAGTGGTCATTCCAGAGAGATACTGATGATCTGCAAACATTGTTTCTTTTGGAACAGTATGGTCAAGTTGTAAAAGTTCACAGTCTTCACAATAGCACAAGCGCAAAGGATATTTATCTTCTTTACCAATCTTATCCTCTGTAAGAAAATCATTACACCAAGGTTGTTCTCCAAGATCTAATACTAGATTTATATTTTCTGATCCGCATCCTCTACATTTCATATTATGTCTCCTGTATTAATGAGTACCTCTCTCGTTCACATCTATAGAATATTTTTTTATAAGAGGGGATAACTCTTCTGCATACTCTTTTAAGTTCCATTTTCCTTTTACAAGAGCAGTCGCTATATGAGGAAATACATGACAATCATAATGATACTCTCCTCTTTTTGATTCTCCGTGATAACAAAAGGCACCTCTTATATCTAACTCTTGACAGGTTTTTGTAGCTTGCCATTCAAAAGAGTTCTCGTAATCTTTATTTGCGATGTGTAGGTTGGGACCATGTTGGTGAATTTTTTCTAAATCTCTCGTCCTCCACAAGGCTGCTTGATTTGTATAAAAATATGGAATTGAATTGTGCATTTCAAACAGGTCTTTCCTGCATAAAAAGTTGGGGTAATGTATGTTTGCAATACCACCTTTCAAAAACCTTATAAAAGAAAAACTTGGGACTGTATCTAATATTTTTTGATAATCTAGTATTATGTCTTCTTTAACATCCTCATACAAAATATAATCTTCAGATATATAAATGCAATACTCTTCTTCAACATGTTTTATGCCGCTCAAAAATTGATCTCTATACTTCTTTGTTGTATCATAGTTGATAACTTTATACCCATCTGGTAGAGGATCGCCAGAATCATCTACAAAAATATATTTGCTTGAAAAAAAAGAATCTGAGATGTGTCTATCAATCTGGTCGAAAAACATATCCCATATGTCTTTATTACTGCTTATTGTATTTACTACCAATGCTATCTTGCTCATAAAATTTTATTTCCTTACCTCAATGTTTTTAAATAAATCAAATTCTGTCAAGTCTCTGTAAGGTGGGTTCTCTGGAATATCTGGCATGTGCTCGGGATAGTTCTGCATAAGAGTTAAGCCTCGTGCTGCTTGTTCAGGTGTCATGTACATATTCCACCCTTCTTCATCAATCATGTCTTCATGATATTTAAGTCCATCTGTACGACCTTCATAGCGTCTAGCTTTTAGCCATTTAACGGCTTTTTCGTCGTCACACAGGATCATACCACCCTTGCCGATCTTAAGGTGTTTCTTGATATGAAAACTTAGGCACATAAACGATCCTGGGATGTACATGTTGGAGGTTAAGCGCTTGGCTGCATCATAGATTGGAAATGGCTTTAGTTGGTAGATTCCTTCCCACTCAATGTCTTCAAATACTAACTTACCTCCTGCTTGCGTGATGGATTGTGGAGGAGACAGGTAAGTTCTTTTAGGAATAATAACTTCTTTATCTTTTACATCCATCCACTTGCAAGCAAGGAATAAGGCATTTGTGCAACTGTTCATTGAAACAGCAAAAGGCGCTCCTGTGTAGTGCGCCATTTCTTCTTCAAACATTTGTACTATTTTGTAAGGATTGTGTAACATTATTTTACCTCTTTATCCAGTCAGAAATATGTTCTATAAAATACTGCATTGAAACAGGATTCATTATTACTTCAAAATTTTGGTAATAATCAATCCAAGACAAATTGCTAATATCAGATGAGAACCTTAGCGGTGGCTTTTTGAATGCTTTAATATTTTCTGGAATGATTACACTCATACAGGCGTTTGGAATAGAGAATATAGTATGGTCAGTGATGTTTCTAAATTTAGCAACGCTTTTCCAGACATCTCCGTTGTATCCTGTTGGTTCATTTTTCGCTGTATTTTCATGCCACGACATTCGTTCTTTCTCGTCGGCAGAAATAACATCTCTCAAAATATTATCAAAATCTTCTCTCAGTATAGCTTGGGCAGATTCTTTGAATGGGCACGTATCATGCAATAAAATAATGCCGTCATCTTTTAGTATATTCAAGCTTTCAAAAATTTCATAATTTAAAAATTCTGTTAGATGCATTCCATCTAAAAAAATAACATCATACTTGTTATTAAAAAAGCGCCTATTCATTGTAAAAAACATTTGAGAAGTCATTCTATGTGTAATGTTTTCTGATGCTCCATAAGGATCGACTCCATGTTTTATATTAGTATTGTTGACATTATTAAATGTGAGACCCTGATCGACTCCGACCTCTAAGTAATCTATATCCCCTTTAAGTTCAGATAAAGTATTTATCACATCGGAGGGATCGTAATCATAGGGGTTAGTGATCACATCCTTATTTTCAGAAAAAACAAGAATATCTGCTTGTGCCGCGATTTCGGCGTCATCTGTGATGTTGTTTATAAGTTCTAATGTTGCTCTTTTAGCTTCATAATCTATCATAAATTCCTCAATAATGTTTCTTGGCTAGTCCAAAACCAGCGATGCCATATTTGTCTCCATTATAAAGCATGTATAAGCTTTCCTTGTGCTTGAAAACATGAGGATAGCATATCATATTTTTATCCCATCCTTTAGCAGAAATGTTTAAATTACTTTGTTTCATAGACCAGTCTTCTCCATCTTTACTAAAAGCATATCCAATTCTATATGGTGTACCATCGCCTGATCTGTAAGAAAACCACATATGATATCCATCTGCATCTTTATAAACGGATGGCTTAGAGAAGGCTTGCGCTTTGCCTATTTCATAAGGTATTGCTACACCTTTAAAGTCCCAAGTTTCACAATCTTTAGATGTGGCGTACTTTATAACGTGAACCATTTCTCCATTGACAGACGTCCAGCTTATTGTAGAGCCATACCACATCTTATACAGCCCATTTTCATGAATAATGTGAGGATAAGATAGGCTAACTTTGTCTTCTTCGTTAGTGCCCAAAAGCATAGATATTTCTTTTGTTCTTAAATTTACTCTTCCAATATCTCCTCGCCAGTGGTGACCTTTTTTTTGTTGCCATCCCATAAATCCAATATAATCATCACCGTTCTGTTTCCAGCAATTTCCTATTGTTATTCCGTGAGAATAGAAAGTACTTTCTTTAGGCGTTGCAATAGGAGTTTTATAGTCATTTACAATCTTTCTTTGTTCAACATCATAATCAACATAAGAAATAGAGGACCTGTTCTCACTATCCCTGCCAGAATAAAATATTCTATATATATCATCATTCAAATGACAAGCGAGGGGATTTGAAGCGTGAGTGAGCAAACAAGGATGGTCGTTGTCTACTCTATAGATCATTCCTAATTTTTTCCAACTACACTCTTTCATACTAAAGCTTAAAACTGCTACTTGGTTTATCTAATTTGACACTTCTAGCTGGAACATACACTGAACCTTTTTCAGTGTTCTTTGTTATTACAGAGCCAGCACCAACTAGCGTTTCTTCGCCAATCTCAACCATGTGTCCAATAGTGCTATTAACTCCAACAAAACAATGAGAATTGACAGTACATTGTCCAGAGACAACAACATGAGAACTTATAAAGTTATGGCTCTTTATAATGCTGTGATGTCCAATGTGATTGCCGCTCCAAAGGATAATATTATCTTCTATCTTGACAAATGGTTGTACCGTATTGTCTTCAAAAATAAAACAGTTTTCTCCAATAGGATATTTGGTCATGACACTGCTTTTAGAGCTGATATAAGATGGAAGTTTATAACCTTTCTCTTTTGCTTCATAAAACTTTCTTTTTCTTAAGTGATTTAGCTCCGTATAACTCAGGGCAATGTGCATGTCAAATTCGTCTGGTGGATATAGATCTTGTATCTTTGAAAATGGAATCATAGGGAGCCCCAAATATTCATTAGATTTTATGTGGTCATCATCTTTTGTGAAGCAAACAACCTCATAATCGGTATCATCATTGAAATATTGATGAGCTATTTCTGTATATAACCCTTCGCCAAAAAGAACTAGTTTTTTATTTTTCATTTTTACCTCTTTTGCAATTCTATTAAAATAGAATAGCTATAGTTTGTTTGATTTCTTAAATCAAACAACTTAAAATCATATAAATCTTTAGATTGGTTGCGGAGGGCGGAGATAGCTTCGTCAGGTGTACCTGGCTCAGTGCGATGGTATTTGTAACCTACATCTTCTATGATAACTTTACCGCCTTTTTTCATTTTAGGATAATACAATTTTAGACATTTTATCTGATCTTTAAGTATATGGGATGCATCATCTATTAAATAATCTATCGACAAATCATCAAATTTATTTACAGTATCTATATTATAAGCATCTGCTTGTATAAAATCAATATTGTTTAATTCGTTAAATTTTACATCATATTTCCCATATCCACTTTCTCTCCTGTCCCACTTTCCGTAACCTCTGTAAGAATACTCAGTGATTGGATCTATATCCACGCCAATAACTTTCGATTTATAAAGCCAATCAGCAAACATGGTTAAATCAATACCGTCTCGCACTCCAAGTTCTACAAATACTAAATTTTGTTCTCTTTTGTCTCCAAACTCTTTTGCATAGTAATTGGAAATATACTTATGCGCCCATTCTTTTGTACCGCAAAAGTTTTTTCTACTTATAAAATTTATAAATTCATCACTCATAACGTCTTCTACCAATTAAAATGTTCTTTAGTTTCTGAGCCTAAAATAAAAAACATATCAAGAACGCTAACATAATGATCAAAACCATCCCATAGTTGTTTGTATGTTGGGAAACCATCTAGATCATAATAAGTTAGCTTTATATTATTCTTTTCGAACAAGTCCTCTTCCATATAACCTTTTGCAGCAGGTCCAGTAAAATACTCATTTGCCTCTAAATCATTACAAAGATTAATAAGTTTTTCAGTTTTTCCGCCTCTAATGTCGAACTCTCTTGAGTCTAAGACTTTGATCTCTATATCTAACAAATCAATACACTTTTGAAGCATTACTCTATTAATATCTGACAAATATTCATATTCACACAACTGCTTTGTATACAAGTCTTTAAAGTGAATACTATACTCATCAAAACAAGGAGCTTTTTTGTAATTTTGAACAATCTTGTTCCAATGGTCCAAAGACCATTTGTTATCTTTTACTCTTGCTTCATTTATTTTTTGATGAAACTTGCCTTTAACATCGATAGGTATAGATAGCCACGAAGGTCCATTAGGGGTTATGATTTTATTTCTGTTTCTCCAATCTCTCCTAGTATATTGAGCATTATCATACAAGATAACATGAGTGGCTTTTTTCATAGAAGTAAAGTAGCCCTTCCAAGGAATATAGTTTGACTGAGTTATGATTATTTTATTAGACATTATTGTTTCTTTTGAGACGGTATTCTCTAAAGTTTGTTACACTTAGAAACTCGTTGCTTTCAAAGCCAAGAAGTCTATTTAAATCTTTGTCTTGTGTCTTGTCTTTTAAACAAAAAGGATATTTTATTTGTTGTTTTATAAATGGCAATGTGAACATATTATTTATACCACATCTTGTTTGATTTGTTTTGTTATTTCCAGCTTTGTGATAAACCATAGAGTCAAATAATATAACAGATCCAGCTTCAACACCAGGGGTTTCGTGATTGTGGAAAGATTCTAATTTCTCTACCTTGTGACTTTGTGGAACAAAACAAGTTCCTCCGTTTTCTTCGTTGTAGTCATCTAGACAGTAGTATAGGTTTATTGATAAAGGTCGAGAAGATGTAAACTCTTGATATATTATATCTCTATGAAAAAAACTTTGATGATGGTTTTGCTTTGGAGGTATAAATATTCCATTTTGCAAGCTTAGTATTGCGTGATCTCCTAAGATATCTTTAATGATTTTTTTTGTAAAATCATTGTAAAATAGAAACTGAAAAGATTTATCTTGTAGAAACGGAGAGCGTACAACATTCTCTTCACCAATACTCTTAAGATTGATTTCTCCAAAATCTTTTACTTGTTCGCTATAAACTTCAAGCATTGCATTTTTATAAAACTCTATTTGCTTGACACTTAATACATTGGGAAATACTTGGTATCCCTTTTCTTTAAAAGCTTCATACTCCATGTTTTTTAAAGAAATCCTCCCACTTTTCTACAAGTTTATTAGTATCCATCAGGTTCTCGTAAGTCTTATACATATTGAGTGAAGTTAACTTTTTTTCTTCTTTGTTGTGGTTAGCGAATCTGTACATTTGCTCTGCAAAGCTTTTCACGTCATAAGTTTCAACTAAAGCTCCGTTTTCATTACTTACAAAATCAGCAGCATTGCATTTATCAAAAGAAATTACAGGAGTAGCCAGGGCGGCAGCTTCGTATGTTGTTCTAGGTCCTGCATCGCTAAGAGTAGTCGAACAATACACATCACTTGCAGCTAAGATAGAATTATAAGTATTTTTATCTATATGTCCAGTAAAAACTACTGGTATGTTAAGTTTTTTTAATTCATTAGCAAGGACGTGATCACCAATTTGTGCAGATATAACGACTAACATCTCATCAAACCTATCCACCTTCATCAGATATTTCAGTATTCTTAAAGAAGTTATAAAATAATCCATACCTTTTCTTTTTATAGCTATGTCATGCGCTGACCACATGATAATAAACTTTGTTTTTTGCACGTTAAAAGAAGATTGTTGCTTAAGATTATTAAGTAAGTTCTCCCTTTGATCTTTCTTAGCAAGCCATAATTTTTCAAAATCATCGTGAGAAAAAACATTTTTTAATGGTATTAAAACTTTTTCGATATCCTTGAATATAAAACTCTCACTTGCTTCTTGGAAAGAAAACTTGTTACCAACATTCAAAACAACTGATTCCTTGTTTCTTTCTACAAAATCCTTTGTGGCATTATAGTTCGAAGACAAAAAACTTGCATCGCCACCTTTTCTTCTAGAAATTGCAGGGCATGGTAATCGGCAACCCTCTTTAGTTTTAAACTTGTCACAATTGTATTCATCCGGGTATGCACAATATCCGGTCCATGTATTATTAACAGCAGATAAAATAATGACCTTTGATTTAAAGTGTCTTAAGATCAGTTCTAGTACTGGCAAGTCAATATCTGCTTTATCAGCGATGGCTATAAATTTGTGATTCGGCAAGTTTTTTATTAAAATACGGGCTGCGTGTTCTGTATATTCTTTTCTTCCTTCTTCTGTTTTATCACACTGGTTTAGCCAAAGGTACGGATTACTTGAGCTTGAATCCATAAAATCGTAGTTTATCTGTTGAGCTAATGGTAAATTTTCTCCTAAATGGCTAATATTAAAAATATCGATATCATTCCTGTATAGACTTTCTAGCGTGTTGACAAACACAGACTTTATCTTCAAGTTGCTTCTAAAGAAGTCGAACATTTGAAATAATCCATGATTATTTTTTCCCTCATTGTGGTCAAAAGCGCTAAAGAATATTACATCAATATTTTCTAAGTCTTTAAGTTTTTTATTGTTTGAAATCATTGCTTCTCCAGGATGTAATATTTCTTTTTAAAGCCACATTTTTCAAAAAGTTTTATGCTTGCTTCGTTTTCCATCTTTATTTTTGCACAAGAGCTAGGATATATTTTCATTATCTCGTCAATCATAAATTTACCTACTCCGCGTCCTTGATATTTTGGATGAGTTGCTACACGAATATCTTTGTTAATAACTCCTACATACCCAGCGGGTTCACCGTCAATCAAGCATACAAAATATTTATCACTGTGTTCTTTCATGTATTCTATATGACTTTCCTCTGAAATATGTTCTTGTTGAATAAAGCCAACTTTAACACTCGGATGATTTCTTAAATCTAAGATAAACTTCCAATATTCTTTTTTATTGCTTACAAAATCCATCAACCGCATTCCTTAAAAAGGTCAGGGTGAAACTTGTTGTTCCAATATGCTCTAAGATAATCTCTTTCCACTGTTAATCCAAGATATGGATGCAGACAAGTCCCAATATCCATGTAGGTATTCTTATCATTGTGTTCGAATAATTTATGAATGAGTATTTCACTTAAACTTGACGCAGAGAATAAAAATAAATGGTTCTCAACATTGTTCTCGTTCATCCAGGTCTTGATTTCTTCTTCAAGATGATGATCGTTGACAATACAGTTCTTTCCAACCCTAAAGTCTTTTACAACATCAAAAGGAGCTTTATCAAACTTGGCTTTCTCGCTACAGATCATAACAATCTTGTGATTTTTAAACTCTGGGACAAACTGTGTGATAAAAAGAGGATAGTTTGAGTTAACGAGCAGGTTTGGAGAAGTCCAGTGTTCTTCATCGCCTGGTCGCATCTCTTTTAGCCAAGGAATTTGGTTTCTAATCTCGCAAGTGCAGTTATTACACCCTGCTCCAACGAAATAGTTCTCTTTCTTAAAGTTAAAGGCGTCCATAAGCTTTTCACGGACGAACTGATGCTTTTCAGGGTCAAATTCTTTGTGATCATCCTCTGAATAACCAAAGTTATGGATTAAATCGCCTACTTTACAGAATTTCTCCTGTAAAATCAAATGTTTGTTCTCCATGACGAATACTTCACCGTCTGAAAAACGAGTAAAGGCAAAATGCTCATTATTCTTTAACTTATTGAGAAGATTGAAGAAATCTTCTTTAAATCCCTGTGACATAACCATCCTTTATGAGTTTTAGTATCTTTTCGGCTGATTTTCCGTTGCCATATGGAGAAGGTATGCCTTTAACAGAGTTATAGTTGCTGTTTATTCTATTAAACAGCTCTTCTAAGTTGTTTGGTTCCATGCAAAGGTAGGCAAAGGTTCCTACACCTTCTGTTCTCTCTGTTTTCTTACGACATACGATACAAAGCTTGCCAAAAAAGGAAAGTTCCTCTTGCAATCCTCCGCTATCTGTTATAGCGAACTTACATCCCGCCAGCATCTTAATAAATTCATCGTATGGCACTGGATCAATGACTTTTACGTGTTCTAATAAGTGTTTGTGCTTTAAAACGGCTGGATTTGGATGAATTGGTAATATAAAGTTTAAATCTTTGTGTTTCTCAGCCAATTTATCTATTTTTTTAAACCATTCATCAATCCAGTGATGATTTTCTCTCCTATGAAGCGTTATAATCACGTTATTACTAAAAGAAGGCTCTAAATCAACAAGATTATCTAAAACTGTGTTGCCTACAATAAATCTTTTACCTGGAGTGTGTTCTTTCTCTAAGTTTGCCATACATTTAGATGTAGGACATAGATTATAGGTCGCTATGCGCCCAATTGCCTGTCTATTGAACTCTTCAGGGTAAGGATGGTCTAAATTATACGTTCTAAGCCCTGCCTCAAGGTGTAATACGGGTATTTTACGATGAAAAGCAGCCAAAGCAATAGCAAAAGCCGATGTAGTGTCTCCTTGTACCATAACAGACGTTACATTTTTAAAAATATCCTCGTTATTCAAGGTAGAAGTGACAATAGAATCTAATCTATTAGGTCCATCTTTAATATATAAGCGGTGAACATTGTCTTTTATATGCTCTAAAAGGTCTGTATGTTGCCCTGTAAACAGGATTTTATGGGGTATTTTACCCTTAAAAACCTCCAAAATAGGCTTAATTTTGATGTATTCAGGGCGTGTTCCAAAGCAAATTAGCATCATAACGTGACTCCTCGTACTGTTTTCCACCCATTTTTTAGGGCATATTGCACACAAAAGTCCCTTTCAGAGAAGAATTGTTGGTGCGAAACGGCAGAATTGGTCGAAGTTGCCTTATTATCGATGCCAAGTTCATTTCCCATGATAGATCCGTGCATTTCCATGTCATTTTTAGGGTGTGGAGGGCAATATGTCTTAATATTACCGTATTTTTGGGCAGAATAGGCAAATTGTATGTCTTCTGCGTTATCCCAGGTCGGTGGCTTCTCTTTCCAGAGGTATTGTAGCCAATCTCGCTTAAAAAACCACGCATGACCCACTAAATCTACCTCTATAGCCTCTTCATTCCTTGTTGGCCAACCACAACGGTCGTGTTTTACATAAATTTTGTCATTTAGCAAGATTCCAGCCGAACCAAGGATACCTTCGTGTGTTTTCATCGTATTTAAGCAGTTTTCGAACCATTTTGTGCCTGGAATGGTATCATCATCAAAAATAGCGACGTATTTGGTGTCTGAAAGCAGTGCTCCGGCAAATCTACCGTAGAATTTCCAGTTAAAGTCGTTATTAAAGATTTTATCAAGCCCTAAGTCGGAATAATCGTAATCTTTATTGTCTTCATGGGCATTTACCCACAACCAAATCTCTTTTGGCTTGATTGTTTGGGCTTTTAGAGCCTCTATTTGCATTTTTAGGTTATATGGACGCCTGTAAGAGTTCAAAATCACTGTAATATCAGCAGTTTCTTGCATAACTTCGGTGTTTTTCTCACCTTTTACAAGTGAAACGAACAGATCAACCACTTCTTCTTGTTTATTTTCCACGTATTCAAGGAGTTTTGCCCCCTTAGAGGCTTTAAACCAATCTTCCGAGGTACAACCATTCATTTTGTTCGTAATGAGCTTACAATCGAGAATACGGGCTTCTACGACGAGCCTACAAAAACTCTCTAATACCTGTGAAAAGAAAACTAATGAGTTTTTTGAAGCAAGTTGACCAATAAACTCGTCATAATCAGGTGATTTAATAAGTTCATAGTCAATATTCTTGCGTTTGCAATGCTCAATAGCCTGGAATGTGCCTTTTACTTGGTTAGTTGAGTCTAAGACAGCGGCTTTGTCGGTTTTTGGAGTATTAAGATGCTTTCTTAAGACCTCTAGATGCTCTTTTGACCATAAAGTACAACCAGCAGAGACAATATTGTTAGATTTTATGTTCTTTCGTAAGACTTCTGCGTGTAGTTTTGACTGACAAACCACTGCTTGAGCATTTCTGTAGAAAGAAAGGTTGCATAATCGGCTTGGAGGCACAACAAAGTCTGGATAATGCGAAGGATTTCGCTCTATTATGTACTTGTGATCGTGTTCGTAGATAATGTAGCGGCAATTTTGAAGAAAATCTTTGCTTTGTTGACTTAATCCAACGAAGTTAGAGACAATAAAGAACGAATCTTTATTTTTTTCTAAAAAATCTTGTGTTGTATTTTGTGAATTGACCTTTAAAATGGAAAAGCCGCGTGAAGAAAGATGCTTCATTAGACAATCGTCAACGAGTTCTCCTCCACCGGCTACTTGTTCCACAAAAAAGTCAGAGATGTAAACTATATTCATAAGTCTCCTTAATCAAACTCAACAAGCTCATCTTCTTGGGGTGATTCGATTAGAGATAGAATACTATCTGTGAACGCCTTGTACTGTTTTTCTTCATTAAAGTTTTCCAAAACATAAGCTTGAAGATCTTTTGCTCTTTTGCTATGCCTCTTCCAGTTATCAACCATGTCTTTCATCTTAAGTTTAAAGGAAGCTTCTTTAGGTTCACACCACATAGAGTCTGCTTGAAGAACCCCATCCCAAACTACTGGTTCTGGAATAGGAGACAAGTTATAATCTACTTTTGAGAACATTGCCTTGTTTTTAATCTTGCCGTTCTTGTCTTTCTTCGGCATATAAAGAAAATCCACATGCCCAGACCAAGATGGCGCAATGATTGGCAAGCCATTATAAGCAGCTTCAAAGATAGGAAGACCAAAGCCTTCGCCATGAGTGGCACTTAAAAGACACTTCACTTTTGAATGATTGTAAAGTGAGTTGATTTCTTGATCTGACATATATCCATGTAAAAGATAGACTTTGCATTTTCTATTTTCATCATTATCGATTAATCGCCTAAGATTATTAAATGTCATTCTTCTGTCAAGAAGACAATTCTTTGCGACGCTTGTCTTAATAATCAATCCAACTTCTTTATTCTTAAACTCATCCAAAAACCATTTAACAGTATTGTCAAGATTTTTTCTTGGACCCCATTGTGCTACAGTCAAAAAATTGAAATCATATTCAAAATCAATATCTAAATCAAGTAATTCAGGTTGCTTGACGGGATAATGCACAATGTCGATAGGTGCTTTGCAAGAAGCAATAAATTGTTCTCCTGTTTGATTGTTCGACGCTTGATATGAAGTGCTTTCATACACCTGCTTTGAGTGTTCAGATATAGTAATAATTTTATTTACTAACCATGACTTTTCAATCCATTGAGGGGATACCTTTGTCGTCTCAATACCAGCAGTAACTCCGATATTGATTGGAGCTAGAGGTTTCCATTCATTCGGAATTGTTACTTGAGCAGAAATATCAAATTTGCCACCTTTTTGAGTATGAAAAACAGTCTTTTGAAGAATAAAATCAAACCATCGACGTTCGTCATCGTCATGAAAAAGCCAGTTTGTTTTACCCCAATTTACATTGTGAAGGTAGATATCAAAAACATCCTCTCTGCTCTTTAAAGCTCTAAGTAAAAATCTAGTATGTTCGCCGTAGCCTGATTGAGACAAAGCTGGACCTGTAACAATAATCTTCTTTCTCATTATTTGACCTCCTTCAAGTGCCAGTTTTTATAGTTTTTTCTTGTATCCCAGGAACCATAGTCCTTTTGGACCTTCTGAAAAAGATCATCCCAACGTTGACCGTAAAGTTCAAAGCTGTAGTTATTTAATACGTGTTGTCTGCCTTTTGCACCTAGCTCTTTACGTTCTGTTGGAGTCATATTATAAATTTTCTCAAGTGCGTTTACAAAATCATCCTCATTGATTCTATCTTCATAGATATATGGTATTTCTTGAGAACCAATAACAGCTTTAGAAGAAGGTTCAATCCCAACGCCAAACCAGTTCTCTCCATCTGTAACTTGTTCTTGAAGACCTCCTGTCATTGTAACAATAATGGGCGTTCCACATGAAAGAGATTCAAGTGTTCCAAGTCCAAATCCTTCGGCGTCGGCAATGTTGACAGTCAAATCTGCCATATTATAAAAAGATGCCATGTCTTGCAATCCAATTTTGTTTTGTGAAAATACAACTTCGCCATTGGTCAAGCCTAAAGATTCAATAATAGATTGTAGATTCTGACCATATGGATCATGAACATCTGTATGCATGATAAGTTTCGCTTTATCATATCCAACTTTGTCCAAGAACTTCTTCCACCAATAAATCAAAGTACCAGATTGTTTTCTTCTAGCATTGCGATTGTTCCAAAAAACAATAAATTTATCTTTCTCATCACCAAGATTATCTTTTCGCAAGGCATTAATAACATCTTCTTCCAAGGGCATAAAAATTTCATCAGGCACTGCATGAGGAATGTGAATACACTCTACTTCAGGAGCGACGTTTCTAACTACATTGTCTGTCACTTTTGAAATTGTAGCAATCACATCAGTAGAAGAATAAAGAGGCTCATTGTATCTTGGGTATGGGTAATTGTCCCACACATGATAATAAATCATAGGACAAAGAGGTCTTATTTCATCTTCTATTTCCCACAACCACCCGAAAAATCGGGGATCAGTCATGAACCAAAGAGCATCTGGTTTTTCATTTCGGACCATAGATCTAATTTGCTCTTGAGTTCCATAACCATCTACTGGAAGGACAACCCAGTCGTCTCCCCACTCTTCTGTTTTGATAGGATTGTAATTCGTATGTTTAATGGCTCCAGCTATAGAAATAAATTGATATTTACCAGTCTTTAATAAACTTTGTATCATATAGTTTGTTTGTGTTCCAACACCTGATGGAGCCATCGGGCTATCGGAAATAGTTATAATCTTCATTTTTTCAGTCAAAGTATACCTCTTATCGTTTGCAGTGTTCTGTGTTGTAAAACTCGCATTTGCCGTTTTGACACGATAAACGATTTTTAAAGCGGGTTTTAGCTTTTATATTGTAGATTGCTTTTTCAAGTAATGTTAAGACATTTCTCGTTTTTCTTGGACCTGAAGTTACACGAAAAATTTCAACGTTATTGTCTTTTGCCGTGCGCTTTAACAATGCAAAGTGTGTCTCAATCATCTTTGGGTCAATATCGTGCTTTAGAGCAAAATAGTATTTGTAAAGAGTTAACTGATAAGTTACCATAGGATCAGTTTTTTTCTTTAAGTCCCAGCCCCATGAACAAGATTTCCAATCAATAATATGATATTTTCCATCGTCAGTTTTAACAACTAAGTCAATAAATCCTTTAAAATCATAGTCATCATCTACCAGAGATGGTTCTAGAATCTTTTCTTCGGTAGAAACAACTTCATAGGAGCCAAAGTAATTCTTAACCGCTGGTAGAATATGATTAGTAAGCTGAACTCCTTGTTGTTTCAGATCACCCCAAAACTTTTCATCAATCTGAACACCTTTACGTTTTAAGGACTTTGCTTCTTTGTCCATAGATTCTAAGAAGATCCTCTTCATATCAACGGTCTCGTCAAGAAGAACATCTTCACAAACATTGTGAATAGAAGTTCCAAATGCAGTAAACTCGTTGCCGAAGAACTTATGAACTTTTTCGACATACTTAAGCTTGTGCTTGTGGGGACACTCGTTCCATGTAACAAGCTCAGAAAATGATATATGTGGCATAATATTACTTTTTAGTGGTTTTCTTACTACTCACTTTAAGCACATTTTCTTTATTTTCAAGGGCTTGTGTTGTTTTTTTTACTTTAGTTGTTTTTGGTAAAGAAAAAATCCAAGTTCCAGTACACCTGTTTTTTGTTTGATAGTTATAAACTACTGTTTCTTGTAATATTTCACTAAACTTAATATTGTTTTCTTTTAAATAAGAAACAATAAAATCTGTTTCATATGTTTTTTCTTGAAAATTTCTTTTACCATGAATGTGGTTAACAGTCAAAGTTACATTCAGCCTGTTGTCTTCTTTTGTTATATTAATATCTGTCTGTTCAGTCCAGTTCATCATAAAGCTCCATTTTATTATATAGTTGAGGAGAAATACTTTTTAATAACAAGGATTTACCAAGATAATAATCTTCTAGCCCTGTAGAAAAATATTCTTCCAAGGATGTTGTAGCATAAGGGCTAACAAACAAGCCATTTATTAGATTTGCTAATGTTTTATATCCTACTTCTTTGTACAAAAAGTCGTCCACATCTTGTGAAAAGCCCACCGTATTGAATGATTTTGGTATATCATAACCTTTCGATCTTAAAATCCTTTTTAGTGTTTGTTTTTTAGATAAAAATTCTTGCTTAACTAACCCATCTCCAAAAATATTAATATGATCTTTTTCTATTAAAGCGTGACCTAGTTCGTGAATAATATCATCTAAAAGATCTCTTTCACCATCCTGATTGTTACTTAGATATATTGCTCCATCCATATAAGCGGCATTTGTATTTCTTTTTTTAAATACATCAAAATCACCAATGTAGTAAACATCGATTAAGTTTAGTATTTGATCTGGTATTTTGCTTTGTAGAAAATGTACTATTCGCTCAAGATCTATAGATTTATTCAATGGATTGATTATTTGTATCAATGCACCATTTAAATAAAATTCTTTTCTCTCTCTAAGGGCTTTGTTGTATGAACTAATGATAATATCTTTTATCTTATTCTTCATTTTTTCTTTTTTCTAACTCTTCTTTAAAAAGCTTCTCTCCAAGTTCTACATCATCTAAGGCTTGGTGATAACCACGTTCCCAATTTTCCTCCGCAACAGCTAGCACAAGCTCTGGGAATTCATCAGCCAAAGTACCTACAATCATCTCTACTGTGACAAGTTGGTCTTCTGGGTCGTTTTTTTCTCCCACATATTCAACAAGCATGTTTTTTAAATCATTGTCAGGCTCAACAACTTCTTCTAGTGGATTCTCAGTTTCCATTTTTTTCTCCTATAATATTTTTGATGCTAACGTAGCAACCTTGCTTCTTTCACCTTTTACAAGAGTAAGATGCGCTGCTAAGTCGTGTTCTTTAAACTTTTCTATCGCATAGGATAGACCATTTGATTGTTGATCAACATAGAGATTATCTATCTGTTCAACGTCTCCTGTTAAGATAATTTTTGTATTTTCTCCTACACGAGTTATTATAGTCTTTAATTCATGCGCTGTTAAGTTTTGAGATTCATCAATAATAATATAAGCGTTAGCTATGGAACGACCTCTGATGTATGTTAAAGCTTCTACTTCAATTACGCCAGATTCAATATAGGTATCTAGTGTCTCATAGTTGTCTCTTTTCGAATAAGAATAGGACATTAAAAATTCCAAGTTATCTCTAATCGGCGCGAGCCAGGGATTCATCTTTTCTTCTACGCTGCCAGGTAAGTAGCCAATATCTTTACCTACTGGCTGGACTGGGCGAGATATAACTAGCTTATTGTAAAGACCTGTTCCTAAAGTCTGTTCTAAACCAGCCGCAATTGCCAAAAGTGTTTTGCCCGAACCTGCTGGTCCTACTAAGGATACGATAGGAATACTTTCATCCATTAAAAGATTAGAGGCAAATACCTGTTCTTTATTTTTAGGCTTTACTCCCCATATTCCTCTTTTGTTTTGAGCAACTTTCTTTACAGGTTCATCATAACTTAAAAATCTTGCCAAGGCTGATTTTTTAGGATTTTGAGTTGACTTAAAGAGTATGCACTGATTGGGGTGTGCTTTTATTTCTTTTTGATCTAAAAATATTTCACGTCCTTCGTAAATATAATCTACTAGTAAATCATCTACTTCATGTTCAGTTATGCCGGAATATGATTCATCGTTATCGTGTATTTTATCTTTATCATAATCTTCACATGGAAGCTCTAGGGTGTCACACTTAACTCTCATGTGGATGTCTTTTGTCACCATGATGACTTTCTTATCAAAGTTTCTTTTCCGTTCAGTTATTGCGGTGCCTATGATTTCATTATCGGCATTAGATAACTTGTATTCATCTGGTAGGAGGTTTTTATCATAACCTCTAATAGAAAGCAGACCTTTACCTTTTTCTATTCTCACTCCTCGATAAATATTTCCTTTTTCTCTGAGTAAATCAAGCTCGCGAATAATCATCCTAGCATTAAAACCTACGCCGTCTTGACGTTTCTTTTGAGCGTCGATTTCTTCTAAGACTTTGAAAGGAATAACAATATCATTTTTCTTATATTCATAGATACATTTATAGTCAGCTAAAATAGCGCTCGTATCAAAGACATATGTTTTTTTCATGGATATTCCTTGTAAAATAAATAGAAAACAAAAACAGTTCTAGTTATTTTTACAAGGAGAAAATTGACTATGAAGTTTGTTCAGTCTTTTATATTGTTGTTTTCTTTAATGTTTCTAGTATCTTGTGGCGGGACATTAAATGGACATTTTAACTTAAAACATAAGCTACCGATGGATTCTTTTGTAAAGGTAGTAGCAAAATATGATGTGGTAAAATGCGTCAATAAAACTTGCATGAAGTTTCAACTTGGAGCTACATCAAGTGGATCTGTGGTTAGGGTTTATGAACATGGGTCTTATATCTTAACGACTGGGCATAGCTGCGATCCAGGTGTCATTTTAAATGATCTAGGTGGCGAGGCAAAGGTCAAACAAACAACTTACATTATTGATATTAATGGAGTTAAACACGATACAAAAACAATAAATTTCAACTCTAAGCTAGATACATGTATTCTATATTCAGACAGTTTAAAAAAATCACCTGTAAAGATTGAAAGAAACGATGCTCCTATCTGGGGTGACTTAATTTACAATGTTGCGGCTCCTGTAGGGATGTTTAATATTAAAACAGTTCCTGTGTTAGAAGGAAGATACTCTGGGCACAAGTGGGGGTTTTCGCTATACACAGTGCCTGTAATTGGAGGCTCTTCTGGTTCTCCTTTATTTAACGAAAGAGGAAAATTGGTTGGAATGATTCACTCTGTCCATAGAAGGTTCCACCACTTATCTTTTGGACCTACACATACGGAGCTTATAAACTACATTTACAAACATACTCCATATCATGTACCAGATGGAGTTTCTCTAGAAGTTGATGGCACAGAGAAGACCAGTATCGAGAAAACAGATCAGGATCATCTTTTAGATATACAAATAAGATAATTGTTTATTTTTTTAGAAACGAAAGAGTCTCTTTATATCCCTTAACACATCTATATGAATGCTCTACGTTTAATTTTCTCATTTCTTGCACAACTCCCCAATCGTTTCCTTCTGGCTTTGCTTGATCACCATAAAATACATATCTAACTCCTGCATGTCCTTGTTTGTGATGTATCCACTGGAAAGCTTGTCCTTTATCGCTACCAGCAGGATATATATCTATGCTTATTTTGCCTCCTATTGATGCTTCCAGTTCATCTTTAAAGTTTTCATTGATAAAGTTGGCAATAGTTTCTCTTTCTTTTACTCTACAGTCGTAAGTATAATATCCTTCACGCTGTGTATATGTTGCATTTCTTCCAACAATAGAAAAGTTTATCATTCCTGGTCTATGTTCGATGTGGTTTCCAGTTCTTAGCACGTATCCAGTTTTATTAAGAAATCTATTTAAATGATTTAGTAGACGGCTTGAAGGTTTGAACTTGTTTTCATATATCTTTTCTTCTTTAATATAAAGAACATTCCCCATGCAAGTAAACACACCTCTAGCGTTGTGTAAAATTTTTTCAGGAAGTTGGGATTGTATTTTTTTTAAATCGCTCCCAGTTATAAGATAATAAATCTTATCCTTACTCCACTCCAAAAAAAACTTTTTAAAATAAGGTTTTATTCTTTGACGGTGTGGAGTTAAGGTTCCATCGACATCGAACATGTAAACAGTTTTCATATAATATCGTCAATTAATCCGTACTTTAAGCAGGTCTTAGCGTCCCACCATAAATCTCTTTTTAGCATTTCTTCAAGTTCTTTTTTAGGAATCTTTGTTCTTTCAATGTAAAGGTTCTTGATAGTTTCCATAAGCAAGTCATTGTTTTGCATAGAGTCTTTAAGTTCTTCATATTTTCCCCAAGATACAGAAGAAAGCTGATGGATAAGCATAAATGCGTGTTCGTGCATAAGTCGTGTTGCTCCGCAGATACTCATCATTGTGGCAGCAGAAGCAGCGCATCCATCAATAATCGTTATTACAGGCACCTTAGACTTAAGGATATAATCGATAGAAGAAAATCCTGCAAAGACTGACCCTCCATAAGAACTGATGTGTAGGTGAATAGGTGCAGGAAGCTCTGTTTCTAGTAACTCTTGCGAGGTTAAAAGTTTTGACTCAAGTGTCTTAAGTTCTTTGTTTAAGTGAAGGTTGTTGTTATGATTTACATTGCAGTAAAAGTAAATTTTATTATTTAACACTTCCAGTTTGTTCTTGGAAGAAGAAGAGCTAGAGCCCTGGGCATCATCAAAGATGTTGTTTTCTTGTTCTTTTGATAGCCAAAATATATCTTTCATTTTTTTTATTTCCTTTTGAAGTGTTTGTGCCTCTATCTTTAAATATATAACAAACAGAAGAATACTTAATAAGTATGAGCGAAGAAATCTTAAATAAGAAAATAAAAATGGAAATGAAGCTTTCAAACCATTTGCTGAAAGAGTCAGAAGAGCTATTTGATATTTACGAACAATTGTTTAAAGAGGACTTTTCAAAAGAAATAAGTTTTATGTCTCACAAAGATGCCGAAAAAATAGAGAAAGACAAAATGAAAAACCCCTTGGACTTCATAGAAGAAGTCGAAGAGGTCGTAGAAGAAAGCAACGAGAGAGACCCAGAACTTTATAAAATATATA